CTTTTCGCATAGGGAGAATCTTCCGCGTGCAGAGGTAGACGCCGTGATCGAAAAGATCACGCGCATAGTGGAAGCGGGTGGTTACCGCGTAAACCGAAAGAAGCTCCACGTTCAACGACCCACACACCGGCAGAAGATTCTTGGCATCGTGCTTAACCAGAAGATCAACATCCCTCGAGAGGAGTACCAGAAGTTCCGGTCGCTCCTGCACAACTGCATCAAAGAGGGATTCGAGGCTCAGGTAGAGCGTGCAGACAAGGAGAACGTCGATCACCTTCAATCATGGATCGCGGGCAAGCTCGCGTACTTTGCAATGGTGGCCCCGGAGCGGGCAGAGAAACTGCGCCTGCTCTACAACCACGCTAAGGAGAAGACGGCCACATGAAATACTTCACCATCGCCACAGAGGCTGATCCACCTTCGCACGACGCGTATGGACGACGACACTCGCGTTGGCGCCGAAACAGCGATGACGTAGTCCTGGTCTTCGGGTCTGATGACGACAACGAACTAACGGATGATGCTCTCGATCTGATCGCAGTTGATCAGCATGTAAAAAAGATCATGCAAGGGTCCTTCATCGTCAGCTTCGCCGGGGATCAGATCCTGGTCCACCAGACGCTGGAGTTGATACCTCTTCCCGATACAGCGCCGCTCGACGTTTCTCCGGTACTCTTGTGCCGAAAAGATGGGCCCCCGATAAAAATCGATACACGCCGGCTCTTCGACACGTGTTCATCGCTGTTCCGAGCCATCGGGTGTACCAACTGCCCTGACAAAGAAACTGCGTGTATATCTCGCGTGTACAGTGAAACGCAGCCCTACTTCAACGAGCTCAACTCAAAAACCGACTTCTCAGATCTTCGAGAAACGTTTAAGAATCGGCAGACGAAGCTCGCGGGGTTCATGTACATCTCACCCATGCTCACGCGCGTGTCTGCGTCCTATGACCACTTCGCTCCCTACCAGCGCAGCTGGGGCGACCACGACTTCAAGCAAGTCAAATCCTGGAGTAAGCAACGCTCCAAGGCAAACGAGGTCGGCGCCGAGCGTAGGCAGTTCAAGAAAACACAGTGCATAACATGCCCGCTACGCCTGCATTGCCAGTACTCGTGTCGCTCCCGGTACTGTACAGGGGCCTTTCCGTCTGAACCAGCGATAGACGCGCAGCTCCTGGAGGTCTACACGCGCTTCGCGCACAGTACAAAGCTCAAGTCCTGGCAATTCAACGTCATCGCGCAGATGGCAGGTGCTGAAGGAATAATCGGGCGACGTCACTGCATTTTAGACGGGTTCGTGAGACGCGCCGATATGCTTGTAATTCAAGCCCACCGCAACAAGACCGATGCTCAACTGGTGCAAGAGTGGCGCCCCATTCTGCGGGACTACGAAAGCGTCGCCGCCTACTTCGAACTACCAAAGACTGAAGACGAAGCAAAAGCTCAGCTTCATGATGTCACAGACTGTGCGAAAGCCTTGTGGGCTGCATCGTTGGATAGTACCCACGTAGCCCGGCAATCAGCCGGCTGGGGCTACTGCAAAGACTACATTGGCTACCGCAAGCTTCGCCCGCACAACCTGGAGATCGGCGTTAGAGATTCCAAAACAGTGTGGACGGATCGGGCTATCCACACTTGGAACGACTACGCCGATGTAATCGGCGATCCGCCCGTCAGCCAAAACCTGGTTCGCTAGTCCATGTCTGGATCAGTGTAGGAGGGGCAAACCTCCTTCACCAATGCATACGCTGCTTCGGCAGCTGCCGTTGCGGCCGCGGCTTCCGCCTGGGCGACCGTGAGGTCCGTCTGGGCGGTTGCCGCGGCTCCATCGGCGATTGCTTTTGCCGTGACGGCGCTTGAGAGTTCTGTTGCGCGCAAGGCGCACGCCTGCAGGGCGTCCGCGAGCAGTGCAGCCAGGACCGCTTCGCCTGGTGCTGCTTGATCTGCAAGTGCTGCGCTGAAGGCATCGCGAATCGCCTCGAGTGCACCGACGCTGCCGGCTGGCTGTCCATCGATGTACACCCGCAAACCGGAGAGTGCACTGTTCACGCTGGTCCAAAAACTGTTATATGTGCCACTAAGTTGCGTAAGTGAGTTGGTAGCCTGCAGGCACTCCATGCGCAAAGCTGTGGCCTGTGTCAGGGCAGCGTTCTTGCGCACAGCGTCAGCCTGCACATCCGTCAATGCGCGCTCCGCGTCGCTCGCTACGATCTCTGCAGCGCCCCTGGCTTGCTTGGCCGCGACGAACGCATCAATGCGGGCCTGAAGAATTCCGGGTGTGGCCAATGGGAACAGCGTCTGGCTGCTCGACGTGAACTCTGACGTGTAAATCTTCCAGTCCGAGATCAACCGGTCGATTCGTGACTGTACAAGCTTTTTTGCCTCGTTCGCAGTTTGCAGATCTTGGTACGAGAGAGTGAATGATCGGGCCAGGTAGGTACTTTCACCCTTCTCGAGAGCACGCGCGCGCCCCGACGTGATCGTGGTCAGATCATAGAGTGTGGCGATGCGCTGGAAGGCGTCGGCCTTGGGATCGTTCGCAGCAGTGACGTGCTGTACGAAGATCTCGCTCTGGGGAAGATCTCCCGGGTACAACCACTCGATGGTCGTGGTGATGTCGAAACGCGTGGTGCCCGTGCTGTCGAGGGTCGACTGGCAGTTCTGCGAGATCGTTGTCTTCGTGGACATGAGGGCTCGTTAGGACGTGAGGGTTTCGGTATCAGTACCGAGAAAGAGCGTTACGGCCTTATTGTACTCGATCACCAGGTATTTCAAGTCCCGCTTCAGTGCAGCAGCGAAATCGGCCGCAGTCGCCATCGACTCGTAGTCCCGAGACATCGCAGCGGTGCGGTAGTACGCACACCCTTCCGCAACAGCGGCTTCCAGGGTGTCTGGGAGCTCGAGCAAGTCGTCGACTGCCGCTACCCGGCTGAACTCCTGGTCTGTAGTTCGGAAGACGAACACCTGGCTGGGGATACCTGTGGCGGACGTAACCGTGTCGGCCACCCGGTAGAACCCCCCAGCGGTCGTCCTGGTCTGCGTGTGAGTCAAGTCCATGGTGTCCTCCAGACAGGCCCAGGAAGGGCCTAAATCGGGCCGCTGGCGCGATGTGGGGAGTATAGGCGGGTCCGACTAAGGGTCAAGGTCCGGGAGCTCTCCTGAGGGCGCTGGGGCTGCCGCGAAGTCACTAGACACACTAGACAAACGACCTTTGGCGTTTGTCTAGGTGTGTGTCTAGGTAATTTCCGTACTCTTTTCAAGGGGTTAACCCTCTTCTAGACATACTAGACATACGAAAAGGAGAATAACACGTGAGAAAAGGGAGGGGTAGGAGAAGTAGGTAGTACACCTACATGCTGTATAGGTACGTATGGCGTATATGGGGGGGACATGCCACTTCGTGTGTCTAGTCTGTCTAGGCCTACTTAAGTATGCGTAATCACAGGACAATATCTAGACAGACATAGCCAGATGCAAATAATCAACGTGTGTCTAGTGTGTCTAGTAGGGGGTAGGTTGATGTACGTAGATGTACGCTAAGGTGGGTATACGTGAGTCTAAGTAGCACATTTAACCTGATGTAAGTCAAGGTATGTCCTTGTAAGCTAATGTAGGTAGACGTAGGTAGGTGTACGTTCGAGTAGCATATTTAGTCTGATGTGAGTCAGAGTATGCAAGTGTAGGTAGACGTAGACGTAGGTCCCCCTAGCGCGTTTAGCTTGCTGTGGGGCCCCGGTGCGCCCAGGCGAGGTGTGCACGCCGCTCTCCCGTTGCCCGCTCTCCAGGGGCGTGGTAAGGTGGGCGTCGCTGTCGGCCAAAAAAAAGCCCCCACGACGCGTGAACGTCTGGGGGCCGGGGCCGAGCGAACTTACTAGGAGTCGCTCAATGCACCTGTCACATTACAAGCCCTCGCCTGAGGCGTCAAGATCGTTCTCAGTCAGCGTCGGCCAGTGCCGACTCGGTGCATTCAAGTCCTGTGGTATCCCGTCCCTTATCGCAGGACAGCAGACCTGTGGCAGCTGTCTCCACAACCCCGTCGTTCTTACCGAGGCTGCACAACTCGTGTACAGCCGCGTGCGCAATGAGCGTCGGTCGCCGACACAAATAGAGGCTACGCTCTGGCTCGAGTATCAGAAGAGTAAGTCGCGGCGTAGCTGGTCTGCTGGCGCGATCCTGCCCCTGGCAGATCTCCATGAGGTCATGGAACGTGGCGGAGGTATCTGCGCTTACTGCCAAGCAGCACTATTCGAAGCCTTCGATCACATTACCTCGATCCGCAAGGGTGGTCTCCACGTTGCGGCCAATCTGTGCCTATGCTGTAGGTCCTGCAGCTCGACCCGCCGCAACGCGGATGCACACGCTGAGAAGAAGGCCAACCAATGAGCAGCGGAGCCGTTTCTATGGCTGCGTCGTTTTTCCATTTCACTATTGCTCAGGAGGCAAATGAAAAAAATTGCTACCAGGAGCTCAAGAACACGCCGGATGGCTTTGTCCAGTCTCTGGTTGAACGAGGGCACAAGATCGGTTCGAAGGACGGCACCGCCATCATCCTTGCGATGTTCGACCCGAACAAGCACCATATCGAGCAGAAAAACGTCGTTGAGGTGACGGGCCTCGCCCTGGACTTCGATGGCAAGTCCAAGGTCGACGGCAAGACCGTCTACGAGCGTCTCGACGTCGAAGCCATCCTTGCCAAGCTACCCTTCAAGGGTGTCGCTCACACGAGCTATTCGCACACAAGCGATCACCCCAAGTTTCGGGTCCTGATTCCGCTCGCGGAGCCGATCTCCCTAAACGAGCACCGCAGGCTCTGGTGGTGGTTCTACGAGCTTACTGGGAAAAAGGCCGACCCCTCAGGGAAGAACTGCGACCGCATCTTCTTTCTTCCTCGAGTGCCGGATGCCGAGGCTTTGAAGATCGCGTGGATCCGAGCTCTCGATGGCCCTATTCTCGACTACAAAACCGGGGTCCCGGTAGACTACGTACCGCCAGAACAAGCACGTACCGAGGTCGTCCGCAAGCATCGCGGAGCCCACAGGGCTCCCAGTGAAACCCGAACATACAACGCCACCGATCCGCAGTTGCTTCTCAAGGCGCTAGCCGAGTCGCCCCTGTTCACGTGGGCTTGCGAGAATCCTTCAGAGGTGACCCGGGAAGTCTGGCGAGGCATCGCCACGAACATCGCTGCAGCAGTGCTTGAGGACGAGACAGCGCACGAAGATGGCGCCGCGCTTTTTCACGAGATCTCGGCATATGATAGCGAGCGGTACGATTGGTCGACTACGGAGAAGACTTTCCGTGACGCTCTGCGTTCAGCTCAGAGTTATGGCCCCGTAACGTTTCAGCACCTCGTTACCAACGGCGCTCCAGTAGAGGTCTGTGATGATCATGGCCTGGGGGCCAAATCGCCTCTTGGCGTAATTCGCATGACCGTCAAGCCCAAGGAGGCGAAATGCCCAAAAGTCCAAGCCCCGGTCGAGCCGGGGAAGACCTCGAGCAAACCGTCCGAGACATCGCCAAGCAGCTCGCCGAAGCTCGTCGCCGTGTCAGAAGCTTCGAAACCACCCTCTGCCTCCTCGACATCCTCCGACGACTCTGTTCCGCCGGACGCCGATGCCGTTGAAGAGGACTTTCTCAAGTTCAACTTCGACCGGATTCTGTTCAACCGTGAGGGTAATAAGTGGCACATTCGCAGCAATACGGGTGAGTGGGCGGATATGGCGCCAGCGGCGTTCAACGAAATGCTCAATGGTATGGGTGTTCCGCCTAAGCGCTTAGCCAGCGTACGCGGTCGCCTGCGCCAGTATCAGTTTGCAACGCCTGTATGGGACAAGCCGGATGAGGAGCTTGTCAACCAGGATGGCTTTACTGTACTCAACACGTACAAGAAATCGACCCTCGAGCCCAAACCTGGCGATTGGACCCCAATTCGTAGGCTTCTTGAAAATCTCTGCGGCGAAGATATGGCTGGCGTAGAGTATGTACTCGACTGGCTCGCGGCTCCTGTGCAGTCGTTGCGCCTTAAAGGAAAGCCCCTCAAGATGGGCACAGCGCTCGTGTTTCACGGCGATCCGGGATCTGGCAAGGGTACGCTTAGCCTGATTATGGAAGCCATCTATGGGGACAAGCACGCGGTGACTATCGGACAGAACGAGCTCGATAATCGGTTCAACGGTGAGCTTCTCGACAAACTGTTCGTGGTAGCCAACGAGATCATTTCGTCCACCAATAGATCTGGTGAAACGGCGAACAAGATAAAACCGTGGATCACAGATCCTAAGATCTCTATTGAACAAAAGTTCATGGGCTCGCGAAGCGTCAAAAACGAGTTCAATATCATCTTCACGTCCAATGACGAGCGCCCGGTCATCGTGGAAAAGGGCGACCGCCGGTTCACTGTATTCCGTTCGACCAAATTGGACGACGCCACAGGTCAGGCGATTTACGCCGACTTCAAAGGGTCAAAGAACATGGTGGCTGCTTTTTTGGACCACCTAATGACCCGGCAAGTGAACATTCGTTTTGGGCAACTGTATATCTCAGCAGCGAAGCTGGAGATGATGGCAGCCAGCGCGCCGTCTGAGGAACGTTTCGTTCAGGCCATCCTCGAGGATGGCTGGCTCTCAGTGTCGTATGACTGGGTAGACGCAGCGCCTAACGGTAAGATTCGCGAAGCTGCGCTTCCCGACGGTTTCGTTTTGTCGAATACACTGAAAGCTGTCTATGAAGATTTTTGTCGGCGTAATAACATTCGTCCAAGAGGTTCAATATTCCTCGGAAAGGCGATGAAGCGTACGGGCGCCGATGCGACGAGGCAATTTTACGGTAATGTGCAGCAACGCGGGTGGCGTGGCATACCTCTTCGCTCACCCGAAGAAATCCTCGAGCCCAAGATGATGCTGGACGAGGATACCAGTAAACTGCCCAACAACATCTAGCACAGAGTCCAGCATGTTCTTCCTCGGTATTGATCAGTCGCTCACTTCTTCCGGCGTGTGTGTCTTGGAAGAGGGGGCGGATATCCCTCGCTACCTCACGAATATCCCCACAGGGAAACAACGAGGCGGTGAGAGGTTGAACACGATCTTCACCGAGATCCTTTACGCGGTAAACCGCTGGAAGCCTGAAGTAGCTGCAATGGAGGGATACTCCTTTGACAGCGTTCATCGCGCGTTCGATTTGGGCGAGGTAGGGGGTATCGTTAGGCTGGTTCTGCACCAAAGTACAGTGCCTGTTCTGACGGTAGCCCCCACCCAGGTCAAAAAATTCGCGGGCAAGGCCAGTGCTGACAAGGAGGCGATGCGCCGTCTAGTCGAAGTTCGATGGCACCAAGAGATCGAACAAGACGACATGTGCGATGCGTACGTATTAGCACAGGTAGCGCGTGCATACTGTAACCCCGAGACAGTCACCGTACGCGCAGAATTGGAAGTGGTCAGAGGCTTGAAGAAGGTCCCTCAACCACAACTCATTTCTTACAAGACCAGGAGTATCAACACATGAAGCTGACGTTTGAGCGGTATTTCACCACGCCCGGCGATGATGTTTACAAAACGGTTGCCTGGCGCAAGACGGATGCTGTGCTCAAGGAACCGGATGGTACGGTGGTGTTTCAACAGAATGATGTTGAAATACCCGTGTTCTGGTCGGATCGCGCCGCGCAGATTGTTGCGTCGAAGTACTTTCGCATGATGAACGGCGCCCGTGAAACGTCGGTTAAGCAGATGATCAGCCGCGTCGTGGGCACGATCTGCCAGGCTGCTGGTGATCAGGGCCTTCTTGGGCACGGTAGCACGGAGGCCATCGCCTTTCATGATGAGCTCACGTACATGCTGTTGCACCAGATGTTTTCCTTTAACTCGCCGGTATGGTTCAACGTCGGTGTGAAGGAGAACCCACAGGGAAGCGCCTGTTTCATCCTTGGGGTCGCCGATAACATGGAGTCGATCATCAACCTTCAGAAGAACGAAGTTCAGATCTTCAAGGGTGGCTCGGGGGCGGGCAGTAACCTGTCCGCTATCAGATCCTCTCGAGAGAAGCTTTCGGGGGGCGGTTGGGCCTCGGGCCCTGTTTCGTTTGCCAAGGGTTACGATGCCTGGGCCGGCGTCACCAAGTCTGGTGGCACGACGAGAAGAGCGGCGAAGCTCCTTGCGCTCAACGTCGATCATCCCGATATCCTCGAGCAGCGTGACGGCACCCCGGGCTTCATCCGGGCTAAGGCCGCCGCGGAGAAGTTGGCTCACGATCTGTACGGTACCGGGAAGTACACGGCCGAGTTCAACGTACCTGGCAACGTTTACGACCTGGTAAACTTCCAAAATGCGAACCTGTCCGTTCGCGTCACCGATACGTTCATGGATGCCGTCGCCAATGACAAGGAGTGGAAGACCAAGCCGGTCAACAGTGGCGAGGGAACCACTTACAAGGCCAAACAGATCTGGGAGGAGGTCGCCAAGGCCGCCTGGTTCTGTGGTGATCCGGGTCTTCAGTTCGACGACACGATCAACAAGTGGCACACCTGTCCGAATTCGGGGCGGATCAACGCGTCCAATCCGTGCCAGCCCAGTTTTGCTACGGTGCTTACACCACAAGGCATCCGCACGTTCGCGGATATCGACGTAGGTAGCACGATCTGGACGGGTAAGCAGTGGTCCAAGGTAATGCGAAAGGTGGCAACTGGCGTCAAGCAGGTGAACCGATACGTCACCACGGCGGGCTGCTTCCTTGGCACGCAGGAACATCGCGTGTTTGAGAACGGCGAGCGCGTCGAAGTTCAGTACGCCGACGGTATCGATGTGTCCGACGGCCCCGAGATGCCCGTGCAGCCGCTCGACCCACAGGATGTGATCGACGGCTGGGTTTTCGGAGACGGCGCGTATCACAAGGCGAGCAAGCGTGTGTTTTTGGACGTTGGAGCGAAAGACGAGGATATTTACACATCCGAGGTTGCTGCTTTTGTGACGCGGGAAACGTCCGGCGCCGGTCGCTACGCACATAGAGTAATTATAACTCTTGCGGAAGACGAAGTCCCCAAGACCTGGTTGCGCACAGTGCCGCCGCGCTTCATTCAAGGTGACGCGAAGAAGGTCCGAGGGTTCCTACGCGGACTTTATTCCGCAAACGGTTCCGTATGTGGAGGCCGTATCACGCTCAAGGCCACGTCGCTGCAGGCTATCCGTGATGTGCAGGTAATGCTGTCCTCGTTGGGTATTCGCAGCTACTACACGACAAACAAGCCGGCGGTCGTAGAGTTCGAGAACGGCGAGTATCTGTGCAAGCAGAGTTACGACCTCAACATCACGCACGGTCGTCAATCGTTCATGACGAACATCGGCTTCGTTCAGCAGTACAAGCAGGAGAAGCTTCGAGAAGCCTGCAATCTTCGCCAGCGTAACTACCGCAAGACTACGTACGACATCGTTAATGTCGAGGAACTCGGGGAATTCCCTGTTTGGGATATTGAAGTGGAAGCGGAGGAGCATGCGTACTGGACAGGCGGTTTGCTTGTTTCGAATTGTTCTGAGTTCATGTTCCTCGACAACTCGGCATGTAACCTCGGGTCCCTGAATCTGTGTGCATTCTGGAACCCGGAGACGGGTTTCGATGTTCAGGCTTTCGGGCACGCCTGCCGCACGGCGATCTTCGCTATGGAAACACTCGTCGATCTATCGAGTTACCCGACGGCGGAGATCACGGCTAACAGCCGCAAATTCCGACCCTTGGGGTTGGGGTACACCAACCTCGGCGCGCTGTTGATGTCGATGGGTTTTCCCTACGATAGCGACATTGCGAGGAATCATACCACTGCGATCACTGCCATGATGACCGGGTACGCCTACGCAGCCAGTGCAGAGCTCGCGGCGGTGAAGGGTCCCTTTGAGGGGTTCAAGGAAAACCGCGAGGAGATGCTGACAGTAGTTGACATGCACCACGACCAGGCAGTGGCGCAGTACAAGACCTCCGTGTCGCCTCTCATGCTCTACGCGATCAAGGCTCTCGAGGTGGCCGTGCGCCACGGAAAGCGATACGGTTACCGCAACGCACAGGCCACCCTGCTCGCGCCCACGGGCACCATCGCCTTCATGATGGACTGTGATACCACCAGCGGTGAGCCCGCGGTGGCGCTGGTCACGTACAAGAAACTGGTAGGCGGCGGGACGCTGAAGATGCCGCTTCTCTGCGTGGAGGACGCGCTGAAGTCCCTGGGCTACTCGGCCGATGAGCGAAAGCAGATCACCGAGCACATCGCCAACACCGATGGCCTGCTGCCGGAGTTGTTGAAGTCTGGACACGTAAAGGTCTTCGAGACGGCCCTAGGCAACCACCAGGTGAGTCTCGAAGGACACCTGCAGATGATGGCTGCCCAGCAGCCGTTCCTCTCGGGAGCTATCTCGAAGACGGTCAACCTGCCCGAGACGGCGACCGTGGAGGACTTCTCCAGGGCCTACATGCAGGCGTGGCAGCTCGGTCTCAAGGCTGTCGCGCTCTACCGGAACAACTGCAAGCTGAGTCAGCCGGCCAATGCCAAGGCGAGCAAGAAGGAAGCAGCCGCCGCTTCCGCACAGGGTTCTCTTCAGTGGGGTAAGCGCAAGCGCCTACCTGATACCCGCAAGAGCATCACGCACAAGTTCACCGTGGGAGGCCAGGAGGGCTACCTCTTCGTTGGCCTGAATCCTGAGGGGCAGCCCGCGGAGATCTTCATCGAGATTTCCAAGGAAGGCTCCACGCTGTCGGGCCTGCTCAACATGGCCTGCATCAGTATGTCCATTGCGCTCCAGCACGGCGCACCGCTCAAGACCCTGGTGGAGAAGTTCAAGGACACCAAGTTCGAGCCGCACGGGTTCACGAGCAATGCCGACATCCGGCGGGTATCATCGCTGGCGGACTACATCGCCAGGTGGCTTGCGCAGACCTTCCTCGGTGAGGGAGAGGCGTGCGAGCCTGCAGCGGAGTCCCTCGTGAAGGCCGTGGAGACGAGCAACTACAGCGGCCCGCCCTGCTCCAACTGCGGAAACCTTACAGTCCGCCAGAGCTCTTGTTGGCTCTGCCCAACCTGTGGTACCACTACTGGATGTAGCTAACGTTTGACGGATCTGCGCAGCAATGACTGTTGCGCAGATCCGTTTCTTCCGAGGTTTTCGTGGTTGATACGTCCGATACGCGTCTTCGATTACTTCGCCATGAGGTTGTTGAAGATCGTTACCGAAAGGCTAGATTCCAATGTATCTGTGTAGCAACTGCGAACAGGAAGTCGATCTGGCAGCAGATCGTGATGGCGGCTGTCTCGTGCTTAGGCAAGCGGGTAGCGTAGTCGCCGCGCTGTGCCCCAAGTGCACTCAAAATGTTCAGCTAGCAAAGGTGGTGATCAAGCGCCAGGATGTTGAAGGCCTATTCGTCTATGCACAGTATCAACCCTGCATCAGCGGAAGTTGAGTGGCGCTTTCTGTTCAGACGCTCATTGACGAGCTTATGAGGCTGGAGCACCCAGCGAATGCTCGAGAAGCAGCGGAGAAGTGGTTTGCTGCTTGGTGGAAGTATGCCCGAAGTATGAAACACCTGGCTGGTAATGGGGAGGCTGTGGCCAAGGCTCCATTCATCCGGATCCTCAAGCTGGCCTTCGTGGGAAAGGCCACGTCGCCAGCTTTTTTTAGCCTCTACAGCAGTGCCATGGCGGCAGCCTGGGTGGCGCTGGGTACGCCTGCAACATTGCTGCAAGATGAACCCGTGCAGAACATGTATACGCGGCTGAGCGTCAATCCCACGCTGATACCTCTAACGCCCACGATCACGCCCATGATTGAAGTTATGGGGAGGGGTGCGAAGAGCAACAAGAGACCTTCACGCGAGTTCCTGGGGCGTCAGGTACACGCCTGGACGAAGACTTTCACGGTCAACGCGCAGGTGTACCAAACCTCGTCTAACGGCCTGATACTGGTTCCTACTGCCCCTCTGCTCTTTGGATAACGAAGCGCTCGAGCGCGACGCCTGTGAGGACCAGTACCAACGCGCCAGCAATGGTCCATCCCAGGCCAGGCATTTTGTTCGACTCAGCCTTGTTGGCACGCTGAATCGCATCCTTGAGCATCTTGTCAAGCTGCTGGTTATTGTCTACAACGACCGCGGTCGCAGCCTTCTGCGTTTCGAGCGCTGCCTTGAACTCATCTACGGCGAGGTACAGGTCCAGGTTAATACGCTGCAACTGAGGGGCAATCTCCCGGTGCATCAGGAGCTCGCTGTCCAGCTCGAGCAAAAGCTTAGCGTCTTCGAAGCCATAGCAGGCCTCGTTGCCCTTCATGTGCCACTTCGGCAGCACCTGCTGCGCCATCACAGTAGACGGCAACAGCCCGATCAATAGCGCAGCGATAAGCTTCTTCACGGGGTAACCCCTGCGAGCTTGTTCAACGCGTCCCAGTCACCAGACTTGATGGTCTGAAGGGCCTTTACGCGGTTCTCATGACGCTCCTCGGCAGCCTTGGCCTCTTCTTCAAGCACCGCGGCGTGCGCTAGCATTTCGTTGGCAGACGCCTCGAGCGCTGAGGCCTGGTCAGTCAGCTCTTTCAATTTGGCACGTACAGCCATCTGCTGAGCTTCCAACTTCAGGAGCTCCAGCTCAGCACGCGTTTGTGCAAGCTCTGCGGCCTTCTTGTCGAGTTGGCGCCGTACGTACCAGAGGCTGAGCGCGAGTAGAGCGCCGCCAAGGAGCTTCCAGATCCAGGACTTGCTTTCGGTCGCTAGATCCAAGGCTATCTTGGCAGCGTCCTGGATCTTGGTATCAAGCTCTTTTTCATTAGGAGTATCAGCCACGGCTGCCCCAGGTAGGCTCGATGAGAAGGTAGTCCAGATAGAGGACGTGCACGCCGTCCACGTCTCCCGAGTTAACGCGGATATAGGGTTGGAGTTTGGTGCCTGCCGCGGGTACGTCTGTGGTGTTACGTCCAACTTCCTTGTCGCCTATAAAGAATTTTGCCAGGCCAGACGTGAGTTCGATACGCCATACAGTGCTACCGTTGATAACAGTCACCCCGCTATCCACGGTTGTTTCGCCGATATTTACGCAGTGGCACTTTATGTTAGGGTCGGTATTACTCAGATAAAAGCGAGCGCACGCAGATCCTTCTACGTCCAAAAAGCCTGCCTCAATGTCGTACACTCCATTGAGGGGGTTATACCCCATAGAGGTCTCGAGCACGAGTTTGGTGGGGTTCGCGGCGCTTCCGCCAGGCATTGGGAGCGTCCAGACGTCATTCCCACTAAGTAGCGCATAGCCACCGATATCAGTCCCTGGATCTAACAGAAGACTCCCGTCATTAGCGAGTGCGTAGGTGGTTGCAGCGCCAGTTCCGCTGGTTACGAGGGTCAACTCCCCAACAGTATCGTCTCGAAAGTGATTGAGGTAGCTGAGGCCGTTATGAGCAGGCAGCAGCCGCGGATATTCGACGCGCATGTCGGAGATCGTACAACGATTAACAGTAACACCCGTCTGACAGTAGGTAACCGTGAACGTGTGTTTACCTGCGCCAGCGAACACACGGACATCGTGTACTGTTTTGTCCACGGGGAAGACATAACTGTGGACGGACACGCCATCACAGTAAACGTAGAAACCGTCACCAGCATTTGCGAGCTTGATGTCAAGCTCGAGGACAAGATAACCCGCTTTGGCAAAGACAGCATCCCACTGGAGGCCTGCCACGTTGGCCAGTGCGAGATTATCCACTTGAAGCGCGTTGCCATCGTACGCCCACGCGCCGGTTGAAGGCCCATACTCCGGGAGGGCCAGTCCAATATCCATCTGACTATTTGAAAACGGTGCTTTTTGGATCTCGGTCACAGGACCAATAGGGATAATGCGGTCCAGTTTGTCCTTGTCCGCAAGGGCCATGAAGCCCGCGGCCATACTCGTAGCCTCTGCGTGAAGCAGACCGCCTGTCAGATTCCCATGCGCGTGTACATGGTCCGTGCGCGCCAGGGTGAGGGCCACACCGGGGGCTGCCACCCCTAGGTTCTCTGGATCACTCAGGTTCGTTGGCAGATCGGCGATAAGGTGGCTGTGACTCGCTGCAGCCTTGTCCGTATCGAGCTCATTGATCGCCGCCTGCACAGTCGTCGCAGACACTCCACCTGCTGGCGTGTTGGCGATTTTCGTGGCTGCGATGGCCGCAGTGTCAGAAACTTGCGTATTCGTAATTGAGCCCGCTAGAAGCTTCGACGCGGCGATGTTTGCATCTGACGAGATATGGTTGTCCTCGATGACGTCCAAGGCCAGTGTGTGAACATGATCACTGGCGGAGTACGTACGCGCCGTGCCAGCTACTGCAACGGTAGCGACACTCTGAGGGGCCACCGTGGAAGCGGTCAGGCTGTTGACCTGGACGACACTCGTGGCACCCGGCGGAAGGGCTACTCCATTGAGGAGGTGCAGCACCCCACCCTGGACTCGGGCGATGGGGATCGCCAAGGGCGCCTTCTCCGGGTTGAGGCGCACAACGAAGAGGTTGCCGTCACAGTTGGCACCAGTCTCAGGTGCATCTGCAATAGCTTGGCGCCGGCCACCTTGGGTGGGCAGGGTAAGGGCGCCGTAGTAGATGGCAAGAACGTCACCCTCAAGGAGACGGCAAGCTGCATCCGCGTCGAAGAACGCAGCAAGCCCTGCCGCAGTGAGCGTGTGCTGCTCCGCCTCGAGCGCGCCAGACAGTGCACCGGAGGTGATGCCCACGGTGGTCAGGACGCCTGCGCCTGCTTCTCCAGCAACCAGGTCAGCGCTTAGGCCAAGCGTGACACAGACAGCACTGGCATTGACGGCGTCGATTAGAGCCTGCCGGGTAGTTCCAGTGACAGCCGTGGAGTCGTAGGTGATCTGGACATTGTCCAGGGGGTCACCCTCGACCGTCACGGCGAGCGCAGCACCAGCGGAGCCGACGAGATCGACGGTGATCTTGTTTGCGCCGCTGTAGGCGCGCGGCGGTGTTTCGCCGCCAACGCGCGAGGTGACAGTGGAGAACTTGACGCCGAGCAGTGTAGCCGTTGCTGGGGTGGTTACCGCCGGCGCGAGGAAGGGGCGGATGGTCAGCTCGGCCTCAGGCTCAAGGATGAGGCAGCCCGAGTTGAGCACACCAGGGTCATACACCCCAACCCAGGAGACGGAGCCCGTGGCAGTCATCAGGAGCGCGCGGTCAGCGTCGGCGAGGTACTTGTTGTCCTCAAGTTCGCGTCGTACCGTTTCAGTGCGCTCACGGACAATGTCGAGGGGCCGATTGAAGATGGCCGCGTTTCCACGCTCACCATCTTCGTATGGTTGAACCGACGCCAGGTTGTCCTCGCCGGAGTCATTCGGGGTTTCGAAGTCGACGTTTTGGTTAGCCATCGGGTAGCCTCGTTACGCAGTAATGGTGATGCGCCAGTCGTAGTCGAACACCAAGGCGTCGTTTTTGGCGATGCCCGCATGCGTCTGGCGTGAAAAGATTTTGTCGTTCATCATGCCGATTGCCGCTTCGGTCAGCATGGACCCATTCGCCTGATCTGCGCCAAGCGTAGCGAGGACCCGTATTTCGAAAGGGTCTGCTGTCTGAGAGGTCTGTGTGCTTTCCTGCGTCAGCGCGATGTTGACGGGTGGGATAAGTGGGGCAGCCAGATCGAAGTCGCTCCGCAAAGGGAGGGTTATGCCTGTGCCTACGCGGATCTCCTTGAATCGGTAGTCCACCATCGGATCAGTCTGACGGAACACGTTTACCAGGGCTGTCAAGCCATCGGCAGTAATAGTGTTTTTGATCTGAAGACGCCGAATGACGGTTCCAGTCTTTACACAGCGAACGGCAATGCGAAGATCGCCGCGAGCGATGCAGTTCTCGCTCTTCACAGATGGGGTAGACATGTAGAACACCTTACCAGTAAGGGAGCCACTAGTATAGCTTAGGCAGCTGCTCGAGGAGTTACAGAGAGCACGTGTTCGAGGACGGCACTGGAAGCCTCTTCTATATACGGGTTGAGACCTCCGATGACGAGGTTTACGCCGATACCTGGTGACACGAGTGCGCCCCCATGGGCTTCAGCATAACCCATCTCGCCGCCAATGAAGACATCGTTACCGATGCAGAAGTGATTATCACAAAGGAAGAGAGGATCCTGCAGAGTGCGCCGCGCAGTGTTGCTAAGGACGTCAACCAGCGAGATATTTTCCTCGAACTGCGTGAATGGCCGGAAGTATACCATCGTGTGCGCAGGCTTAACCTCGCGCACCAACTGCTGAAGGTCGTTGATGATCACGCCCGTCATGTCGATGGACGGGTCAATGTTCACCATGAACAGGTGCATCTTCAGGACACGATCAAGTAGGATGAATGAGGCTCGGTGTCTGACGGGGTACTCCGTGACGAATCCGTCCTCGTCGGCTCCGATGTACAGCCCGGGATCCCCGATGTTGAAGTCGCCACCAGGCCCCATTTGGTTCGGGTACAGGGTAGGTGACACAATGCGGCGGGGGTATTCCTGTTCAGGAAGCAACTCCTGCGGAATGGTGATGTGGTGCCACCACTCGGGATCCTCGAGGTAGTCGGTGACCTGAACTGCCGTTGTCAGAGGCTCGAAGGCTCGCAGCGTCAGCTTATCGAAGTTCGCAGGGTCTTTGACATCGTCACGCACTGGTATTGCTCGCGGGTATGCATATGTGCGCGCGCTTGTGATCACTCGCTGCAAGCCGTCATAGGAGAATTCCCAGGCGATGTAACCCACGTCATCGGCGAAGGATCCCGTTGTGCGGTGGATTCGAATGCGCTGGGGGTCGATGTACTCAGTGACAGTGAACGTACCCAAATTCGCCGCTAGGGTTGCATTCTTGATGCTGAGCAGGCCTCCGACGTAGTTGGGTAGGAACGTCGTCGCGGCGGAATAGAGAATCGTAGTATCCGCGTCGGAGCTTTCGAGGCTGGAGCCACTCGCGATGTTGATTAGCCCAGAGTCATAGCCTAGAACGGTCTCGGAGTCATCTCTCGCGACCTCCAGGTTGGCGACCACGTTGAGCGCACTTTCGACGCGCTCGATGGCAGGACCAAAGGTGTACAACTGCATCAGGCCGCGAATGAACGCTCGATAGGCTTCAGTCGAGCGCTGTTTGTCGCCGAAGAGGTAGCCAAAGGTTTCGAATAGCCGGCCATCGTCGACTTCCACGTCGACAGCCCAGAACGCAAGCTCGTAAACCTCGAGCGTGGTCGTGCGATCCAACGTTCCGTCGTACGTATTTCGTTCGGCAACTAGCTTACGTTCGCCCTTAGAGTAGCGGCGCATCAACTTCCAGGTGTAGGCCTCGGCCATGTTCGCGGCTTGCGGCGGAACGGTGGGCAGGGGTGTGTCGCGAGAAATGGCAACGCGGCCGGGCGCGACGTGTACGACCTTGAGTGTGGTGTAGGGTGCTCCTGGCTGCGAGAGGTACAACTCTAGCTCGTCACCAGGCTGTGCATCGTCGAGCCCAGGACTCACGACGAAACCGGACACCGCGACCGTGAGTTGCCTGCGAGCAAACGCTTGGGTCTCTTCCGCATCAAAGGGGTTTGCGACGAAGCCGATATTGCCATCAATGATCTCGTAATCCACCCCTTGTTCCAACGCAGCAGTGGCGGAGAACACCTTGTTTTGAAGCTGTGGCACTCGATTGATCGGCTCAGTTGGATAGTAGACATACCGGTTCTGAAGTGGGATGTCTGTGGCGTAATAGACGAGCTGATCCTGGCGGATCGTGTAGAGTTTGTAGTACTCCTTGCGGAACAGCGGAGTCTCGGTCACCGCGATGTTCAGCACGTCGTTCAGTAGGTTGAGGTAATGCTGTCCCAGGAGGATCTCAGTCCCCTCGTAGATACCCTGGATGTCGCCGATATCCTTGAAGTAGCGCAGCCAGAAATCGGACAAGCCATGGAGCAGCGTATCAGCGTCATTTCCGATCAGGGCCATCAGTTACCTCGTAGTGATCGTGATGAGCGACGCGCTCGAGACGTATCGGACGGTGCGGTCGCTCACGCCGAGGTCCTGCAGCTGCACGGCCAGAGAAACAGGCGCGCGAAGATCACCAGGTTCGTTGATCAGGTACGCGGAGTTGTCCGTAGCAGGCTGCACAGTGATGACATCATCAGTTCTGAAATGGTATAGCTGGCCATCAGGAGCGTGCAGGCTGTAGCGTACTTGCAGTGGATCGAAGACGATACCAAGCGCAGGGAACTGGGAGCGTAGGTAGTGCCCTAGTTCCGTGACATCGAGGGCTTTCGACGGGTCGAAGTCGTTGATGTACGCGGCAAGACTTCGCGCCACGAGGTCCTTGTCGATGGCTGTGTTGGGGCGGCATTCGACGAGGACGGAGATGTACACTGGGTGAAACGCCCTGACGAGTCCGTTTGAGCAAAGGACACGCTCGAAGCGGTCAGTCACGTGGTTTTGGATAGCGTCGTAACCGGAGACCGTCTCGTAGGTGACCCGCAACTGCTTGCTAGCGTGGGTGGAGTGCACGCGGATCTGTGTCATGGCCTGCCGCGATTGTGCAGTAGCCGGCTCAAGCACGGTAACCTTGTACTGTACATCTGTAGGTTCGCCGACATTGATACGGGTGTTAAGCTGCGTTGTAGTGCCCGCAGGGGACACGGCTTCGACGCTCTTGATGGCGTAGTGCGGCTGACCCTTGAGGAGAACCGTGTAGTCCTCTTGGTACTTGCGGGATGTGACGCCGGTCAAGCTTTCATGAGACCCCGTGACAGGGTCGAGAACGATGTTATTGAACGCGGGAGCGGTATACCCCACGCTGTAGCGCACGGTGCCCACCGGATCCAGCTCGTCGGTCGCCAGGGAGAAGGGGTCTCGCGGCGAGATCGTCAGGGCATGCTGTGCAACGGTCAAGATGCGGAACTCCCGAGGTACTCGCGGGAGTCCTGAGACAATACGGAGAACGTGGGATCGGCACACACCAACTCGTATGAAGTCAACATTCTCATCGCGCAGTGTCACCGCACGCCCATCAGGCCTCGCAAACGCGCCGCCAACAGCGAGGGTCTCAGTTACCTCGGTGCAGGGCAAGTCCAGGTAGATGTCCGTGTGCCCGCCAGTATGCATTCGGAGACCGCTCACGGCTTCCGCGGCCAGGTCGCGGGTCATCTCTGGATCCCCGAAGCCCACAGTGAGGACCCTTCGTGGGTTGAACAGCTCACGCAATACGGTTGCGATGGAGCGCTCATTCACCAGGTTGCGTACTGCGAGAGCTGTTGGCGCTCGCTCGAGTAATGCGGCGGTCGTCTCCTTGTCGTAGCCGCCTGCACCCTCGACGGTGTTCTCTGCATAAAGGAAGAACGGGTTGAAGGTGTCTGCGCTCACGAACCGCCCTGGCGCGATGTTGTAGTTCGCCCCTGTCTCTTGCGCTACAAACGACACGTTAAGCGTGTAACCCGTCACTACTCCGTTCGCGTCCCAGGAGGGGCGGAGATCTGACGCGGGGTACACTGTAGGCAGTGTGATGTCAGGAGTGAACGCGCGAGTGGATGACTTGAAGAAGCGCGTCGTCGGGGTCAGCGTAACGTCCGTCGAACGCGAGAAGTGAAGCACCGCGGGCGTGCGCGTTACACCCCCTGTTTTCCGGGTGAGGTACCAATTCGACAGTAGCGCGTCAACAGCGTCGTCCACGCTTTCATCGGCTTCAAGGACGGCAAGTTCGCGCAGTGATTGACGCTTACGCACCGCCTGACGTTCAGCCTCCAGGTAGGCGAAGACGTACGCGATGGCCTTGATGGTGATGTCCCTATTCGCCGAACCAGGACTGAAATCAGCGTCAGGGATCCTCGCGGTCAGGTAGGCTTCGAGGAAAGCATCTGCGCGCGCAACATCTTGCGCTGTAATAGTGATCGTAGCCATTAGCGCCTCGCGGTATCCGGGAGCTGAAACTGCATCGCCAATCCAGCTGAGTTACGGATGGTGACGTAGATGTCGAAGCCACTTCCGGAAACATGCGGCTCAACACGCGTGATGGTAGCGCGATCTAGTCTCTCATCATCTGGCGGTCGCCGCGCACGATCCATAGTGTACATCTGATTGTTGCAATCATCTATGAAGAGTGTGACCGCGTCCAGCGCGTCCTTTGTGGAGGCGACGTTACTACCCATCAGCGCAGTAAAGTTGGTACCGTAAGTAGGTTCCCTGGAGTCCGATCCCTTGGGCGTTAGAAGGCACTTCAGCCAACGGTTGATAAGTTTCTGAGACCCACGAACGGCGATTGAAGCAACGAACCCATATCCGAAGTACTTTCCGGTGCGCTGTTGCTCCTCGGGGTCCAAGAGCTGGAAGTGAGTATCATAGTTGGTCGCCATCAGACCGCCTTTTTGTCACCCCACAGACCCGTCTCGAAGTCGTAGGTATAGGGGTTTAAGGTTTCTGCAGCGAATTTGGGGGGCGGATCTTCCAGCGTCGATTGCTGCCGCACGAGCTCTGCGACGTACCTCTGGGTTTCTGCGCTCGTGCAGATCTTCTCCGCAACGTTAGCGTTGCAAAGATCTTCCAGGGAGCTATTGGCCGCGGCGGCGCTGCGTTTGTGCGCCATGACCTTGTCGTAGGCGCCTTTGGAAAGCATGCCTTGCTTGAGCGCCGCAGTCGCAGACGCGTCGGAGTTGATAAGCGTGCCATAGTAATCTTCTCGCAGTTCACGCGCGAGCGACTCGCTGACGAAACGTTGCTCCTTGTGCCGCCAATGCCAGGGCTCAGGTTTAGCCGTGGGCACATCGTCGTTGTCGAAGCCAAATAAGGTCGCGTTTTTTTGCAACCAGAGAAAGATAGCCGAGAAACGTCCGGACAATCGATCTGTGATAGTCATGCCCGTTTTCAGATCAAGAGCGACCCCAGACTGGTGATTGCTGTATCCTGGAAAAGCCGCGGGGCCAAGCCGCACACCTTCGGCGGTCAAGGTGATTTCGCTGCGCGGAGGTTTCTGCATCCGGGGCACATATGCTGGTCGCGTTCGAGCATTCCAGAGCTCGATCTGCGTTTCCATGCTGCGGAAGCTGGAGTTGATCACCAGCAGAATACCGTCTTTTGCGGCATACCGACGCATCGTGAGAAAGTCGTAAGCGGTGTTCTCTTCGACGGTGAAACCGCCAACCTTTACGACGTTTATCTGTGTGGGCTTTCCGAGCGTGTAGCCTGTGACCTGGCGCACAGGGAGATTGGGAAGCGCTGGCGCACTTTCCAACTTGGGCGCAGGAGCTACGTTCAGGGACGCCGCAGCCATGGCGCTCTGGTGTTGAGCCACACTTTGGAGTGCGTCAGTGCCACTGTACAACTGCGGCTCTGCAACGCTCACGAGCGGCTCGGGTTCGCTCTTGTCGTAGCTCTCAGGGTCAGCCATGACTCCCCCGCGCAGCATCGACTCTCTGGACGATCAGGCTCTTCTGGTAGGACAGCTGACCCTGCGTGATATTGAGCTTCTTCATAAGCTCCTTGCCAGAGAGCTGCGGTTTACCCAGGTAGCCAGTGGAATACTCGAAGATCAGCTTCTGCAGTGGCGTGAGGTCGTGGTAGATGAAGTCCACCAGGTGATCTTCCGCGGTGTCGTAGTCTGGGTGTTCCTCGGACTCCACGTACTCCTTGCGCGAGGCCTGGCGCTGAAATTGATCCAGTTTCTTTTTGGACCAACCCAGGCGATCCTGGAGTTCTTCGCTGGTAGGGTCGCGACCTAGGCGATCACGCAACTCGTTGGTGCCTACATTGTAGGTGTGAAAGAGTAGCGCCTTCGTTTCGGACAGTCGCGCCGTGTTCTGCGTAGAGTAGACCATGCGCGAGAGTTTGGGTAGCCGACTAGCCACGTACGTAGAGAGGGCTGTGCCCTGGTTGGGGTCATACGCGCGGAATGCCTCGACAGCCAAGCGTTTCGCTTCGGCCTCGAGCAGGCTGCGAGACATAGCGCTCGCCCACTTGTTGACCTCTCGAGCGATGATGGGTTTCATCTGATCAAGCAGAGCCTGCAGATCCGAAGGATTCTGGGTACGCTTCCAGGTACGCCAGAGCTCTGCGTCTTTCTGCTTGACGTCCAACTTTACCGCGTAAACGGGTTCCATGCGACTCACCTCTTCGGCGTATCCTTGATGATAGCCTCCCGGTACGCGAGCAGGGCTACATCCCAGTCAATCCGAGTCTGAGGGTACTCCGAGTCGAGCCCCTCCAGAACTCCAGTATACGGGATTGGCTCACCCGACGCATCCTCGCTCACACCCGACTGGGCGCCGGCCAGGTCTGTCCCAGGACCCGGTCGCAGGCGCTTGATGCGCGTGTAGTAGGTGGCTCCACTACAAACGTCTGTGGTGTCGTAGGCATACGAATTGTTGAGTCCCTCGAGCTGTCCGCCCTCTTCGAGCTCAGCGAGCGTAGCTCCGCCATGTATGAATGAGACGTACTCTTGCAGTGTACAGATTGGCCTAGACACATACGCCATGGCCGCGTCGTAGTTCTCGAAGAGGTCTTTCGCCCCTGGGAGCGCCTCGATGTCGAAAGAATCGTTCAAGGCTTCGGCGGCCTTTGCCAGTTGCGCTGACCACGCTTGCGCATCGGCATCCGACATGCCTGCCAGAATCTTCGCGACAGTCGCTTGCGCCGTGACGGCGTACCCCTGGCTTGCTTTGTACTCATCCTCGATGATCTTGAAGTCGGCTGCGTATTTGTCCCACTCCGCCTGGGCCGCAAGGAAAGCATCGTGCACGTGGTTCAGCGCAGTTGCTTGTTCCGCAGTCTTGACGGCGTGCTGCAGGTGATTGTCGTAAACCGTGTACGCCTCGTCGTACGCAGCCTTAGCAGCGCATGCTTTTTCGTATAACTCCGAAGTGTGTGCAAAGGCCGTGTCCGCCAACGCCGCTGCATTCACAGCGTTGTTATACGCAGCCATGTTCGGGTTCGACGAGAGGCCAGCCGTGGTGTATGCAATGGGCTCAATTCGTTCGTCATCGTACCAGTGCGCCTCGTCCGGTTTAACGTAGCCCACGACGCGACGGAAGTCGAAGGCGGCGTGCTTGTTAGCCTGTATGTGCCGGCCAAAAAGAAGCGACGTATAGAATTCCTCGGCCTTCTCGAAGTCCTGGCTGATTTTGCGGATCTGCGGGATAGGATCAGCCGGAGCGGAGGCCAGGAACTCGTTGGTGCGCAGCACGTCACTGCGCAATTGTCCAAGCATCTCTTGAAACGTCCGCCCGAAACTGTACTGGATCGCCGTGCGCATCCCATTGGTGGAGAAACTCTGCGTCACCTGAGTAACGTAGCCAACGGTGTCCATCGCGCTCGCCCGCTGGTCAAAGATCATGCAGGGAAACCCAGGCAAGATGTATGGGTTGAACGCCATGTTGACGGCGCCACCGCGCTTCTCATAGCGCTGGCGATAGTGCTCGTACTGCACGTAAAGGTTGAACAACTTCTGGATGCGGCCAACTTCCTGCTTCTGCACGTCCTCTGTCAGTGGTCCCTCGGAGCTTCCCGCCCCGGTACGGCTCATCAAGTAGGTGAACCAGGAGGGCACAGCGGAGCGGCTTAGGATGGGACCCTTGTAGAGCTCTTCTGGATGAACCAACATATTCTTGTTGGTGACCGTGGGTGTCGCTGCCGCCTTTGAGGACTCAGCGCCATCGTTGTGCCGCATGATCACGCTAGCACTGGGAGGCCACGCAGCGGTCAGGGCCGCGGCCCCGAGAGTGTGCTGTAACACACCACCCACGAGTTGATCGTTGACGTAGGTTCGCGTGGGTTGTGCGAGGTAGCTCTCCGCGTAAGACAGCGACGTCATCATTGAGGGGAAGATCACATTGCATGTCGGAGGAACACCGAACAACATCTGCGGCTTTGCGAAATAGTTTACGACGCGCAGCGGTTCTTTAGCGATTTGCGAGGGTTCCGAGGGACTGGTCTGGGCGGGGCCCAGGATAGTGCCATCCCCCAGGCGCACGCGAAAACAGGGCGCTGTAGGAATCATCGCTAGTTCGAAGTAGAACCGCGACAGAAGTTCCTGGATGACTTGGAAAAGGGTGCCAGCGTTACCGATAGACGCCGCGGAGTCGCCACGAGACGAGTCCAGTGCGCTGGTGGCCTGCACTGCCTCGAGTATTGGAAATACAGCAGGTGTGCCCTCGTCCTCGAAAACGGGCAGTGCAGCAAAGCGGTTGACGAAGTTGCGCTTTCGAGCCCAGCGAGCGAAGAAGTTGACCGCGGGTAGTGTGCGCTGCTGCTCTGGGATCCCTTTGTCGAGCATGCCGCGCACGACGTTGTAAACAAGCTCGAACGGCCGTTCGATATCCTCAGCCTCGTTGTTCGGTTTTACGATCAACCCCTTTTTGAACAGTGAGAAGGGGTAGAACACACCTGCCTGTGTGATACCGTTGACGCCGGCATTATGCACCACCGCCTCGGTGACCGCGTCCACGGTATTCATGAAGAAGTAGTAGAGTTGCGTCCAGATCGCGACATCAGCGAGGGCGTTGAAGCTCATCTGCCGTCCGCTCGGCGAATTGGTGTAGCTCCAGCCAACGATCTCCCCTTCGAAGCAGAGCTTCCAGGTGGGGTCGTCTGGATCTGCGAGCGTGTCTAGGTAGAACACCACGACTTCGATACGGTCCTCGTTGCCCAGTCGTTGCAAAAGCCTGTGCGGGGCGAACGAGAGCGTAGCTTCGGGGATGGTCCATACGCCGTAGCTAATTGAGACCGAGGGGCATGGAACCTCAATGCCGTTTAGATAAACCAGCCATGCACCTTGGTGGGGATCCGAATGAGTGTAGTCCGTCACGCTTGAGCCTCATCGTCCAGGAGCAGAGCCGCAACGAGAATGAGCATAGCGCACATAGCTGAGATGCGGTGGTTAAACGAGGTACTCATTAGGCGTGCTTCAAGGAGGTCCTTGTAGGCCTCGGGTATCCGTAAGTCTTGCAGCTCGCGGAATACCTGCGGGTAGCGCATCGTGAGGACCCGGAGTTCTCGGTCTATCGCAGTAGCCCGCACCTTACCCGAGACGGTACCGATGCTGCTTTCGGCAGCGTCCAGCAGCTGGACGAACACCGACTTGAGCTCGGTCGAGTAGGCGAAACCCAGAACGGTTCGTGCCTGGATCGTGATGTCGGGTGAAGTGTTGACCGACTGTAGAGTACGCTGACGGCACTCCTCGAGCGCGGGATAGGGGAAGGGGCGGCAAAGACGTAACTCGGCGGGAAGCCTACTGAGCACGGTGCCGTACACCTTGTTGACGAGCGCGCCATACCCTATGAAGTCTGCAACGGCAAAACTTTGAAGCTGCGCATAACCGAAGCCTTCGAGTTCAACCGTGATGCCGCGAATGTACCCCGTCAGCGCTGACGCAGCCGCTTCGGCTTCCGCCAAACCACTGACTTCTACAGGCGACCAGGGGGCGCCGTTGAATGTAGTGGTCTCAGCCATTAGATTGCGTTCCCACTTAGATCAACGATGTTCTGAATCGTCAACTCATAAGGCTGATTCGGTACCTGGAAGCCCGTAGTGAGCTCGACGGAGGTGTCCGATGTACGACTAGCCGCCGTCACTTCGAGACCTGCGATCAGATAGTTCCCTGGTGTGAGCGCACCATCAGGATCTACGGTCATCTTGACAGGCTCTGAAAACGTGACGAGGACTCGCATGCGCGAGAGTGCAACGACGCTCTGAATTACCGGCTTATCTGTTTCGCCGCCGCTAATGAAGGAGACATAGGGGAGCAGTTCGTCATTTTGAACGACTTTCACGACGCCCACGTATGCGTCGCAACCTGCTACGGCGACCGCGTATGTCAGCGGGCCAGACTGATCAGTCACACCTGCCGGGACCGTCAAGGAGTACTTGCCTTGGTTTACGAAGGCACCCTCGGTTACTTCGTCCCACATCTCCGTGGTGATGGTCAAGGCGCTGACACCGCCGTCGGCCTTTTCAATGCTGCATGTGATCTGGCTGAATCCGATATTGACTTTGGGTAGCTTGGTCGCAGTATCGAACAAGCGCACGGGAAGACGCACGCTCATGTTGCGCTTGACTTCGATCATGGCTAGTTGAACCCCCTGTGGAAGGCATCGCTGATGCCGCGCGGGCTTGCGCTGGATGCGCTACTCGCATTCGTGAGCCTGAAGATAGACGACGATAGCGGGGCGGCCGGGATGACTCGGTTGCAGACAGCTAGGGGCGCGTAGGAGACGTAATACTCCGCGATCTCCTGGGCAGTGCGCGCCACGCTGCTAATACGCACGTCTGACAAACAGAAACTCAAAGGATCGCTGTAGCTCGCGGTGTTAGGAGCATGCCCAAAGAACATGGGGCATGTCTGGAAGCCTTTGTCGTTATGATTCCAAGGCGTCCGCTCGGTGGATTGGTTGACGAAGACCCCGTCTATATACCAAGAGGCCGTACATCTATAGGCGGAGCCGTTCCAGTAGGCTGCGGTCCGGGTCACAGCGAGATAGTGCCAGGCCTGGTCGTAGTTGTTCAGTTCGGTTGTGCAGTCGAATACTTCAGACTGCGCGGTGTTGTACTGCCAGCGGAAAGAGGGCTTGAGCTGGTTGCTGCCGAACGTGAGGTGCAAGGGTGAGTTGTATTCTAGCACTCCTGTCTGATAGAGCGGGATCCCCAGCAGCATGGTTACGCCCGCGTAATCCTTAGAATCTAGTATGCGCAGCCATAGCTCCACTGTCAGAGCGCCGGCTACCGCCTCGGTCCAACCACTGGGCATATTCCCTGACGCTAGCGAGTTATTGACTGTAATCGGTAGCACGTCTCGGCGCTCGGGACTTGCCCCCAGGAGCATCGCGGGAGAATCTCCTACGAGCGCCACGCCGCCGGGGGCCAGATCGCGTAGGTGAGACGGCGAAGCGTCATCGAGAGGCCACAGCGAGACTGTTCCGGCATCGGCATCGTGCATCACATCGGCCCCATCTGTAATAGTCGAACGTCGTTGGAGCGGTCCTTTAGATACGGGCTGAACGTCAAGTAGTTGCCATCGGGCAGTGCCTCAGCGACGTTTACCGTGGCTCGCGGGTTGGCAGTGGTGACGCCCCGCAATTCGCCTACACAACCGTAGGTCGCTAGGAAGGGAGTGTACTGCATCAGCTGTAGCGGAGAGAGCAGTGCGGAACTGCGCCACTCCAGCATCGAGGTTATGCGGTCGCCGTTGGGCGGGTAGCTTCCCGAAAAAAGCGGATAGGCCTTGTAGGAGTCGGCAATGCCGTCGGCTGCGTATCCCTTAGGGCTCCGCAGACAGAGGAAGTCCATGCTCTCGTTGCCGATGACGGCCCCGGCTATGTCTTGGCCGAGGTAGGCACCGGCGGGATAGTTGGCGTTGACGGACTCCGCTTTGAAGGAATGGGCACCCAAGATCTCGGTGATACGGAGCGTCTCCCCGCCACCGCGTGCGAGGGCCTGCGCACGCCAGGCGGGCTGGACTTGCGCCGTCGAATCGAAGATCTCGATGCAGTCGCCCTGGACCAGCTTGCCAGTGATGTCCTCCTGCGTGGTGATCGTGACAGCCTTGCCCGAGACTAGGGGCACGGCAAGTGTGAACCTGTCAGTTTTCAGGTAGGAGTTGTAGAAACCCGCATACACAAACGATGTGATGCTTTTCGTACCGGCGGCAGGCCACCAGGTGGCTATTAACTTGACGTGCCCTGCATCGGCTACCGCGGCGAACGAAAGACTCGCGGACGAGGCCGGCAAACGTAGACTTCCTGCTTGCTCAAATTGAGGCATCGCTATCGTGTTATAATAGCTTCCTGGCCACACGCTAGATGGGGCCCGCCAGTTGGGGGGCATGACGGCAGTGCTCCACGCTTCTGTATCCAGATCGAATATGTGGAAGTGCGTGAATGCGAGGCTGTTTGTGTTGGACCCGTGTGCGAAGCAGATGCTACCGCGAGCACCCAGCGATGGATCGAAGTAAAACTGACGGGGGTTTCCTGTATTAGTGCCGGCCGGAACTGCCGGCAGCGCAGCTGTCGGACCTGTCTCCCAGACATTGTCAGTGACCCCGTAACGGGCCCATTGGGTATTCGAAGCCGCATTGACGTAATCGCAGGTATAGATATAGTCCTGCGCGAATCCCGTGAGAGCTGCGGGCAAATACAGCATCTTGGCTATTGCTACGGTGTGAGCTGCAGTCATTGTCCAAGCACCTAAGCTGGGCATGGCCGCTAGAGATTCCCAACTATTCGAGCTAATGCGGTACCGAGCAAAGGCCGATCCGGCCGCGTCGCTCTTTGCCATGTAGATCAGGTCGTCGCCGTCCCAAGAATGAAGTGCTGTGACGCTGGGCTTATACGCTCCCCATGGCGGATCTGCTCGGTACTCCGTCAGATTTTCCAGCACGTCATAGCGCTGCCAACACTGTCCTGCCGTGGCTAAATTAGGGCCCCACAGATACTCTTTGCCGGAAGCCCGGTCTATTGTGTGAACGAGCGTGGGATACGGGTAATTCGAAACGGTGCCGATGCTGACAGCGTTTCGAAAGGTAGGTTCGTATGCGTTGATAGAGGCAGCGTATCGAGAGAAGAACGTGCGACCGTTGTAGGCCACATTGGAACTACCGTAGGCCTGCCAACTGGTGGACCACTGTGCGGCCGTGTGCGGGTACAGATCGTACTGCCAGTTAGTGCTCGGGGACCAGTAGGCGTCGGCGGTCGCGTACATAGCGTGGGCGGGTCCATAGTACACGCGATTCTTTCGGCCCACCTCCCCATAGCCCGTGTGGGCTACGGCATTCCATGAGCGGTAAAGTCGAAAAGTCAGGTTGTCAAAGGCGGTCTCGGGGGCTATTCCGGGTGTATCACCCATGAGCGAGGACGTGAGCCGCAGGTACACCGGGACTTTCGTATCGCCGTCGCTGAAAAGGAACACCTGGTCTGTGGCTGAGATAGCATCAACCAGAGTCCAACCCGAAACCGTCGGCAGCCAGGCTGCGAGTTGGCCGAGCATATTGGCAGGAGAACTGGCAGCGGCGGTCAAAGAAGCCATGAGTTATTTCCTCTAGTTGAGCCTGACAGTGAGGGCGCCAGCGGAGAACCGCAACATATCACCCGCAATAACCGTGCGCGGAGCATCCAACGCCGCGGCGAAGAGCAGATTGCCGTTACTAGAGGCGTCGAGGATACCGAAGTGCGTGAGGGGCCCCGCCCAGTCAGCAGTGGCCCCAGGAAATTCGAGGACAGCTGACGTCGTGATCTGCGTACCCTGCGCATCTACCACGGGCACAGCCCACGAAGCCTGCGCTACTACCACTCGAGCATAACCGAGGCTGTTGATGCTTGTGAGCTCATTCGCGCTTACCTCGGGATCACCCGTGTATAGTGCGAGGTAAGTGTTAATAGGAGCGGACAGAGCGTTGCCGCGAAAGAGAGCAGAGAGGATAGCACTCTCAAGGTATCGGCTAAAAGAAGCGGCCATGTGCTAACCTCATTGCTGCTGTGTAATCGGGTTTCCGTCGAGGTCCTCGACGTTGAAGACGGTGAGAGTATAGCGCATCTGGGGCGTCTGTGCGAGCGTGGTGATGCACACCTGGTCGTCTGCTACCCTTTGAACGCTTAAAAGCGTGAGGCTGTCTACAACGTAGTTCGCAAGTCTCAGCGCACCATTTAGATCTGAGGTCATGATCACTGGCTCAGAGTATGTGATGTTGATCTGATTCCTGGTGGGCGCCGAGACACTCTGGATAACAGGACACACCGTTTCGCCGCCACCTGTGAACTGTACGTACGGTGGGGTGGCGGCCAAGTTGAGCTCGGCAATATCCTGCTGTGTGGCTACTTCGAGCGCATCTTCGGCCCGGGAGTCATAGGTCCCGTAACGAGGGTACGAGCCCGCGCCAAAATCCAAAATACCTACGTAGTGCGCCTCGGGCACCGTGGCGCGGGGAATTCGATACAGGCCGCCACCGATTTCTACGCAGGCGACCACAGGGGGTACCGCACCCGTAGTCACTTCGAAAAAGTTTTTCCAGGTGGGTACGATGCCTGCTAGAGGCTCATTGTTTACGTCGTAAATCGTAATGATGTAATCCGAATTACTAGCCATGTACTTCTCCAGTTTGTCGTGCGCACGCCCATATTCTAGTCCTACTTAGTTTCGGGCGGGGGGCTTCACAATAGGCTGTGTTTCGTCACTGGTTACCATAGCCGGGGTAGTTGAAGCTGCTTCTGTTTTAGCGCGCACCCCGCCTGCAGCTCTGGATACTGGGGTGGCAGTGACGCGAATAACTTGATCACGGGTGGAGACAGTCCCGTTCGTAAGCGTTGGCGGTAGGCTGGTTTTGCCTTGCGTAGAGACGGCAAACGCTTCTTGGGCCGGAACGATGCCCCAGTCAGGGTTGGGCAGAAGCAGTATCGACTTAACAAGGAGTTGGAAGCTGAACGGGCACGCCATCTCGTTGTCGCCTCCAAGTTGCCAGCTGAATCCGTCTGTGGTGCCCCGTACGACCATGTTGTCGTAGCGTAGAGCCACGACTTTTCTCCGACGCGCAAGCTGCGTGCCGCGGATCATGTCACGGTAGATCCGGTACATATTGTGCGCCTGGTCATCTTCCTTACTGTTGATCAGGATACCTGAGTAGCTGAACATCGGAGCGGCGGCGCCGAAATAGTAGGCGACATAGTTGTCCCCCATGAGCTCGACGACGTCTCGCTTCTCCTGAAAGCTGTGCTGAGCCCCCTGCAGCAAGAAGTCGAGGTAGCCGGCCCCACCCAGTTGGGCTCCTACACTCGGGTTAGTACCTGCCAACACACGCGCAAGTTCCCTCGATGCAGGGTCGCCGGCTCCTACAGACTCGAGGAAGCGCTGATACTCCGTAGGCCCGACTTGCACGAACAGCCGCGCCATTGTGTCAGTAAAATCGCTGACACGACTCTCAGAATCAGAGGAACCTTGTCGTGCGTACTTCGGGGTCGTGATCGGGTGCGGGCTGAATACACCCCGAGGGATTCCCCACGTTGAACCCTCGGGAAACTGGAGGTTAGCGGACTGCTCCCCGAACGCGTCCTTCGCCGCCTGTAGAAAAACGTTGTCCAGAATTCCACTTGGCACGCGTCACCTCGTCAACAGCAAAGGAGTTTGAACTTCTTCTTCGGTGACCGCGACCATGCCCTCTTCGGCAACGATCATCTTGGCACGCCGGCGCAGGCTGGGAAGAGTGAGCTCGGCTGCTTGCCCACGCCGGTAGTTTCGAAGGATGGTTTCGTTGGCCAACGTGAGCATGTTGATCGATGTCGGGATAATAAGTTTGGTAGTCACGAGCCCATACCTCCTTGACCGGGTGGTAGAGATGGACCGTCGTTGCTGAGCCGTTGGACGATGAGCTCGGACGCCCGTTTGAAGGTATCGACGGCACCCGGAAAACTCTTGAGGGCGTCACCGCGCGTAGCCGAGATACCAGCCTGGGCGGTATTTGCCTTGCTTTCGTTGCGCCCGTCTAGGGTGCCTCCAAACATGGAGTCTGCACCACTGCCCTGCCCCGCGGCATAGTTGTCGAACTCTGCAGCGATCTGGTTCTTCTCGCCCTTGGTCTTCGCTCGCTTGTACTGCTTCGCCAGTTCCTTGACTTTTTCGGGTGCGTCGGCGAGCTTCGAGTCGTCGAGCTCGAGAATTTTCGCTGAGCCAGTTGCCCCGACTTCCGCCAGGCTGGAGTTCTTGGCAAAGATCTTCTGAAGACCCTTGGCGTAGGCCCCGCTCTTTTTCGAAACGAGCCAATTGTTCGTCGTCTTGGTCATCGTGGCCTTCTGCGCTTTCGCAGAGCCCTTGGATGCGAGTTGTCCGCCGAGCTGCCCCGCTACCTCGAGAAGACCCTCGGCGTCTAGTTTATTGCGTAGTTCGTAGCCCACCGTCTCGATGGCACCAGCCTCACGCTCCGGGAGATCAGCAAGATACCGCCCGATCCCATCGACATCGCCCTTCGCTGCGAGTACTGCCACCGCCGCTGCGTCAGGGCTGTACTCGGACAACATATCCATTGCGCGCTTACGCTTCATTTTCTCGCCGGATGCCCAGAAAGCATTCGACTTGCCGAAGGCCTCGGTCAGTGTGCTGTCCTGGTCATTCGTGGCCTTGTTGATGCGGTCGGTCACGCTCTGCACATCTTGCACGTCGGATAGTTTGAAGCCGGAGCCTGTCGCGGTCTTCACTGCCGCCTCGGCCATTTGCGCAGAAGCCTTGCCGAAGGCTCCCGCGTGGGCAGTGTCGATGCCCTCGCGCTCGAGTGCTTGGCCAGCGATCCCCTTGAGGCCGTGCATCGAGGTATCGTCGCCTATGAGGTTGTTGTTGCCTTTCGCTTGCTCGACGAGCCCCCGACTGATGTCGGCCTTGACGCGCCCCACCTTCTCACGCACGCGCGCTTTTTCAGTATCCGAGAGCTTGTCATAATCGGGGGCGATGGCGCGGTAAAGCTGTGCGTCTAGCGATGCTTTACCCTCGGCAGAGAGTCCGAGGCCTTCGCTGAGAGTGTGCCCGGTGTTTCGAAAATCCGAGGCCTCGGCTTTCTCAGAGTCGGTCAGTGATCCAGTGCGGCCCAGGCGCTCAAAGAACTCGCTCTCAAAAATACGCCCGCCTTGGGCATGTCTCAGTTGTGACAAACTCATGCTCGCGCCGTCACGGCCAAAGAGACTGAAGTTCGAGATGGCGCCCCCGGCGCCCCGCGCGCTGATGCGGTCTTGCTGTGCCTGGAACGTTTCGTGGCCCATGGCGTACATCGCGCGTTCCTGCTCTGGCGACGTAGCGACCAACGAGAGCGGTGTGCGCACGACGGCTTGTCCCATATCGCGCGCCGCAGAGTTTTCGCTCAGCTGTGTGAAGAAGTTGCCCGCGTCCTCCATACTCTGTCGGAAACCGGTGCCGAAGTTCCCGGCGCCGTGGTAGAGCCCTGACAGGACGCCACCGCCGCGTGCGTTGCGTTCCACGATGCCGCGCTCCCCCTCCCGATAGTTCTGCAGTGCGGAGGAGCGTCCATTAAAGCGGTCGACCTCAACTTGCCTACTAAGTCCGCTGTAAAAGCTCGGGTTGCTCGCCTCTTGGGCAACGCGCATGGCTTCTTTGGGATCCTTGCCCATCGCGATGGCCGCCGTAACGAAGTCTTGCGGCGAGTTTCCGAGGCCCATGAACCGCTGAGTGTTACGGATCATCTTGATGTCTTGCACCTTCAGGCCGATAGGTCCGAGCTCACGCCCCACGGCATCCTGAAGGAGATTCTCCTGTGCTGCGAACACGCCAAGCGCGCCGACGCCACCCTTGTTCACGGCGTTCAGGAGGTTCGTGGCGCCCATGGTGGTCATCTGGTGGATGTCGAAGTTGCCGGCACGCATGCCCCCCATGGCTGAGCCGTTGAGCCCGAAGGTGCCCCCTCCGCCGAACGAGGACATAGCCGCAGCCATCATGGGGTTCTTCAGCGTGGCAGCCTGGTTCATCATCTCCCGTTGGGCAATGCCTTGAACGCCGCCGTACATCGCGAGCTGTTGCGGGGTGTAGGTGCCCGCAGCGACAGCCTGGCGAGCCATGCCCATGGCCCCCATGCCAACGTTAAGGCCAAGGCCAGCTGTAAGACCCTGGCCTTGGAAAGTAGCTGCTCCAGCGAGCCCCGCCTCCATGATCCCCTTCACGCTGGTGCCCGCCATGCGTGCGTACATTCGGGCGTTCTGGACGATGTTGCCCATCTCCGACAGCGAGAGCCCCATCTGGTTCATCTGACCAAGCTGGCGGACAGCTTCCTGAACATCAGGCTCGCCAGCGACCTGCATCAGCATGCGGACCGACTTGGCGATGCTCTTCATGCGGCCTGCGATCTGCTCAGACCCCTGCGTCATGTCCAGCAGACCCTGCTCCCCCGCCATGTGAGTCATGCGGGTGAGGTCCTGCACATTGAACTGGTTCCCCGTCTGTCGCCGGAAATTCGAGTCCCAGCCAGTATCCTCGAGGCGACGCGCGAGATGCCGTGAGCCCCCACTGCTGAGACCCCGCCCATCTAGAGATAGCTCGGAGCCGCCAACTACGAACTCCGGCGTAATCCCGCGCATCTGCGCCGTACGCAGGGCCATGGTGCGGAGCGGGTTGATGTCGTCGAGCATGTGTTGCGCTGTGCGCCCGAGTCCCCCCATCTCCGAGAGCGCGAGCCCACCAGCGGCCCCAAGGATACCGCCCATCCGAGCACCACCAACACCTGCGAGGCGCGCACCGAGGTTGGCACCAAGCCCAGCGCCGCCCAATGCGAAGCCAGCATCCACGCCGCCACGTCCCGCCACACCCGGCGCTGCCATGAAGCCCGCCTCGTACTGCATGGATCGCTGCTGGCTGATCTGCCAGTTGTAGTCGAAGGGGGTCGAGAAGTGTGGAGTCACTGGCCGCGGCGTCCAGGGCATCGGGGCGAGTGGCATCTGCGGCGTTGGCGGGATCGCTGGCATGGGCCCTTGCGGGAAGGGTCGGAAGATACCCATGTTTGGCGAGGTCATGTGAATCGGTGAAGGGAGCATGCCCGAGCTGAAGCCCTGCATGCCACCCATTCCCGCCATCGTCTGCGCAACGTAGGGGTTGAACATCTGGGAGTTCATCGACGTCATGTTCTGCTGGTACATGCGCGCATAGGCGCCCACGCTACCCACAGGCGAGCCGAAGGGCCCCGTGGGCGTCCCGAACATGCCGCCGCCCATAGACGGAAACCCGCCCATAGAGCTTGGACGGGTCATCATCGCCGACTGGAGGGTTTGGAACGATGCCGTCTGCGTCTGCTGGGAGGCGTCCTGGGAGACTTCGCCAGGGTGGCGCACGTGAGGCGCGGGGGTGGGAATCCCGAACGACGAATTCCCTGACCCGTACAGTCCCAGTTGAGCCTGCATCACGTTGAAACTGTCGTCAGCCATCCACTACCTCCGACGCGATTTTTTAGCCTTTGGGGGAGTGGGGAGCTCATCCTCGGAAGCTGTGAGTTTCTCGACGCGCTCTAGGAGCCGCTCGTCAGACTTGCGCTTCTCCACCTGAGCCATTCTAACCCGGCGCATTGACTCAATGGTAGTCGGCCGATAACGATCCTGTGAAAGTTCCAGCTGGTACAATTCCAGCGCTCGGTCGATGTGCTTCTCTCCAACGCCCAGGCCAGCGCCGAGTAGGCGCGCGAACAGGGACGTTTGTGCCATACGTTCGCTAAGTTCGCGTCGGTAAAGCTCGCGAAGGACCTGGTCTTGGGCAGAGCCCCGTGGAGGTAGAGTGAGCCCCCGCGAGAACCATGTGGCGCGAGCAACACCCCACGGGGCTACGAGAAATTTTCGACAGCTCCGTCGCTGAAGACGACCATCGTCTTGCGGTCGAACTTCGCGAGTTCGTTGGTAAGGAGTGAGTAGACGGGCGCAGGAAGTCGACGGACCAACTTGAGCAGCTCCTCGAAGTCCTTCTCAGTCTCGTGCTCCAGGTCTTTACCGTCCCACTCGTAGAGCGACGCTGCCAGGTTGTAGCGAGTGATGAGGTCGTCCTGCGAGATGTTCAGGCCAGGACGCTCGAGCTCCAATGCGCGCTGGAGTCGGAGGGTGTCTTCGTACTGCCGCGTACGAAAGACCGCGCGCTTGTTTGTCTTCCCCAGATGGACGTACTCGTCGTAGTAGCCCTTGGAGAGGACAGCATCAAAGATGCCCTCGGCCTCCGCGGGATCAATCTCCATGGCGGCAAGGCGCTTCTTATAGCGCTCTGCGGGCGTCAACTTAATCTCATCTTCAGTTGCCTTCTGCACCGCTTCCACCGCAGTTTTCGTATCGGCGTCGGTCGCCGCAGGTGCTTCATCGTTCGTGGGTGGATCTTCGCGAGGTTGGTTGTTGGCGAGGGAGCGGAAGTCACCGATCACGGGCTGCATAGACATGAGTTCTCCTGCTTTCTTGGTACAAGATTTACTGCGTAAAAAGGAGGCTGCATGAGGGTGGTGGTGGAAATGAGCGTGGATGTTGTTAACGGTGACGAGGAAGATACCTCCGAAGTCACGGCAGAAACAACTGTTGCAGTAATCGAGGCACTCATAAATCGATACGACGAAACAATACGATTGGAAGATAAAGGTTATATCATTTTGGGAGGAACCCTGATTCTTCACGGATAAGGTTGACCTCGTCAACCTTGCGTGTTATACCTCCGCGTCTTGGAAAGGAATCAACATGATTTGTCGTGGTTGTAGTTTCACCATTCCGATGCCGCAGGCACCGGATGATCGACGGTGTTCAGCTTGCGGCGCCGAGCTCGCCTTGCAGGCGGATGACTTTCTTTTGCACGGGGGGCTCGGCAAGGAAGTGCGCCTAGGTCAGGTGCAGATGGGGCGCCTGATTGAGGACGCCATCCAGAAGAAGACGGTCGCTTTTATTGAGGGTCCTGTAGGCATTGGCAAGAGTTTCGGTTACGCCGTTCCCGCGATTCTAGCGGACAAGCGCGTCATCATCAGCACGGCCAAGAAGCAGTTGCAACACCAGCTACGGGATGACCTGCCGCGGTTGGCCGAAACGCTCGGAAAGCCAGGATACACCGTTGCTCTGTTAAAGGGCAAGTCCAACTACGCCTGTCGTGCCAAGGCCGTCGATCACATCAACAAGGAAGGCTTTGCCGCCTTTGCGCGATGGCTCGCTGATTCGGAATATGGGGACATCACGGACTACCCCGGTCGCCTGCCACTGTTTTGGTACGAGACCACCGCCGAGGACTGCCTCGGCTCTGGCTGTTCCCAAGCCGCAAAATGCGGCTACTGGAAAGCTAAGCAGCAGACCAAGACTGCCCGTATCGTGATCGCCAATCACTATGTCGTGGCCTTCGACCTGAAGTTCGGGCCGAAGAAACTACTCGGCGATTACGATGTGCTAGTCATCGACGAAGCCCATCAGGCAGAGTCTGCCTTTCGGTCCGCTTACAGTGTGTCGCTGCGAAACGGGCAGCTGCGACACATCACGCGCTCTCTCGACGCCGCGGGTGTCACCTACCCCCTACACCAACTCGAGACGACCTGGCACGCTGCGTTCGAGCGTATCCAAGATCTCCAGGGAGAGATTCCTCGAGATCCGTTCGGGTCGCTGGGCGATGACTTGAAGGATCAGGTCACTGACCTGGAGAAAGTCGTCACCGCTGAGCTCAAGGAATACGGTGTTGAGCACTCGGTCGACGATGACGGCAGTCTTTCCGACGAGGGACCTACTCGGAAGTCGCACGGCCACGCGGAAAGCGAGGGTGATGAACACCGCATGCACAAGCTGGAGGCCTTCGCCGCAAGCCTGGCGAAGACGCGCCTGACCCTTCGAGACTTGAAGGAACCTGGCGAGAACAACGTCATCTACATTCCGCCGGCGCAGGACATACACTACAAGCAGGTTACGGTAGCCCCGATCAGTGTGGGCCCGATGATCGGCCCTAAGCTCCGAACCATCGATACGACGATCATCACCAGCGCGACCATTGCCGTCAATGACACGTTCGACGACATCAAGCGACGCTTAGGTCTTGAAGATCCCGTTACGCCCTGGGAAGGCTACAAGCCGTCGCTCGAGGCCGTCCTCGAGACACCATTCGACTACAACCGACAAGCCCTTTTATACACGCCCAAGGACCTCCCGCTCCCCACGTCCAGTCGCGATCCCGCGATGCGCACGAAGTATCTCGACTCTCTGTCAACGCGCATCGCCAAACTAATCAAGGCTTCGGACGGTAACGCTTTCGTGCTTTTCTCGTCCAAGGAGGATATGAGGGAGGTACATCTTCGCCTCCTTGAGGAAGGCCTTCCGAACCCCATCGTCATGCAGGGAGAAGATGCTGAGGCAACGTTCAAGGAGTTCAAGAACACCCCGCGCAGTGCCCTGCTCGGCGTGAAGTCCTTCTGGGAGGGTATCAACGTCGAGGGCGAGAAACTCGAGCTCGTCATCATCACAAAGCTCCCGTTTCCAAATCCGTCTGACCCCCTCATGCAGGCTCAGACGCGACAGTACGTTCAGCGACAGGTGGCCCGGGGCGTCTCGCAGGAGAACGCTGAGAAGATGGTGTTCAACGTACTCTCCGTCCCCGCGATGCTCACCGATCTACGGCAAGGGGCCGGGCGCCTCATTCGCACGAAGACTGACCGCGGAGTTCTCGCTATTTTGGATACGCGCGTGTGGACAGGTAGCGCCAAGCGTACGCCACAACCCGACCAAAAGACCTACTGGGGTTATGGCATGGGCGCAGTCAAGGCCGTTGGTTTCGGCCAGCGCACAGACGACTTCAGTCTCGTCGACCGCTACCTGGCCATGCTTCGTCGTGCACGCACCAAAGCGTGAGGTTTTCGTGCGAGCCAGACACAAAGTCATCCGCAACCGAGAGCAATATGAGCATGTACTAGCGTGCCTGGTACAACTGCGAGAGCAGCGTAACAAGACACAGGCGCAAGTAGCCGCTGGCATCGCGCTATCCCGCTCACAGTACACCTTGATCGAAAAGGGTCAATCGACTCTCAGCATAGATCAGCTCATCAGCTTGGCACAATTTTACGGCATCGAGCCCCGTGTGTTCTTCGCAAGCCAGTAGACACGGCATGGCTGGAGAGGGTAGCCTCCTCTCCAGCCATTTTCCCGGGAAGGGTGATGCCGGCAAAGCTAATCATTGCAGTAGACGCCGTGGTGAGCCGCGACAGAACTCAGGTAACCGCGGGGGCCGTGGTTTACCTCGTAAACGCTTCAGAGCCTGTCTTTGAGTATGCTGATGCGCAAGGACGCCAGCGACGTACGCGATTTCTGAGTAGCTTAGCGCGAATCCCTGACTACGCAATGACAGCCGTGCTTAGGCACCTACGACAGTCCACTCTGGGCTGGGCCACCGTAGTCTGCCCAGCCACGAACGCCCTCGAAGCCAAAGGAATAGCAGTGGGGCGCTGTGTAGAACGCTTGCTGTACCAACACCCTGATGTCGTTCGGGACTTGAAGTACGACGATGTCCATATATACTTGCCGGATGGGCACAGGATCTCCACCGAGCTCGTAAGCCTGACACCCCAGGTTCTTCGCGCCAATTCGTGGCGAACCAGCGCCGCGCGGCTACTAGCCAAACACCGAGAATAAGGTAGAATGCGCACATGACTGCTCCCCTCGTTTCGCGCGGCACCGCTCAGTGTATGAAGTGTCAGCGCAAGCTGTCGTCCGCAGATCGCGTCATCCCTGCGTACATCGTCGAGAAGACCGGCGTGAACCCCGACAATGTTCGTCAGTTTGGTGCGTGGCTTTCAGGAGAGTTCGAACTCATTCACGTGGATTGTGAAAACCCTAGCTTGGATAAGCTGATTGTTCTCGGCGGACAGTAATCATGGCAAAAGCGGGCATTTTTGACCCTTGGCGGCAAACTCCCGATCTGGCAGAACAAAATCCTGAGCCGAAGACCGCCATGCGCATCGCAGACGCGCTCGAGGTGGAAGCTGAGGAGTCTTGTTCCTGTGTATCCTTTCCTGGTTATCGCGGACAACTGAACGTTTGGCTCAACTGCGCAGAAGCCTCTGTACAAGAGGGCACTTCGGCCATCGTTGATCTGATTCACTTGTTGTGGGTCAAGGGATTCAAGCAGTCGCTCATGACATTAGGAATCAACGTAACTGCGCGAGATGGCGGACAACTCCGTGTCTCAAATGGCCGAGGTGATGCGATCTTTGTCGATACGCACGATGCAAAAGACGCAGTCGATATTCTCGTATTCGCCTTGCGGGAGGCCCAAGATGATCCTGCAATCAAGGCGTACATACAGAAAAGCAGCATAAAAGCACTTCTTATCTGAGGACCCCATGAACCAGCTGCGATGCCAGGACTGCAAGTTCTACGACCCCATTTTGCCACCGAGAGGCAAGCAGAATACACACGGCTGGTGCTCGCAGTGTTCGGTGTACCCGTTTAAGGAGGGGCCCGGACAGCGCTTTCCACCTGGAGTGAAGCGCGTCAAAGAACCTGGGCTGCCCGCGCGACCGAGAATCGTGCGCGCAGACGAACTCGTAGATTACTGCGCTCACGCTGAGTGCAAGACCCGGAGGTAGCCATGGAAAAGACGAAGGTATCTTTGCCGAACGGCAAGGGCGGCTGGACTGAGGTTGAGGGCGAGGTTCTCGCCAAGGATCAGAAGGTGAACGAGAAAAAGCAGAAGGAGGCCCTGAATCGGCAGTTCATCGAGGATGCTGGCGGACTCACGGAGCGGTTCGCCAAGTTCGCGAACGTCTATTGCAAAGAGAACGGACTCGAGAAGGAACACCTGGCGTTCTCAGCCGCGCTCTTCTGCGTGAACCTGCGCGAGGATTACCCTGGAGGCAAGGATCAGTTCGACGCTCTCGCAGTGGCTGCCGCGGAATACTATGACGCGAACGCCCCCAGGGCCAAGGTGAAGAAGTGAGCGTCGTAAGCAACGCGGAGAAGCAGTACCTGCTCCTTGTAGCCCGGCGCGTTTATCGTGGACAGCAGGAAACAAAGGCTCGTGGCGAGACGTACCACGATCTGTCCCCGTACACGACACTCTCCTGCGGTCTTCGTGTGCGTCTGGTATTTCGAAGCATCCATGAAAAGGTACGGCCTGTGGTGATCTTCAAGGGCACACCGTTCCTTCAGAACTTTTCTGTTGAAGATCTCGAAGAGGCAGCGACCGATATCGCGGGTGAGCCTGTGAGTGGTCCTGTTCTTGTCGCTGACACCCTCGAGTTCTATAACGGTGATTCATGACCAAACCCACACTGTTCATCGGCATCGACGGCCCAGCACTCATTCCGGGGCAAGATCCTGAGCCCTTTCTGCGCGCGGAGATCGCGCCGTACGTCAAACCCTTTCTCCACTGGGCTACGCAGCACTTCGACGTTCGGTGGGTCACCGACCGCAGTCCCCGGGATGCGTTTTACTTGAACGACAAGTTGGGCTTGAAGCAGGACGCAGTTCCTGTCCACACGTTCGACGTGTCGAAGGTGGAGATCCTCGAGCCACACAAGAGCTTCTACTGGATCGACGCCGAGCTCATTCCCCACGAAGTCACCTGGCTCGCTCAGCACGGCCATACTGACAAGTTCCTCTCCGTCGATCCGGAGAAGGGCATCACCCCCGAGCACAAAGATAAGCTCGAGGCATTAACTCGCAAGCGGTAGGAGACCATGGACAAGACGATCACGTGCAAGGAATGCAACACCGATTTCACGCTCACTGAGGGTGAGCAGCAGTTCTTCAAGCAGATGGCTTACCAGGAACCCAAGCGCTGCAAGGTGTGCCGGACGCAGCGTAAGCAGGCCCCCGATACTAACCAGACTACGAGGGAACAACGTGGAACAGTTCAATGGATCGATGGAAGCCACGGCTCCGAGCACGACGGAGATAAGCCCCGCAACCACCGAAACCGCCGGCGCAACCGCTTCAAGTCCGACGACACCTACTAAGCCTGTCAAGAACGACGAAGTCGTGCCGTACGCAAAGAAGGGCTGCTCCAAGTGCCGCTATAGCACTCTCGGGCCGGGCCTTCTACGCGTCGTGAACAAGGATCGCAACGCGCGTTACGAAGTCTGCTCGTGCGCATTCAACCGCTTCCGCAAGGCCCACCCCAACTTGGTATACGACGGGACTACGGGTCAGTGGTACTGGCCATGACAGTCCAAGTGAAGATTGTGGCTGACAGCGTGTCAGCCAACAACGGGAAGCGTTTGACCACATTCCAGGTTCGGTACGGTCGTCCGATCCATGCTGAGGTCATGACTCACCGTGTCTTCAGCCGTAACGCTTCGAGTTCTCGCGCAATCCCCGTCGAGAAGATCATTCAGGATGTGCTGGATGATCCGTACATCCCAGTCTACTGGGGAAAGAATCGCCAGGGCATGCAAGCCACAGAGGAGATGTCCCCAGAAGAGGCAGTGCATGCCAAGGCACTGTGGCTCGAGGCACGCGACAGCGCCGTAGAGCAGGCTCGTCGCCTTCTTGATGCAGGGCTCCACAAGCAGGAAGTCAACCGCATCCTCGAGCCTTTCGCGCACATCTCGGTCATCGTCTCTGCGACCGAGTGGGGGAACTTCTATCATCTTCGACGAGCTGAGGACGCACATCCAACCATCAGGCAACTCGCCAACAAGATGTACGCAGTGCACCGGCTCAGCATTCCGGTATCCGTTCTGCCGAACGCGTGGCACCTTCCATATGTCACGGAAGACGAGCGCAGGACGTACTCTGATGTCGAGATCTTGAAACATCTCTCGGTCGCGCGCTGCGCTCGCGTTTCGTACAACAATCACGACGGCACGGAGCCCAACGTTCAAAAAGATCTGGAGCTTCACGACCGGCTGTATCACGCCTTGCACATGTCGGCGTTCGAGCATCAAGCGACGCCGATGCTCAATGCCTGTACTCGGGGTGGCAATTTCATGGGCTGGAAGCAGTACCGTTCCGAAGTCCCATCTGAAAACCGCCCGGTGTATCCGGGCATCTGAGGCGTGATGATACACTTTCAGATTCGAACGATCCCCGCCCTTGTCGCGATGGCTCTAACCTTCGCGGCGGGGTGGGGTATCGCCAAGTGGCGCGGAGCTGAAAGCCGGGCACACCTGCAAGCCGAACTTAACGAGTATCGGGCTCTCGTGGAGGCAACGCAGGAAATAACACAGAAGAGCCTTGACCACTCAGTCGAAACTCAAGCACAGCTCACCGATTGTATGCTCAAGCTAAAACTACAACGCTCACTCGCTGAGGGTAAGTAATGCAGATCATCGGCATCCTGGGAAACGCAGGTTCAGGTAAGGACACCGTTGGCAAGATGCTCGTCGAACTCACGGAAGGGGTATCCCTCGCGCTCGCCAATCCGTTAAAGGAGTTTGCACAGGACGTCTTCGGCTTTACTCACAGCCAGCTCTGGGGTCCGAGCGAAGCTCGTAACGCCATCGACGCCAACTACTCAAGAGATCCTTCTCGAGGTTGGCTCCGGCGTCTGTTCAGCACCGAACTCAGTTCACGTGCGCGCCTGAGCAATTGGCATCAGGCGCGGTATAATCTCGAGGCCTATGGTCCCAACTGGATCGAGGAGGTTCTGCCAGACGCTGACCCTGGTGAATCTATGGGCGCCCTGACAAACTGGTTCAACGAACTCCCTACCGACGCACTCACGCCCCGTGTGGTGTTACAGACGCTCGGAACGGAGTTCGGGCGCAAACAGGATCCAGACGTGTGGATCAAGGTGGCGCTGGTGCGCGCCAAGGCGTTTCTCAGCGAACCGGAATTCGTGACCACCGTTTGCATCACCGATGTGCGCTTCCTGAACGAGGCGCGGCTTATCCGCGAGTCTGGGGGGCAAGTTTGGCGAATCCGCCGTCCTGGCGTTTCGCCGCTCACCACGGGCATTGCAGGTCATGCTTCAGAAGAGGAGCAGAAGAAGCAGGAGATGGACAGCTACGTGACCTTGGATCTGAACAACCGCGGAACCCTGGCAGAGCTGTATCAGAACGTGAAACACGCCATGGAGGTCCTAGACCCCTAATGCTCGAGCTTGAAGTCGCTGGGGAGACTTTCGAATTCTCCCTACACAACACAGGCTGCGGCGGCCCATGTTACGCCGCAGCCTGTGTCAAGTATCAGTTCAGCACGCTCAAATTGCCTAAGGTATACCAGCACAAACTGGATCGCCTGATCGAGAAGGGTGAGTTCGCGCAAAATTCCCTGGACGACGCCGTTTTCGAGAGTTGTCAGACGGATTGGTGGGAGTGGGCTACTGACCGCGTGGCAGAGTTGGGTCTCGGTAAGATCTACTCGGCTGGCCGTTCTGGTGGTTGGCTCATACTCCACGATTGGCCTGAGAGCCGCCTTGAGGGGCTGTTAGGTGACCCCGAGTGCCATTACTGCGGTCTTCCATACCGTGAACACGCGGCTGGCAATAAATGCCTTTACGAGCCAACGTGGTATAAGCCAATAGAGGATGCAGATATTGAGCGGCTTCGAACCATTCACGCTTTCTTGCAAGAGTGCGAAGAGAGCGTGAAGACCTACGTCCCTGTCAGCATGCGCGACGAGTACAAGTACCGCATTGATGAAGCTTGGGCAGACCACCAACAACGGCGTAAGGAGAAGGCGAATGCGAAAAAAGTGGAGCGACGAGGAGATCGCGTATCTGCGCGAGCATGCTCCCGTTGAGCCCTCAGCCTCGATTGCGAAGGCACTTGGTAGAACGCGTGAATCTGTGTCGTGCACCTGCCATCGGCACGGGATCGAACTCCATACGATACGCACAACAGGGCCGGTACACGTTTGGACCGAGGAGGAGCTCGAGTGGCTTCGACAGCACGCCAAGGAGCTCACCGTTCCGCAGTTGATGAAGAAGTTCAGCATGACGTATGACGCTGTGCGCACCATTCTGAAGCGCCGCGGTATCGAGTACAAACGCGAGAAGAAGCCCGTGACCAAGGCCGAGCAGTTCAAAATCATGGGCTTATGCGAACACTATAGCCGTGAGGAGATTGCCAAGCGCATAGGTAGGCCGCTCGGAACCGTTCACAACCTGATGGTACGCCTCGAACTCCACAGCTACTCCGGCTGCTATACGCAAAGGCGCCTGGTCGAGGAGACGGGCTACGCCATCTCGCAACTGGTACGCGCTCGCGATGCCTTGGGACAGAAGTGGAACTGGACGGGTAAGCGGTATCTCATCAGCGAGTGCCAGTTCGAGCGGCTGATGCTCTACTTCAGGGATCCTGAAGCGGCACTCGCAGCAGTGGAGGCAGCGTGAGAAAATCCTGGGACGAATATTTCATGGACGTCGCACAGGTGGTGGCTACGCGCGCCACCTGTAATCGCATCCCAGAGGGTGTCGGCGCAGTGATCGTCCGTGACCATACGATTCTCTCCACGGGTTACAATGGTTCCGTTCGAGGACAACCGCACTGCGATGATGCGGGGCACATGATGGAACACGACCACTGCGTTCGCACTGTTCACGCAGAAGCCAACGCGATCCTCCAGGCTGCGAAACACGGTACCCGCATCGACGAGGCCGACATCTACGTCACTGCGTCGCCGTGTTTCAACTGCTTCAAGCTCATCGCCAACAGCGGTATCAGGCGGATCATCTTCGGCATGATGTACCGCGATGAGCGCATTACGGCGTTCGCTCGAGACGCGGGGATCGAACTTGTAAACTGGTCCAAGGAGTGCTAGGTGGTATTCAAGGGCCCGCGGTCAGGTCCCTCACCAAGTGAGTAGACGCAATGAGTGTTAGAGCAAAGATGCAGTGCATCACAGTCAAGGATGATGAGAACAATCCTGGGCAGAAGTTGGTGAGTCTCTACGCCGTCTACGAGGACGGTGAAGCCAACAAGGAATGGTCGAAGTTCACGCCTTGGGGTGAGGTGACGCTCGCCATCACCAACCCGGAGGCCTTCAATCAGTTCGTTCAGGGCAAGGTCTACTACGTCGACTTCACCGAGGCCGAGTAGCACTCATTCAAAAGAAGCACGGCACGAAGTTTCTCATGCCGTGCTTCTTCTCATTGAGGCGTAGCTCAACTGGTAGAGCACCGGACTTTGACTCCGGGTGTTGAGGGTTCAACTCCTTCCGCCTCAGCTTCTTTACGGAGTAACGCCGACGTAGCGCAGTTGGTAGCGCATCTGCCTTGTAAGCAGAGGGTCCCCGGTTCGAATCCGGGCGTCGGCTAAGGTATAAGGATTACACCCTACTCAGGAGGTTATCATGATCTTGTTCGAGCCTTTGTGGGCGCTCTCATTGGTAGCACTGGTGGTTACGGCTCTATGGGTGTGGCCTGACGAATCATAAAAAAGACGCTATTAACCAAAGGATGCGCACGACCACCTACTTCGGATTCGCCATCGCTGATTCGATGTTCCCCGAGAACTGCTCCGCCCACCGCCACGCGCGTGGACGTCACCCCGTGCATCAACCCATCTCATAAGGCGACCATCGACGTGCTCAAGGAGCGCTTCGGTGTCGTGGTGCCCATTCCGAAGGCGCCGCCTATCGTGCAACTGCTCGAGGGCGACGCCATCATCGTGACGGCTGTCAACAGTACGAATACGTGACGATGCGGAAGCACAGTGCCATCGAGGACGAGTTCGCGCTGAAGATGCAGCAGAAGAACCGCGAGCTGACCCAGCGGGTGGAACTGCTTACCGCGCGTGAGACGCACATGAGCGACCTGGAGAAGCAGGTCTCCGAGATGCCAGTTCTGATCGAGAAGGCGGAGAAGAAGGGCGTCGCCATCGCCGAGGGGCGCCTGACCAAGGAGTTCGAGCACCGGATTCAGCTGCTGGAGATGACGGCGGCGAACGACGCCAAGGTTGCGGCGCAGAACGCTGCCTCGCTCAGCGCCAACATTGCGCATCAGGCACTGCAGATCGAGGCCATGAGGACCGACCTCACGGCGGCCAACCTGCGCGCCGAGACCATCGCGGCCAAGGCGCTTGAGGCCAGCAGTGGCCAACAGGCGCTCGCCGTGGCGATGCAGTCCGCTGCCAACCGCGATAACGGGCTTGGCAACGGCAAGCGCACCTAGTACACTGCAATCGTAATGCTGGGAACAGGGTTCTGTTCCCAGTTTCGGGGCTGATCTGGTTTCGACGAGGGAAGAAACAGTTGAGATGCGAGCCGTGGAAGTCTGCTAGGCCACGTAAAATCCTGCGGACAAATTCAAACGCCAACGACAACATCAATGTGTTCGCGCGTCAGCTGGCCGTGGCCTAAACCACCACACCAGCGAGTTCTCGATGGTCTAACCGATCTCAGGGTAGTTGAGAGCTAACTTATCTGGGAGACCCTCAATCACGGCGGCGCCAGCTTGTAACGTGATTGCGATGGCAGGCTAAAGGGCGTTTGTAGCACCCCGCCTCGGGTAGAGGCTACGCTCGTAGTATCTTTTCAGGATCAACCTCCGGACGAGGGTTCGATCCCCTCCAGCTCCACTGGAACAGTACAGTAGCGTATCAAAGGCCCCGCCTAAAAGCGAAGCAAGTGCTACCGTGTAGGCATACACGTTAAAGTGTTGGGTCCGGGTTGCGCCTAGCACCACAGGGGTCTGACGTCGTGAGACTGTAGCCGCTCGGGCGACGCGATACCGTCCAACTGTACTGTTCCACTTCCTCGTGCGTAAGCACGGGTGGTGGAAGGCCGGGAAAGTCGGAACTCTCCGACTTTCCCTTCGCCCCTGGAGGCTGGCAATTCTGCCAGCCTCCTTTTTTAGGTTCATAGGAGAGGTCATGTCTATTTCGAAGATGGAGGGACAGAACGTACCCGTCTTGCTATGGGCACCGCTGCATGAAGTAGAGTCGGAAGCGCTCACGCAGTTGCGTAACGTGGCAAACCTGCCCTCAGTCCGATACGTGCGCGCGATGCCTGATGTGCACACAGGGTTCGGTGTCCCTGTTGGAAGCGTCGTAGCCCTGAAAGACGCCGTATCGCCAGGAATTGTTGGTGTCGACATCGGGTGCGGCATGCGCGCCCTGCGCACCTCGCTTCGCGAAGAGATGCTTCCCAAGGACCTCAAGGCGCTGCGGCTGCGCATCGAGGAGTTCATTCCTGCAGGGACTGGCTGTGCGCATGCGTCTACTGATCACGTGAAGGGTGATAACGTCTACGACGAACTCTGGGAGCGTGTGAAGCAGACACGTCAGGCCAAATGCTCGCTCGAGAAAGCGCAGCGCCAGATGGGTACGCTTGGGTCTGGTAATCACTTTATCGAGGTGTGCGCCGACACGGATGGGTTCGTCTGGCTCATGTTGCATTCAGGCTCGCGTAATTTCGGCAAGGAGGTTGCTGAGAGCTATACCCATCTGGCAGAGGCGCATCCGGTTAACCGAGACCTCCCTGACAAGCGCGTCGCGGTGTTCCCGTGTGAGTCCCCTGACTTCGCGGACTACTGGCGGGACATGCAGACGGCACAGATGTACGCTGAGCTGAACCGCCATCTGATGATGCAGCTGCTGGGCCTGTCCTTTGAGTCGATGCACCTGGAGACAGGGCACGTTGGCCCTTCGATCAGTTGCCACCACAACTACGCCATCGAGGAAGAAATCAATGGCGAGAAACTGATCGTCGCCCGCAAGGGTGCCATTGAAGCTCGCGAGGGTCAGTGGGGTATCATTCCGGGTGCAATGGGGCGCAAATCGTTCATCGTCCAAGGGCTCGGCAACGAAGAGAGCCTCATGTCCGCCAGCCACGGGGCTGGACGCAGGATGAGCCGGTCAAAGGCGAATAAGACGTTTACCGTCGAGGATCTGAAGGAGTCAACGAAGGGCGTCGAGTGCTTCATTGGGAAAGGAGTTCTCGACGAGATCGCGATGGCCTACAAAGACATCGCGGTCGTCATGCAGAACCAAGTGGACCTCGTCGTGCCGAAGTACGAGCTCCATGCCTTGATCACAGTCAAGGGCCACAACGAGCACTGATGACTACCTTTATCGTAGGACTCTTGTTAGGCACTGTTTCAACGCTCATCGCGTTCAAGATCTTTCCGGTACTTCAGTACTTCAAGAAACCGCCGAAAGTTGAAACACTGGAAACCCTCAACGTCACCGGGCGGTTCGCGTTCGTGTTCAAGAAACCACTATCTGGGGCTGACGTAGGCGCCTATGTAGCTGCTGGCACCAAAACGGTAATCGCGCGAAATCCACTCCACATGGAAATCGCACCAGGCGCTTATACAGTGCGGCTACACGTTACGGCCTATTTCGACAAACACGCAACCTGACCTAAGGGCGGCACCCGCAACGGTGCCGCTTTTTTTGGCCACAGATGGTACGTGACGCCGGCTGCCTGCTCCCCTATCATGTGAGGGAACAGCCTCTCCCTCGGAGCCTACCTTGCGCCTGCGCGTCATCTCACTAGTGGACTGGCTCTTTTTCATCGCCTTCCCACTGGCCTCAGTAGTCCTAGCAGTCTACACCCTACTCACACCTCAGGAGGCGTCTGCAAGGCTAGTGTCCTGCATCTCGGCCATGGGCTGGGTCGCAGTCAGCGTGGTTGTGCTACTTCAGCACTACCAAACCCGGCGCGTACTCAAGTTCGAGAGTAAGCACCAGGTGCGTGTGGGCTGGCTTCAACCGCAGTACGAGGTGTACCCGGTTGTCTTCGACGAAGAGGTGGAGTCCCTGCTCGTCAAGCTCGAGCAGGGATATCCTTGTGCCCGCCAGGCGCTCCACGGCTGCACCGTGATCTTTCGCGAGGCTACTTGGATACAGTTGGGAACGTTACGCCGTGTCGCTGGCGAACAGGATGGGGAGTTCATCGTGGTGGGCTGGCGGCCGCGAATCCACGATAGCGCACTCCAGCACGAGTTGGCACATCGGGTGCTACAGGTGTGCGCAGGCGATCCCTCGGAAGAGCGAGCACATGCAGTCCTGGTCAAGCTGGGGCTCTGATCTTTTTCTTCTTCGGCTTCCGGTGTTTACGAGGTAAAACCTTGGATGGTGGTTGGAAGCCTACAGGTCGCGCGGGCGCGCTCTTGTATACTGACTCCGTGGGCATCTGGTTTACGAGGTCGAAGAACATCTGAAGTCTCTGCGCGTTGGCTGCGAATTCGTACTCGTCCGTCTCGAGCAGAAGCGTGAGGATCTTCGTGGTGTTGCCAACCAGTTCCAGTAGTAGATCAGACAGGTCGCCCGTGTAGTCCATGGCCGCTACCTCGTGATATCCGGGGGTCATCTCTTGTGGCAGGTCATCCTCGAGGCCACGCATAGAGCTCACCACCCCAGACAAAAGCACCGTCTGTGATCGTTACTACCACCACGTCCGTGTGGCTGTTCGGCCTGACGTACGCTACTGCGAATTGGTGACACCAGCCCGCCTCTCTTCCATGAAGCCATCCGGGTCGCAGAGTCCGCAGGCACCCGAGGCCGAGACCTAACTGGTTCCCACGCTTAGACGGCTTGAGGTATGCCTGGTGCTTATGCGTATGTGCATAGACTACAGTGTGCCCCGGTTCGCCATAGGTGTCGACCATCTTGACGGCGTGGTACTTCGAGCCAAAGCCTTCGCCGAGCGTCTGGTGTCCGTGGGTGATGTCCAGGTCACCGCGGACGATGGGTTGTTCATCCTCAGGCACCCAGGTCGCCCCTATCTCGTCGAGCGAGAGTCCCACCTTGACCGTGAGGGCCCCAGCTATCTGAGGTAGCTGTGCGGCGGTGATACGGCGCAGCCTCGTTTCGTGGTTTCCCTCGAGCAGCGTGAGTTGCGCGCTAGAGCAGGCTGCGCGCACCTCGCGTAGGACCCCCTTGCCCGCAGAGAAGTCCTCGAGCAGCGTCGTGAAGTCCGTTCCAGGGTGTTGGGAGCAACTCTCGAGCTCGAGGAAGTCACCGAGGAACACCACCTCGTCCACAGGGTGCATCGGAAGCCACGCGCGTACGATGGCATACCAGGCTGCCTTGTCATGATCCGGCACATGCAGGTCCGGTAATAGCAAAATGGTGCGGCTGTTCGAGCTGCGCTTAGGAGCCGCTTGCACAGGGCGCTGCTTGGTGGTCTTATCACAGAGGCACTGCTTGCACTGGTTCCTGAGTCCGTCAGGGTTCCGTGCAAGGCGATAGAAGTACTCGGCGGTGGCGGGGAACTCGCGAAGACAGCGGGTACAGGTTTTGTGCACGGTGGTCTCGCTTGCGCGTGGCTCCTTCCCTCGAAAAGAAACCTAGGCGATCCTGGCCTTGGAGTCAAAAACGCCTACACTCCATAGGAGGTGATCACCATGCGCATTTTTATCCTGGATGACGAGGCTCTACGGCACGATTACTTCGAGACGAAGTACGCGGGACATGTGTGTGTTCACACTTACACTGGTGAGGAAGCTCTTACGCGTCTACGGAGTGAGCCTCGCTTCGATGTAGCCACGTTAGATCACGACCTCGGCCCTGGGATAGACGGGACCGAGGTCGCGAAGACTTTAGTTGATCCTGAGCGATTTCCGCCAGAAAAACTTCCAGCGGTGATCGTCGTGCATTCGTTCAACTACTACCGTGCACTGGGTATGGTCTCGCTGTTTCAGAGCGTAGGCATCGAGTCACGTTGGGGACGGTTCGGCTACTAGCTCCAGTGCACTTCGAGGGGTGCGAGGGTCTTTGGGTCTGTCGTGCCCCAACCCAGACAAACTGTTCCCTCGTTTCCATAGCGGTCCAAGACGCCTTGCACAGTCTCTCGCACTGTGGCGTAGTGGTGTGGGCGACCATAGTCCATGTAGGCGTAGCCGCCGTCGCGCTCGAGTAGGCAAACGTTGTGCCCTCCTAGAGTACCGTCCCGCTGCATGTAGGCTACGGTAAGGATGCGTGGATTCTTGTACTCAAGGTTTGAGTTGGCGATGGCTGTTGCGCAGTAAAGTGCGAACTCGTCGCAATCGCCGATTCGCCGGTCACCTTCTGTGCCAACGTACTGAATCTTACCAGGATAAGAGAAAGCATCGAAGAGCTGCGCCCAGGAGTCTGCCGTCCAGATAAGCCGGCAGATGAAGGCGACAAGATCGTCCATGTTCTGGTACGCGGGGACCTGGATGTTCTGGTACTTCCGCTCGAAAAGTCGACGGTACAGCCAGGACTTAGCCTGGCAGATGCGAAGCCTGAGGTAGAGTACTGTGCCCAGTCTACAGAAGAAGATGCCGAGTTTGCGAAACATGGGGCTCCTTACTTAGAACTGGGCGATCCGGTTGAGCCGCACCTGGTCTACGTAGACCTTGTCCGCCGCCCCATTGATGTCAGCCTCGGTCTTCACTACGCCCGTATTCGCGCAGATTTCTCCAAGGGTTCCACCGAAAGTGGTGGCCGCGTTGAAAGTAAGACCGTTGAAGCAGAACTGATTGCCCGGAGCAAAATTTACTGCGTAACCGGTGTGCCCCGTGATAGTGCAGCTGGTTAGCTGTACATGCTGGTTCTTACCGTAGATGCGGATTCCGTCGCGGCCACAGTTACGAATAGTACAACCGCTAAGACCCACTACAGTGCAACCATCGTCATCGCCGCCAGCACCGAATCTCAGCCCGTCCTCAGTACAGCTTTCAATGATACCATCGTCTACTTCCATAGACAGAGAGTTGAAGAGCTGAATGCCGACTTTACAGTTTCGTACGATGAAGAAGTTGGTGTAGACGTAGCGTATGCCAGCGTTGAACCACAAACCCTCGTCAGTCATATTACTTACGATGATACCCCAATTGGTAAGAATCTGCGGAGTGAATACCGTACTGGACTCACACTGCACACCCTTTTTGCCTGAGTCGATGATAACGTCGCCTACTGCTACGTGGGTGTTCAGTGACTGGTATATACCTGCGTAACCGCTCGCCGAGATGTAGCTATGGTAGATAAACAGCGCAGCGCCTTTGTACGCGTAGGCGCCATAGTAGCTCGTAGCGCCGATAAAACAGTTCCTGACGACCAGCGCCGCCGTATTCGTCGTATAGCAGCTGTAGTATGCCGTGGTGGCAGACAGCTTGAAATTCTTCAGAGTAAGCGCAGATCCTCCTGCCGCGTTGAGTTGTACGTTAGCCGTGGCGGAAGAAGCGATCAGCTCTGCGGCGGGCTCCACGATTACAAAGGTAGCGTTGGCCCAGTTAGGTTTCCCCGCCAATTCGAAAGAGGTCGCGGTATTACTGGCAATAGGGAAAGTTTCGCCCACGTCACTTGTCGAAGACGGCGCGGTCAAGATCTTGACAAACTTTCCCTTTAGCTCATTGACCGCCCAGCTCGCTGCAGGGACCTGAGCATTGTTGGTAACCATTGAAGTAATGGTGCCCGCGGTAGGGCCAACAAGAGTCGGCGTATCGTAATCATCACCAACGATTGTTATGCCGGCGTTGAGCACGCACGTAATCACGCTAGTTTGATACGCACCGCGTTTGAAGTGAATCGTAATGGCGTGATTCACGAAACGCGGAATCAGATTTATTGCGGCAACCCAGGTCTTGAGAGGCGCGGCTTCACTGCCGTCATTTGTATCCAGGCCATTTGTTGCGTCGACCCACAGGGTCACAGGCGCTGTGGTCTCGAGCGCACTCTTCTCAGCACGGGCCGCTAGATCGTCAAGCAGCTCCTTGGCCAGTGGCTTGCTCGCCATCGCGACTTCGAGGCGCCTGCGGGTCTTGGTGGAAAGAGTCATAGTCTAATCCTTTGGGAGGAGCTTCTTGAACTCGTTCTTGATCTGTTCCTTGCGCTGCCCCATCCCATGCAGGAACTCGTCGACGGAGGCGCCAGGATCACGGAGGTGCATCTTCTCAAGGACACCTGCGCGAGGCCTGGTCGCGAGGAACCGCTGGATAAGTACCTTCCGCTCTTCGGGCGGGAGGTCGTCGTGGCTCTTGTAGCGGATGCCTCGACCGATGACTTGCTTCAACTTCTCTTCGTTCCAGTGTGGCTCAAGAAGCTGGATGAGGCTAGTTCCCTTAAGGTCCAGGCCCTCGCCGCCAGCGCTAGACAACAGGAGCGCCTTGAGCTTGTTGTCATTATAGTCCCTGACGAGCTGTTCGCGTTGAGATCGCGGCATCTCACCAGTGAACTCGCCATAGGGGATCCCGAGAGACTTGATCCTCTCCCGGTAGGGGTTGATCCCTGATGGGAGGAAGTTCGAGTAGATGATGGCCTTGGCTTTCGGGTTCTTCTCCAAAAGCCCTTGTAGTTCCTGTACTGCCTTGTCGATCTTCGGATGCTCAGGTGCATGCTTCGTATCGTAGGCAGCGGTGGAGTTCGACACCTGGCGGATTCCTGTGAGGAAGGTGTTCAACTCCTTCGCTTCGGACTTGGTCGGAGGCATGTTTGACCGGATCTTCTGAGCTACCCAGGGAGGCGCCGCTTTGATGACGGTATCGTAGATCTTGCGCTGGCGCTCGGTCATCGGCACCTTGATTTGCTGCTCTTCAGTAGTCGGAAAGCCTTCTGTAGATCCTGGGTGGTAGTCGACGTACTTCTGGAGGATCTTCTTGAGCTCGGGCTTCCGGTGCTCGGGGATCTCGAGCCGCGTCTCACCAGGTTTGCCCACAAGGGAGCCGAAGAAGCCAGGATCGATTCTTCGCTCGTGAATGTAGCGGCTCTCGAAGTCGGAGGATTTGGCAGGAAGCACGGTCTCGCCGGCCGCGATGTTGATGGGCGCCGCCATGTCCGCGGGGTGGTTGTACATCAGCGAACCCGTGAGTAGCAGGCGCTTCTGCGCTCCGGCGTCCATGAACGCCTTCTGCGCCTTGCCCGGGTTTCGTAGCCGGTGTGCCTCATCGACGATAAGCAAGGGGTTCAGGAGTGACTGCCCGCCGTTTCGAGCGGTCGCTTCCAGGCTTTGGAGGTTAATCGGAAATGGCTTATCCAGGTGCTTGGCCACTTCCTTGCGATAGTTCTCCTGGAGCGCCGCAGGCGTGACCACGTCTGCGGATAAGCCAAGGCGATCTGCGACCGCTAGGCTTGTCAAAGTCTTCCCGGAACCCAGGCCATGAACGATAACCAATCCCTTTTGCTCAGGGTCTTCCATGCGGTCGACGACGCGCTGTTGGTGGGGCTTGAGGTCGGTGAGGAGGGCAGCTTCTTTTAGAAGCAACCCCCGATTACGCAGAGCAACCAGACTTGCGGTTTTTACACCTGGGGCTAAAGGGTTAGTCTTCCCTCGCACGCGCATATAGATCCCATCTTCCGGAGCAATGGGTTTATATGTCGCGAGAGGCTCCGCTTGTTGACCCCCTACAACGCGCTCGTAGTAGGGGCTAGTTCCCACTAGAGAGCCTCCTGCATTTGGTATTTTGGGGCGCAGCCTAAATGACGCTGCCATTAGGCGTAGACGACCTAGTGCTCCTCGCGGATCCGTAGCGATGTGGTGTGTCCAAGGACCCGCGTCACGAAGTTTGGTGGCGTCAAAAACACGTAGACGAGACTGTCCCCAATTGTCGGCGTGCCCGCTTTGTGCGTACCCCGCTGCTACGCTAGGAATAGCGGTCATCCATTGTGGTTCATTCGCCGGCAGATTTATTGGAACGCCGCCCTTATACGCATATCGACGCGCGTTAAACCCCGGTTCGCGAGTAACACTTTCAGGTGTCGCTGTTTGTATCGAGTTCAGCTGTACTACATCTTGCGGCGAATGACGGCCCGAGGAATGCGTGGCTAGCGCAGTTTCATTTATGTGCGCCACCGAGCGCAGACGCGTAGCCTCCGCTGCAATCATCTTTCGGTGCTGCGGATGCGCTTTGGCCGCAGCAGCCATCTCCGCCAGCGAACCTCGCGTATCGGTCACGAACGCTTGCTGGAGCCCCGTGTTCACAGGCTTCATCCAGGTCGCCCACTCACGTCGAGGTGAGAGGTGCGCTAGCAACTCGTTCATACCCATTACAATAGAGGGTGTTTTTTGTCCGGCATGCATAGCGTTGAGTACTGGTTCGCGCATTTCACGCATAGGACGTAGCCAATGCAGGAGGTCTTGCGCCATACGCCCGCGAGTGATACTCGTTTCCTTGGCTACAGATCCCGTGGCGTCCAGCATGCGCCCCAGAAGGCGTGTCCCGACGGCTTCTTTAGTGAAGGCCGCCTTCTGCATCGACGAGCCCTGGGACTCAAGGTGCTGCTTGATGTGCTTGCAGTGCGTACCTTTGCCTGCGTGCCGATAGACGTAGTCAGGGCAGGTGCAGGTGAGCTTGGCGTCGTTGTCGTCGACACGCCACTTCTTGCGCCCGTCCTTGCTAGTGCGGAAGGCGGCCACGACTTCCGCGGACTTCTCCTTGAGCTTCTTCTCCATCTTGTCGAGCTCGATGTAGTAGCGCGGGCTCTCCGTGAGGTGGTCCTTGGCGATCTCCTTTTGAATCTCAGGGTCCGGGGAGTGTTCGCGCTCCACCTTCATGCCCTTGGCGATTTCTTTAGCGTCGAAGTCGCTGTCGGGCTTACCGTTGGCGCGTCCACCGATAATGCGCTCAGCCGCGGCCTTCAGCTCTTGCTGCGTCTCTGGAGGTGGCGCGAACGTGGGGGACATTTTCCAGTTCTGCATATGACCATAGAGATCAACGCCTTGAGCGTGCATCTCCTCCAGTACCTTCTTAGCCAACGGAGTAGCCTGAGAAGCCTGGTCCTTCGCGTAGTAGAACAACCCGGGGACACCCTCGGTCATCACGTGCGGGATGCCCTGAAAATAGGTCTTGATCTTGTCCAGCGGGCTCGTCACCTTCGTGGCCAGCATCGTGGCCGCAGGGTGCGCGTCCTCGTGGAGGGTCCACCCCTCAGGGTGCGAGTGAATGTGAAAGAGGTTGTCCGGATGCCGGAAGGAGTCCGACTGGTCTTGACCTGATTCCGGAATTGCGATCTTCACGGGCTTGAAGCCCAACTGGAGAATATCCTTCTCCGTGAGGATGCTCTTCGGGATGACGATCCGCTGGTGGCCCGTTCCTGTATAAGCCCCGTTCTCGTGCAGTTGCGCCTGCAGTCGGGTGAACCGCTGCTTCAGGAAGCGCATATTTTCGGGGGAATACGTCTGATCAGGTGTTTCGTCGGCAGCGGCCTTCGACGCCTCAGGCTGCAGCATCAGGTGCGAAAGGTTCTCTCCTCGCGGACGCATGTGCGGTGCGAGCACTGTAGCGAGGACGAGCTTCGGCCCCTTTGCGGTATCCACAGTCTTGAATGCTGCGTACCCTGCACCCCGTCCGTCCTGGTGCAGCGGCAGGTAGTAGTGCCCAGGGGACACGAACTCCGACACCCGTCCCGCTTCCGCCTGGAGCAGCGGAATCAGCGCGGGGTCGAGCATCGTACGTTCTTGAAGGCGGTCCAACGCGTGGAGTGCAACCTTCTGGAAGTCGTACATGATCCTACCCCAGCCTGGGTGTCTTGGGGGTGAACATCTTGTTGGCAGCTGCGTCGCCAGCGATACCTGCCACGATGCCCAGGCCAATGGGGAGCAGGTTGGCTCCGGCTTGGATGCCACCGCGAGTCAAGGCCCCCTTAAGTCCCTCGCCGTTAGCGAAGCCTTGTATGGCCCCGCCCACGCCCCCCAGAACGGCACCTGCAGCATTGCCGATACCCGGAACGACCGATGCGCCGCGGCCAAGCCATTTCGACGCAGCGCCGACACCACGACCGATGGTGGCCAGCGTACCCGCATCCTTCTCAGTGATGCCGTAGTGCGCGAGAGCAACCCGAACCCCTGCCGTCTTTGCAGGGAGTAGCCCAGCTTGCGGTTGCGGCGAGCGACCCTGGTACCAGTGGCGCCCACCACCAGCAAGGCCGCCAAGGGTCGCACCCGTGAATGCACCGTTCGCGGCACCACCCAAGAGCGATCCATCGTCGGAGAGTGCTCCGCCGATTCCGCCTACAACGGCGCCTGGAAGAACCCCCGCAAGCGCCCCTTTACCCGCGGCGGAGAGGAGGCCCCTGTTCTGAGGCGAAAGTCTGATAGCGAGAGCGAGCTTCTCGAATTCAAGAGTCATCGTGTACCGATCCTATCTTCGACGGCACTGACAACGCCGTCACCGACATTCGCGCCAGTTCGTGCTCCTGCAAATTCCCCGAGCATTCGCCCAAACTCTGGAAGCTTATCGCCTGCCCACTGCTGCACGCCACGCAGGCTTACCGGCAGAGGGATCATCCGCAGGCCAGCACCAAGCAGGCGTCCCGCCGAGTTGCCCACGTAGTCACCCAGTCGCGAGCCGTAGTGCGTACTGAGACCGGTTGCAAGACCGTGCGCAACGGGGCTACCATCGGTCTCCAGCGCACTGGCCAGCCCTGCTCCCACGCCGATGGGTACGGGCAGCGGTCCCTTGCCCAATCCGGTCTGCGCTCCCAGTTGAAGCAGGTCGCGCGCTGCGAGCTCAAGGGACGAAATATCCGCCGCATGAGACGCGAGTTTTACACCGAACCGAACCAGCACATGTTGCTGGCCGAGTTTATAAAAGGACTTATTCATGTTCCCACTCTCCGCTCGATCTAGGGGCGTGACGACCTAGGTACCCAGAGAGTGGGAGGGGAAGGGAGGCCCCGCTGGACATTCGGTCGTCACGTCCCTACATCGGACAGGACTTCCATAGTATAGGTCATTCAGGTAGTTCGTGAGTTGGCGTCAGCGAACGCAGCAACCCAGGAGGAGCCGCGACCTCTGGCTACAAAGGCCATGTGTCCCTCTTGGTTCTTCGACCAGAGCCCTACTTGGTAGATTTGCTGAGCCAGGTGAACGACGTCGCCGGTATTTCCCCACCGAAGCTGCGCTTCCAGTTCCGCTTCTTTACGGGTCATGCTCCCTCGGGGTCACCCTTCACGTAAGCTTAGGCCAAGCTGAGGACTAAATAAAGACGCGGCAGAGGGCTCACACCCCCTGCCGCGTTTTCTTTTTCTCTTTAGTGGCGTGCGTTACTTCCTCCAGTTCGTTTCACGAGGAAGATCTTCTGGGCTCTCAGGAAAGAGAGTGGTCCAGCAGTCAGGCGCTTTCAGGACAAGGCCGTACTGTGCGTAGATTGGCCACATGTACGGATCATCGTCGATGAAGAGGAAACCGCGGTCGCACTGGAGCGTCTGAACCAGGTTCTGAATGTGTGCGCACTTGTACTCGCTTGGCTTGAGCAGATTGCCGACAGGCCGCATGAGCAGCCACTCTTCGGGAACGACGATGTCGAAGTTCTGGCTGAGCCAAACCGACGTGGTATCGCGCAACATCTCATTGCGGCCGGTGAGGAAGATCAGATCGGTATTGAGTTGACGCAGCTGCTCCAAGCCACGCTTGGCTCCAGGTATGACCGTGTCCTTGGCTACGCGGTTCGGGCAGAGGAATCCCTCCCAGTCCTTTAACTCCTTCTCAAGGAAGTGACTGCGATGTGTGTTGTCGGCGAGGGTTCCGTCGATGTCGATGATTGCGTACATGCCGCTCCTAGGTCTCGTTGGGCACTGGCGCGATGTGCATGTCGCCCTGGATATTGGCGGTAACCCTGCAGGGGATGAAAGTCAAGGTAACGAGGGGCACGCCGGCAAACTTCGTTAGGCACTTCAACGGTTCACCATCAAGCTTGACGAGAGTGTTCCGTCCACGAACACCTCTACCGTGTGCTGAGCGGGCATGTAGTACTCCAAGCTCCGCCGAGTAGTCGGCGGAGCTGGGTGATCAGAAGGTGTTACGCGCGGGTCAGCTTCTCGACCTTGCGCCACAACTTCTTCCGGCCCTCGCTCTCGATAGTGGCGATCTTGCCATCATCCGAGAAAGCGATGACCTTGCCGGTGACGGTACCGCGGCCGATGTTGAACTGCACCTTGCTACCCTTGCGGATGTCCTGAGACATTGCTGCGCTCCTTGATGCCCGGATCACCGGGCGGGTTGTTACGGCCTTTACGCCGTAAAGTTCATTTCTTGTTGCGGGGTTGGCAATTGACCGAACCGAAACCTTCGACAGTAACCTTGGTCCGGTCAGGGGTGTGCATGTGCACAGGAAGGCCGCAGATGGCGCAAAGCTCAGCCTCTTTGTTCGTGGTGACAACACAGTATGCATCGCAGCGCTTGCAGATCAGCTTACCGCAAACGGTGGCGTCTGCGTCCACGATCTCGAGGTTGTGCTCCTGCGTGCAGTACTTCGGGCCAAAGGTGCGCTCGTAACCAGCGGTGTACTCCTTACCACCGTAGTCGAATCGCATCGGTCCCTTCTGAAGATACTGTTCAGGCATTCGGCACCTTCTTGATCTTGCGGCGTGCAAGGAAAAGTTTCTGTGCAGCGAGTAGGACCGCAGTTTCTTTTTCGAGGATATCGAGGCGGGGTTGGTGTGCGCCACGCTTCACGTCGTACCAGAGCTCTCCATAAGCCATCGCAGCTTCATCGAGCTCCGCCTGAAGTTTCTCTAGCTTCGTCACAGTGTTATCTCGAACCAAAAAAACAAACCCCACTCGTAAAGTCGACCACTTCAACCTTACGAATGGGGTTTTACCGTATCGCTCGAGGGCACGTCAAGCGGATTCGACTACAAATCGTCGTAACCGCATATTTGGCACTGACTAGACATGAAACCGGAGACCCATGCACTAGTTCCGTCCGGATACTTGTGCTCGCATTGGCGCATCAACTGCGCGCCAATTTCGATACACACTTTCCGCTCAGCTTTTAGGTGTTCGATCTGCTCGTCGAGATGCCTTCGGTGTACTCGCAGAGCCTCTTTTACACGGCCTGCATCCGCCTGCTTCATGTGTTCCAGGATCAGTGGTTCGAATGATGTTGGGCCGTAGAGGCACTTGTTGTTATCAGCGTGTTCTTCCTTGATCGTGAGGCAGTGGCGGCAGCAGAAGGGTATTTCTGTCTTGTTCACGCATTCTCCTTGTGTCGCCGACGGTTGAACTCTACCAGGACAGACCGATACTTCTCGGGCACAGCTCTCCCCGGTTGAACGTCGGTAATCGGTTCGAAGGACGTCGGAGCGTAGAGGCACTTCTGCTCTGCGTGATCATCCTTGTGCAATAGGCAATTCGCGCACCACTCGTCGAAGTCCTCGTACGTCATGTAGAATTCTCTGGCTCGCCAAAGGGGCATCACGAATCTCCAGCTTTCCATGCGAAATACTTTCGCCTACGAGGGTATGAGAATATGTACCCAAAGCAGAAAGGAGTCCTTATGCCTGAAGTAGTGATCACTCGCTATCACGGGGAGAAGGCCAAAAAGTTACGGGATCGCCTTCACATAGAGGCTGAGGAAGGTTTCGATGCGGTCGACGTTCACGAGATCGCGGGCGTTACTATGTTGGCGATCAACTGTAAGTTCGATGCCCCTCGATACATCCCACCAGTGGGTTACCAGGCAACATACCGCACGGTGAAGTAGTGCGGCTAGGAGGTAGCATGCCAAAATTCGTGTGGGAGGTATCTCCACAGCTACTGGCGCTCAAAGCAAAGGTTCGAAAGGCTGAAGACGTTTACGGGGATGCCATGGGTAGATTCTACACGGGACCCGAAAAGGGGAAGGGCGCACCTCCAGATAAGACGGCGATGTATGAGGCTGCCATGGAACTCTACCTGGAGCTGTGTCGAGGCATCCAGGCGATCCCCGACCCTCCCCCTGTGCTCACGCCCGAAGAACAGTTCTTCCAGAGTGATCGGGAGAACTGGGCGAGGGAACGGGCGAAGCGGGACTTCATCAAGCCTGAGGAGGATTAGGATCCACTGCTCCGGGGATGCGTTCCCGGAGCAGTGGTTTCTTTTGCCTAGACCGAAGCGTCACGGACGGACAATGTACCGTCGCCTCGCAGCTTCGCCGTCACCTTCATCGCGAGTGCCAGCGAACTGAACTCGTGCGGCCGGTCGGTGACTTCCTTTCCAATCCAGGGCGGTCGGGTGAACTGCTGGTTCTCGTGGTTGAGCTCTACTTCGGCGATCCAGAAGTCGAGCGCAGGAACGTAGTCGAGGAGCCACCCATCGCCCATCTCTCGTCGGTTCTTCGAAATAACGACAGGGCACATCGTGAGAAGAGCAAAGCCGAACTTGGGAAAAATCTCTGTCTCGAGCTCCTCGCGCACCAACATACCCGCGTTCTTCACGGTGAGGTAGGCGCGCGGCACATCGTCTGGCTGACTGGTCGTCACCACGCGTACGCGTACCACAGGGGCAGTGACCGAGAGGTAGCCCTGTGTGATCTTCTGCACCTTCATCGCCTCCTCCTTGGTGAGCGAGGGGATGAGGTCCGGGTGAACAAGGAACTTGCGCTCGATTTCCTTCATGTCCAACTCCTGTCTTTTTCGACAATGTCGTCGACAATCGCGTGTATCTCGTCAGAGGTATACTTGCTATCACGGATATTCAAGGGTTCGAAGAGGGTAGGCGAATACGGACACCAACCCCCAGTAGAATGATCGTGGTAATGAAAGTGACAGTGGGCACAGGCTTCGTTAAATACTGTCTCAGACTGTTTTCGGCCGATGAACCGCGGGCCTCTATTTTTCTCGCACCACTCTCCCGGGTCGAGATTCAAGCCCGGCGAGAGGTTCCAGCCCGACGATGAGCTGTTTTGCTTTGGGGTCATTCTCAAAGACCTCCGTGGCGCGTCGCTTGTCCTCGAAAGAACAAAGCCACTCGCCCTGTGCATCCTTGACGCCGTAGGCGCAGGGCCAGAAAATAAACTCCTCCGGGATCTTCCAGGTGCACGCCCTATCAGGCTTCTCTTCCTCGGGCTTCTTCGTTTTCAGCTCGAACATCGATTCCTGGTAAATCATCAGGGCTCCCAGGACGTGGGGGAATACAGGCACTTATCCTTGGCGTGATCTTCTTTGGGCATGTAGCAGTTACGACACACGTGCGATAGTCGTATAGTCGCTATTGACTTCTGTGAGGTCAATCCAACCTTTGGTGGTATACCCCGTAACGGGGTAGAGCGCATCCTGCAGAGTTGTCACTAGGTAGTACGGCAAACACCGCCTAATGAAACTGCCTATCGGGAACATGTTGTCTAGCATCCCTGCTGATACCATGAAAAAGGCCACCCCTGTGGAGAGGTGGCCTCGATCTTGGTAACTTCTTGCTTTACGCCGTAATGAACCACCGAAGCAGACTAGCTGCTTTCATCTGCTGGTTCTTGAAGGCTCCAAGACGTGGGTCCGCAGAGAGGTCCATCGATTGCAGGTAATCCGCACGTAGGTTGGTTTGCTGCTGCGGCGTCAAGCCTGGAAGACCTTTGGCGATATTGGCTCCAAGGCCTCCAGAGTGGAGCTTTCGGGCCAGCGCTGCGCGCTCGCTGTTGACGTTGAGGCCGAAGGTCGCGGCTGCCGCTCGAGAGCCTGCGGCGCGGGCCAGTGTGGGTGCAAGAGGTAGAGGCATGTCGAGAGTATAGGACAAAAAGGAGGGTATAAGTACTTGAACCCGCGCCTAGGAGGCTACTGTGACTGAGACCCTTCGTGAGACTGTGACCCGCTATGCCGACGCGTTCCTACTGGCCGGAAACGACTACAATATGGACGAGCGTATCCTCGTGACCTTCGCTGGCGCAGAGAGGCTGGTGTTCCGCCAGGTCGGCCGAAACGCCACGCACCTTTTCTACCTGGCAGTGGACTCCCATAATCGCCTCTGGCACGCAAGCGCCGCTTTTGACAGGGACGCAGATCTCGCCGAGTTCTTTGCCCAGGTCTGTCAGAGCGTCCACCAGGACAACGACTTCGGCTATCTCGGGCATCACTGATTGAAGCGCCCCTCCGTGGGCGCTTCTTTTTTTTGCGCAGGAGTTTGGTATTAGATAGGCGCAGTGGACTCGTTGCTTGGGAGTGTCTAATGAGTGGCGATGCTTTTTGGGGCTTCATCTTCAGTGCAGGCGTAGCCAGTGGGGTCGGCATTCCGCTTTACCTGAATGGTCACACCTGGCCAGCCACCGTCACAGGCTGTGTATTCATGGCCCTGTGGGGTATCCCGCTGGCCGCAGTTCCCCTTGGGCGCTGGGCGGCTGACAAACTCGAAGGCCGGTTGATTCTCGGCCGTGCCGTGCGCGAGGCTAAGTCTCAGGCCACTGTGGAGGAGATCAACCTGCGTCACCAGCTCGAGATGGAGAGGATCAGATTCAAGCTCAGGGCAATGTACGTCGAAGATGGTGTGGAGATCCCCAATGTCCATCGTTCCGTACGTAAAAGGGGATAGAGTTCGGCTGCTACGGAGCACCGCCGACTACTACGAGTACTTCCCTGAGGATCCGTACAGTCGCGGAACGATCATCGCGATATTACCGAACAACGAGCTCCAAGTTCGTTGGGACGCCTGGGCGTACTACTACAAATTCCATGCTTACGTAGTCGAGCCGCTGTGTGCCAACTGCCTTATGATCCACGAGGAACACGCCGCGGACGGCAAATGTCTCTATGCGCCTACCTATTGGAAGGGAGCTGATCCGTGATGAATCGTCGTTTACACAAACCGGCGCGCGGCGACGCGTGCTCAGTATCCAAGCCCTTTCGCAATACGCAAGGGCTAGTTATTGGGAACTGCTCGGCTGGTGTTCTTGTCGAGTTTCCAGGTATAAAAAACTGCGACTGGGTCGAACTGCAGCACTGCGGCATGCCGCGCTCAGATCACGCGGGTGACAAATGCCTCTATGGGCCCACCAGCTTTGTGCCGGAAGGTATCACGTACTAACAGCATGCACCTACTACGAGCCAAAATGACTGAGCCCCAAGTATACTACATGCGCGCACAAGGTGTCAGGTTCGACCTTGCGTGGTACGACGAATATCGCGACTGCGTTTGCTGCGAGATTGATGGCCCTCGCGAATCCCCTACGTACACCAGCTATATCGCCTTCGATAAGCGTCAGCGGATCATAGGTGTGCTCGTAGGTATACAAAAGGGCTTTACTTGGACCAGCCACGGTACGCTGGTCCGGCCGCACTGGCGAAAGTTGGGTGTGGCCATGAAACTCTGGGAGCAGATGCTTCAAGTGGAGCAACCCCGCTCCGTCTACGTGACCCTCGTCTCCGACCGGGGAAAGACGCTCGTTGAATCGCTGAAACAGAAATACCAGGCAGTACACTGGGAAGTCTACGACGACGGCGCGCGGCCTCTCCGGCGCCTCAAGAAAAGGAAGTAATCATTGAGATCGTTGAATTTGACACAGAAATCCCGTCCCGTCCGGCGAGGAGATGCAATTGTGCAGCAAGGTGACTTCGTCCGTCGCAGCGAATCCTGGGACACGCAGGACGCGGTAATGGGCTGGGCGTGGACTGACGAAGCCCTAGACGTCAAGACGAACCTGCGTCGTTGCAAGGTTTTACCACGTAAAGAAAGGCGCTGTGCATGAAGGTTATATTGAACAGTAGACACGGCGAGTTCTCGTTATCTCTGAACGCAGTGAGGTACATGGCTAAACGAGGAGACCCCGGTGCCTTAGAGGAGCTCGAGGATCTGACGAACTTGCCTGAGGCCTACCAAAATTCGCTGTATCGCACAGTGGCGCGGGACAACCCCACCCTTCTCCAGGTGTTTAAGGTGCTGGGGCCTGAGAAAACCAGCGGAAGTTTCGCTGCGCTGGAGCTCGAGGAGATCGACGAAAGCCGACCCTGGTATGTAGAAGAGGATCGCGGTATCGAGCGAGTTGTCTACTTCGGGGATCAACACGGTATACCCCTAATGCGCGATTCGAAGTGATTGCGTGGTAAAAGAAAGCGATGCCAGACCCGATGCCTGGTTCCGCTTTCTTTCTTTATATCAGGAGTTTGTCATGACCGTTCAATGGCTCCCTAAGTTGTTCAAGAAGACCAGCACCGGTGTAGACCAGTACTGGCAAATCGGCACCGAAGGCAATCGCATCTGCACTCACTGGGGTCAGGTTGGTGGTACCGAACAGATGACCCAGGACACTGTCGAGTCAGGCAAGAACATCGGCAAGAAGAACGAGACAACGCCCGTGGTTCAAGCGCAGCTTGAAGCACAGGCTACCTGGGAGAAGAAGCTCAAGAAGGGGTACGTCAAGGATCTCGCCGCGGCACAAGCCGGCGAGATCGACGAGTGCATCGAGGGTGGCGTCTTCCCCATGTTGGCTCACAAATTTAGTGAGCAGGGACACAAGATCAAGTATCCCTGCTTCGCCCAACCTAAGTTCGATGGGCACCGCTGTATTGCGGTGATCCGGGATGGTAAGGCTACGCTTTGGACCCGCACCCGCAAGCCTATCACAGGCTTGCCGCACATCGTCGAAGCCCTCGAGAAATTGCGGCCACAGCGTGACGCAGTTTACGACGGCGAGCTCTATAGCCACGAGTATCGGAAGGACTTCGAGAAGCTCTCGCACTTCATCCGCAGCGAGACGCCGGAACCCGGACACGAGATTGTCCAGTACCACATCTACGACGCTGCGATGAACGACAAGCCCTTCAAGGAACGGTATCGCTACGTTCGCGGCCTCGGCAAGGGAGTCCTGGTGTCAGTGGAGACGATCTCCGTCGGCGACGAGGATGAGTTGATGCTCGCCTTTGAGCGCTTCCTTGAGCAAGGCTACGAGGGGGCGATGGCGCGCAATGCTGACGGGCTCTACGTCAACAAGCGCAGCTACGACTTGCAAAAGATCAAGCAATTCGACGACGGAGAGTCCAAGGTCATCGGCGTAGAGGAGGGGCGCGGTAAGCTTAAGGGTCACGCAGTCTTCGTCTGCGAGTACGAGGGGCGGCCTTTCAACGCAAAGATGAAAGGCCGGCTCGAAGATCTCAAGCAGTACTGGGAGGCACCCGACCTTGCGCTTGGCCGCATGCTCACCGTTAAGTTCCAGGGTTACACCAAGAAGAACAACGTGCCCCGGTTCCCCGTGGCCCTGCGCTTCAGAGAGGATGTCTGATGAGCATCAAGATCTACGAAGCTTACAGGCTCAAGCGCGGCGTCAAGTTGGATGAGTGGCTGATCAAGACCAGCGACAAAGCCGAGCGGGCTGTACACAAGAGGTTGAAGCGCGTCACTGATCACCTGATGGGAGACCCTCAGGTGTTCTTGGACCTGGTGAAAGAACACGAGCTCTCTGCTAAACGTCATCACCCGGATGAACAGGGGAAAGTCGGTGTGGTAGCTGCAACTAGCCTCATCTACGATCTCATGGGCGCCCAACTGCAGAGCCTCCTCAAGAGCGAGTGGGACCTGCGGGTATGGCTTAACGTCTACGTCTGGAAAAATCGCTATTACGTGATGCCGTACATCGGGAGTCACATGCTCTACGGCTCTCTCGATTGTCTCAAGAATGACCCCGACCTGGAGGACTACTGCTACTTCAACAACACCGACCGCCCCGACAACATCCCGGCAAGGGAGTGGGGCGCCAGGCGCCGGGTCTGGAACGCGATGAACACGGACAAGGTGTGCCTTACCCGGTACATCTGCGACTACGATAATGGCGTCTGGCATCGCGTGAATCCGTGCAATCGCAGGTCGAAGTGATAGAAAGGAGCTTGGACGGTGGCCAAGAAAAATGCCCTGCTGAAGAAGCAGCTGGATTACACTGAGGCGCTACCGGCCCGTCAAGGCCTCGAGATGATTGCGGGTGGCAAGGGCGACCTCAAGCGCTTACAACATATCAAGGCACTCAACACTGCCCTTGCCGCCATGCGTGATTTGTCGGGGTGCTTTCAACCAGACGAAATGCTCGCATCCGACGACGATACTGAGAACAAGTACACAGGCCCATAGATGTCTAAGAAGATCCAGCCTGGAGACCTGGTCGCCTTTCCACAACAGTACATCGACGGCGTTGTCGCGTCCGTGTTTCTTTATGTAGTAGATGAGAAGCTGAGACGCAGCGCCGGCGTTCAGTACTACCACATCACGCGCCTATACGGCTCTAAAGCTTGGTACCAACCCGCTGCAGGGCGTATCGCTCACGTCTGCGCCAACTGTTTGCGCCTAAAGAAGGATCACATGCCCGGCGGCCACTGTCTGTACGGCCCTGGCACATTCGCAGTACTAACCCTAAAGAAGTACCGAGAATACAATACATGACCCCACAAGAAGCCAATGCCGCTGCAGGCGTCTTGAGTAACAAGATTCTTGACCTGATCACTCACCACGACGTCCCGAACGGTGGCGACGTGCAGGTCGACCTTCAAGTCACATATATTGCCCTGATGCAACTGATTGCGTCCTTCTCCATGACGATGGGTTTCGAGGAGGAAGCCCTTCTCCACGACATGAAACTCATGTTGGAACAGTTCCGCAAGGTGCCCAGCGTAACGCAGATGCCGCGTGCGTAACTGCGCAGAGGAGAAGCTGCATGAGCGAAAGAAAGTTCCGCGTTAGGGGCTATATCACGACCGAGGCCTGGGTGACCGTTTCCGCGGAAGATCGCACAGAGGCACTCGAGAAGGCCAAGAATGGGGGCTGGCGCAGCGGCATCGGTGTGGAGATCGGAGAGTCCGACAAGGGCAGCTACACAGCTCTCTGTGTGGACGATGAGGCCTCGTTCAAGGGCAAGCGGGCGCCGTTAACCGCATACGCCTGCGAGTTCAACGATACGCCATGGAAGAAGGACACATGAAAGTCAAGCTGTACACCACGCCCACGTGCGGCCCCTGTCGTCAGCTCAAAGCCAAGATCGCCGCGGACGCTGTCCTGGCGCCCCAAGTAGAGATCGTCGACATCACCACCAGCACCGGTATGGAGGAGGCCCGCAAGTACAGTATCTTCAGCGTGCCTGTGATGCTGTTCTTCAAGGATGGCCAGCCCGTGAATCAGCTCAGTGGCCCCGTCTCCACGCAGGCCATCAAAGACGTCCTGGAACACGGATGACCCTCGACGAACTCATCGACATTGTTGACAAGCACTACGACGACGGCCTGATCAACGCCTACTACGATCCCGAGAAGCAGCAGGCGCGGGACGATTTGGACCTCGATAATCAGTTGGCGCAGTTCATCGTCATGGAGATCTGCGATACCTTCGAAGAAGGAGCTGCCGATCCTGACCAATTGCGGGAAGCCGTGAGAGTCCTTGAGGTGGCGCAGGACCAGCTGAATTCGATCATCCGCGGACTTGACGACCACCTACCGTGACCCGTCGAATGTGCAAGTAACAAAAGGATGACGCCAAAACGGCGTCGTCCTTTTTTTGGCCTCGGGGCTAAAAAGAAGCGGCCCGTGTTGGCGCCGCCTCTTTGCTACATGAAACTGGTCGGAGCATATAAACAGTGCTCTTGCTCCGTGTGATCAGTGTAATCCATCCGGCGGTGTCGGCAGATGCGAACCAGTTTATCTTCCCGACAGTTGTAACGCAAGCCTACCTGGACTTTGTACGTGCTGTAGAGGACCTCTACAATAATACTGTTTTTTGATGTCCACCACTTCGAAGATCCACACTTGGCGAGACGGTATTCGGACCCAATCCCCCGGTTTCAGCGGTACCACTTGTTCGGGTGAATTGGGCAGTGAAAGTACCAACTACCTGGAATGAACGTGCCGTCAGTTTCCTCCTGCCAGGAAACGCGCATCCACACCCAGCGCAGGACGTGGTTGTTGAGCCAACCTACCAGGGGACGTAGATGAGCCGGCTCAGGCTCCTTCTCGAGCCCGGCGTAATCCCACTCGAAGACGAGGTAGTCGATGGCGGACCACTCGCGTTTAGTAGGCTTATGAAACGGTGTGGGCAGGCGCCACGTCCACTCCTGTGTCAGGATGTAGCCTTGGTTTTCCAGGTACTCGGTTGCTTCTCTATCGCGGCCTGGCCATTTCGCACGAAGACAATCAGGTGCCTGAGGCATTGAGTTCCTCCTCCACGTATTCACCTTTCTCTTTGTCTAGCCGTATCTTGGAGACTTGGCGCCCAGCCACTGTCAGCAGCACAGTGCGCCCCTTTTCAAGCTCCTTCTCGGCCGCCTGGCATTCGAGGCGATCTCCGACTACGACTTTGTTACCGTGTCGCTGCAGAAGGACGCCTCGTGTCCAGGCGATGAAGGACTCTCGGTCACAGCTTAGAGTGTTCTTCATGCTGTATTTCTTTCACCGCCTGCGTGAGCGCGTCGTGGAGACGCATCGCTGTCTCGGCGAGAGCCATCAGCGCCTCCTTCTCGGAGGTGAAGTCGAATTGATCTAGGCCAACGTGGATATTCCAGGCCTTGAACTCAGAGTCATAGTCCAGTGATCCAGCAAACTCGTACCTGCCTTTCGTATCCACCAAGGTAAATGTTTTCTGGGTGACCTTGAAGACCATGTGACGCACTACCCTTTCTTGAACTTCTGGGCCGCTGTCTTCGTGACAGTACCCTTGCCCTTGCAGCAGGGGCACGTGACAAGCTCTGCCTTCTTCTTCAACGCCTCGGAGAATCGTTTGCCTGTGGTCGTGTAGCCACAGTGGCCACAGTGAAGCTCGTCACCATTGTGAAGGAGGCCGCAGTCATCTCCGCCTTCTTCAGAGGTCTCAATGACGAACGCGCCAGGGTGGTCATAGCTATCCTCGGGCCGCTCCCCGTTAGGAAGATAGCCGCCATAGTCTACTTTGCACCTTGGACACCGGAACTCCTTGTCTGGTACTTGGTACTTCGCGTGATCAAGTTCGCAGTTCATGGTTCCTCCCAGTAACCCGGGCCATACAAACACTTCTTGTTCTTGGCGTGTTCCTTGCGCGGCATGTCGCAGTTCTTGCAGAGGACCCAGAGTACGTTGCGGAGTCGAGAGCCGTATCTGTGGCCAGCTTCAAGGTCGAATATGTCATACGAGAGCCACTGTTCGCTTACTGGGTTGCGCAGATTCAAACCCTCGACAATATAGCGTCGGCCACTGTAACGGTTCATCACGCGCTGGCCTGGCTTCAGCCTCGTCACGGCTTGGGCTCCTCCGCGAGAAGATGTGTCAGTGCGTCACGGAGCAGCACTGCTTCTTCCTTACTGAAGGTCACACGGTGCGCAGGCTTGCCTGGATCGTCTTCGTAGTAGCCAATCTCGATGCCCTCGAGCCCATCCGGATCAAGGCCTATCTTGTAGTGGTAGCCATCGTTCCAGATCTCGAAGCACTTCTCCATAAACGGCAGTGTCATTACTCCTCCCAGTAACCAGGACCATATAGGCACTTTGCGAGCATGCTTCCACCAAAGGCGTAAAGCTCGTAACTTTGGGGTGTGCGGTCCCACTCCCAACGTACGTGAAACACCTTGTGTTCCTGCTGGTGCACTACCGCAATAACGGTACCACGACGATACAGGCCCCCGCGAGGGTTTGGTTCACCGACACGCGCGCCCGCGAATACTTGATCTTCGCGCATCAGCGCTTCCGCAGCACTGGCTGGCCGATATGGTAACAAATGCTGACGAGCATACTACTGATTACCAAAGTGGCGATACCTTGGAGGAGGAAGAGTAGGATGCTGAAGGAAAACTCTGGAGGAGTTTCCCTTGACGGCATCATGGGACCAAAGACTGTCACGGACAGGTAACCTAGGCCCAGCAACAGCGCCACGAAGACTCCGGCGATTATGCCGCCGACAATTATTGCGAGCAGTCCGCGCAGAAGGGTGTTCATCGGTTCAACGCCTCCGCGAGCATCCTGCTCGCCTCTCGCGCCGCTTTGCCTCTAGCGCACGCAAAGTTATCCGCGAGCGGACAGGTGAGCGCAAGGAAGTACTGCTCCGTGGTGTTCTTGGTATCGCGCCCCGGCGTCCCGTGGCGTCGGCGAATGGGGTAGATCTTCTTGCCGCAATGGGCGCAGGGAACTTGGAGCTTTAGAGCTGCCGCCAATAGGGCTCTGGGTATTGTGGGCATCACTTCGAAGCGATTGTGCTTACCCGGGTAGTTCTTGATGTACTGGCGGAACGTCGACCACAGCGGGTCGTTGAGCAGGGGAATAGTCGAAGGGATGTTCAACGGCAAAGAAAGCTGCTGCATATTAGATCTCCCCAAGGTGGGTGAGGACGTCGTTTGCGGTGCTGATAATACGCGCGGGCTCTCGCTTGCGAATGACCTCTATCAGGTCTGAGAGGCCGCATGTGGCCCCATCGAGCACCACCTCCATCTTGCCCTCGAGCTCGAGGGGCTTGTCAGTGACCAGCACCCCGACGATGGCGTAGCGATACTGTTTCGGCGTTTTGTTAGGTCTTTGCCGGGGCCAGATCACTGCACGTAAATACTCTTGTCTTGTAGACACACTCAACCTCCTTTGGGTATGCAGTACCACCACGGTGCTGTGGGGTGCTCCTGCTTGCAGACTGCAGTCATTACTACACCGAATGCGAGAAATGCTCGACTTGCTTTCATCGTGTGCTCCACATGAGGTCCTCTGCGCGCTGCATGAAGTCGGAGTGCAGCTTGTCTTCAGCTTCTTGGAACTCCGCGGCCATAGCCTTCAGGTCAGCCAGCAGCTTCGCGCCAACTTCGGGCGGTAGGATCTTCACCGGGTAGAAGTGGAACCCGGGGCCGTACTCTTCCGTCTCGACTTTGCCATTGGGGAACATCTTCGTGATACAGCCACCGAGCCACGGAGGCACACCGCTGCACGACCAGAACGCGTAGTAGCCCTTCATGCTTCCTCCATCAAGGTTTAGTCCAACGCTCCTAATACCAAAAAAGAAGCGCCCCGTGGAAGGGGCGCTTCAGTGACGTACGGAGACGTCTACACGGCCCACGCTGTTTTAGTAATCTCAGCGGCGAAGATTGCGTCGTAGTAGTCGCTGCGCGGGTCTACCCAGCTTTTAAGGCTTCTGGCATCCGAGAGCTCTGTTTTATTGTGTGCGCGGCAGAGCGGGCGGGGTTCACCGCGCCTAGCCCGTGCCAAGAATTGCTCCTTCTTGGCTGCTGAGTAACCTACCAAACTCCACTGGGGCGCTATGGCATATAGTTCGGCCTTGAAGGCGGGGTATCTATCCATCAGGTCTCGCCAAGTGCGCCATAGTTTCGTGCCGTATTTTGGCTTCGGCGCGCCGCTACGCGCACGCAGTAGCAATTCTTCCATGCGCTCTGTAGGCTTTCCACGGCGGGCCCAACTAGGCTGCAAACTAATTATGGCCGCCTCAAACAGCGCGTCTGCAGCCATGTAATGATAGAGTGCCTTGCATAGCCTTTTGCTGGTAGGTTTAGTCCCCTTACGCGCACACTCGAGAAGATCGGCCTTAATCATCTCCTTTGTCACTCGTTGCTGCCATACCCAAGACGGACGCAGCAGACCGAGCTCCGCTGTGAAGTGAGCGTCGTAACCACTCGAACTAGGGTTGGTATAGTGAGGCAGCGCAAACCCTAGCGGTGTATGGCATGCTGGACGAGCATCGCCTCTTCGCGCCATCTCGAGCAACAACTTCTTCCGCTGTGTAGGGAGCCTTCCGCCGTTAGTGGATCCCTTCACGACTGCCGCTTGTACTGCCCGCTTCAGTGCTTCGACGTCCGGCCCCATGATGATTACGGGGAGTTCACCGCCGCCGCCACCTCCTTCGCCGCCAGCTTCGCGCTCGCGGATGTTGTCCATGACGGCGCGCAGCATCTCGTCTTGATCTTCGAGGGCCTTGAGCACGTCGAGGACGGGGCGAAACCGCGCCCGCTCCGTGGCGTCTTCGTAGGTCTCACCAGCGCCCAAATCGCGGAACAGCGGAATGAAGATGTAGCAGCAATCCTTCTTCGAACCCGCGGGGATGCGCATTCCGCGCCCGGCAGCCTGGACGATGTCGACGAGAGACTTCTTCGGGGAGAGGAACGCCACCATGTCCACCGCGGGGACATCAACGCCTTCGGTGAGGCATCGGGCATTGGACATGACAGCCGCGTCAGCACGCTTGAACATGTTCATTTCTGCGTCGCGAGTACTGGTGGGCATCATGCCGTTGACGTGGTGGTGGGACACCTTCCCGTCGAATACAGAGAACTTGTCTTCCGCGAACTCGCGGGCGTCGGCGACGGTGCGGTGGAACGTGAAGATCTTCTTGATACCGAGCTTGTCGATGGCCTTCTGGAGGGCGACCTGCACAGCGGCGTGGTTGTCAGTATCGACGGCCTCGGTGATCTCCGAGATAACGAGTTCGTAGCGGCAGATAATCCCTTGGTCCACCGCCTTGCGGAACGAAAGCTTGTGGAACACTGGTCCGTAGACTGCTTCGTTGTCCATGGAATAAACGACTTCGTCTTCGCTGCCTTCCTTGGTGCCCACCTTCACCACGCGCGGAGTCGCGGTGAAGAACAGGCGCTTTGCACAGCGCACGTTCTCGTCGTGCAGGGCAAAGCCGAAGGCTTTGTCTTTGACGCCCGAGGTCTTGTGCGCTTCGTCGAACAGTGCAAGGTCGAAGCTCAGTCCCGCCAGCAGTGGCGCCGAGTGGTAGGTGCAGAAGACCACGCGGACGCCCCGCTTACGCAGGAACACGGGAACGTCTGCAGGGTTGGTGGTCACAGGGCAGCCAACTTCGCTGACGTCTACGTGGATGGAATCCGTCTCCGCCACGGAGTCGTCTGAGCAGACTGCGAGTGCCGACCAGCGCCCCCAGGACGCGTTGAGACGGTACTCACCGAGGAGCTGACGAATCAGCGCCAACGAGGGCGCCAGGACAAGGATCTTCTGCGCCTTAGACTGCTCAGCGGCCCAGAGGCCGACGAGGGTCTTGCCTGTGCCGCAGGCCATCAGGACCTGGCCGCAGGTGTGCTGCTTCAATCCTTCGCAGATGTCGGCAAGAGCGTCAATCTGGTGCTGACGAGGCTTCATAGGATTTACTCCGTAAAAGAGTTTGTAGGCTTCCTTCCTGATACCAAGAAGAAGCGACTACTTGAGCTCGTCGTCACCGACTCCAACAGCTGACAGCTCGCCGGCTTCGAAGGTGAATCCGCGCTCGAGCATCTTCCGGAGGCGCGCAACCCGCATCTCGTGACAGGGTGGTGGAAGCGGCGTATTGCGTCGAAACTGCTTGCGCGCGACGGGCTTCCACTCAGGGCCGTAGACCGCCTCGAAATCCGCGCTTCTGCAGGCTACGTGCAGCTGTGCCTGGCGGTACTTGCGGCACTGCGCACAGCTTTCCATGGGCGCGTCCACGCCTTCCTGTGCCTCCTCGGGGTAATGCAGATGCATGTATCCTCCTGATTACAAAAAAGAAGCGCCTCTGTGAGAGGGCGCTTCTTTGCTGCCTACAACTAGGCGGTCTTCTTAATGCTCTGGGCAAGGATCTCGCGCAGAATCGATTCCACTGCTTCACGCAGCAAAGGGTCGTGTGCAAGGTAGTGCGGTTGGGCGCGGAAGTGCGCCCGCACGGGTACGGTCTGCTCCGCACGTGTGATGCGCGCTCCGCCGCGCAGCGCCTGGTAGGTACGTGCCTCGTAGTCTGCCACCTTCTTGCGAAGGCACTCGTAGCACTGGCAGTGCTTCACATGCTTACCGCGATAGGTGCGAATCGTGGACATCGACACCACCGCGCGCAGCCGGGACTCCACCTTCTTCGATATCTTCATAGCTCCTCCGTTGATTGGCGCATCAAGGACTTATACCGCAATCATTCCCAACTCGTCGGTGCATAGAGACATTTCCCATTATTCGCGTGTTCGCTTAGCGGCAGGTCACAGTTACAGCAAAGCAAGGAACACACGCAACAGACTGCATCTGAGGTGTAAGGGATCTTTTCTTGCGAGGAATCCCAGGCTACAACGCACACAGTTTCAAGGCTGTGGATCGTGCCTCGCGCCTGGCGATAAACTATGCGGCGACCTACAGCCAGCTCGTCGGGGCATATAGACATTTCCCTCCCTCCGCGTGATCTTCGCGCGGCAGGCTGCAGTGCCTACAGACACGCTTTAGGACCACACGTGCGTAAGACGGCGAATATCGGGACGTGTAGAGGGGACTACCCCGCTGAATACGGTACTCTTCGCGATCAGAGTCCCAGTGTTTGACGGTTCCTAGACAGCCGCTGCTGCCAATCGTTACACAACAACCTGGTGGTAGATCAAGCGGCCCAGCTAGCGGGTCCATAGAGGCACTTCCCTCCGTCAGCATGGTCTTCTTGTGGCAGACCGCAGTTGCGACACAGCAAGGAACACTCTTCACAGATGACCCTCATGGAGTACTGAAGGTCTAAGTTACCATCGGACATCCAACGTACAGTGCAGATGGCCTGCGTTTCAAAGAGCACGTCCAAGGCAGTAATCGTTCCACACATGCAGCCCCGGTAAAGCACTCGGCGACCTACAGCCAGCTCGTTGGGGTGTACAGGCATTTCCCACCCTCCGCGTGATTTGCCTCAGGTAGATCGCAGTTGGCGCAGAGACGGGACAGCCTCGTTTCAGCGACGTCCTGTGCGTAGTGCATGGTGAAATACGCGTGACTAAGGGGAGTCTTCCACCGGATATGGTAGACGTAGTCCCGGCACGGCGTGACGCTGACGATGGTACCGCGCAAATCTCCCAGCACCATGTGGTCGCCCTTTTTGAATCTAAGGGGTCCAGCTTGTTGGCCCATAGAGGCACTTCCCTTCGTTGGCGTGCTCTTCAAGAGACAGGTCGCAATTGCGGCAAAGTCGCTTGAATCCGAGGAGTTCGTGGTGAGGGTAGGGAACTGAGTATGTTGCGCCGTCCCAATAGATGTAGGTGTAATCGTCACCAGGATCGAAATCGAACTCTGCAGTTACGACAGTTCCGCAGAACCCTTCAGGAGTTCTGACCCGGCTTCCCACAATCAATTCAAAGGGTCCATTTACCGGGTCCGTAGATGCACTTCTTCTGTTTGGCATGGTCTTCTCGAGGGTAGTCGCAGCTGCGACACAGGCGTTTCAGAACTCTCTCTGCTCGCCTTGCGCTGAAGATGCCCTCGTTGTCAAGGCGGTAACAAAGCACCCTGTCCTCAGTGATCAACTCCATAATCGTGAACTTTATTCCTACCGCGTTCACCAGGCGGGTGCCAACTCGGTACTTAGGTTTTCCAGTATGCCGGTCCATAGAGGCACTTCCCTCCGTCAGCGTGCTCTTCTCGAGCCAAGCTACAGTTGCAACAGACGTGTGTGAACTTGCCAAGCTGCCCTGTGTGGTAGGCAGCTTTTGGCGTGGTGTTATTTTATTCCGTGATCCACCAGGTGTCAGTGAAGGGGTACTCTTCGCGTACGATGGTTCCGCAGGTGCCGTCTGAATCTCGGACGCGCATTCCTGGGCTAGGGTGCAGCTTGCCGCCACTGTCCTGGGCCATAAAAGCACTTCCCTTCGTCAGTGTGCGCCTCCTTGGGGTAGTCGCAGGCGGGGCAGAGAAGAGTCATTTTGGAACGTATACAAGAGCCGTATACCGCCGTTATATCCCGGTCGTCCCAGTGGACGAAGTAGAGGCGTGACTGATGCGGCGAGTAGCCTATGCGTAGCACTGTCCCCTTGTACCCCCATTTGTGGCGTACTCGAGTACCTACCTTGAGTTCCGTCAACACCAGTTCGTCGGAGAATAGAGACACTTTCCTCCCTCTGGATGGTCTTCTCGCGGTATGTCACAGTTGGCACAGACGCGGTGAAAAGAGTGAAGTACTTCGTACCTCGAATAGGAGTAAATTTGACTGTCGCCGTGATACTTGATGCTAATGACCGCAGGCGTAACCGTCGTGATTATTCCGACGTAGCCAGAGGTTAAAACATAACCACGTAACAGAACATGCAGGCCTATCTCCAGCTCGTAGGGCTGTACAAGCATTTCCCGTCCTCTGTGTGTGTGCCTCGAGTGGGTGATCGCATTCGTTGCAAGCGCGAACAACCTCGCCAAATAAGTCGTACACGGACGTGGTGTTGCCGTTGTCCCAATGCACCTCGTAGCCAACGCAGTGCCCTGCATCTCCGCGGACTACGCGCACAACCACGCCGTGAAGCTTATTCCAGCCGCAGACGCGGTCTCCTAGCTTCAGGGTCTCTTTCATTGCCAGTTTCCTGGGCCATAAAGGCACTTGTCATTGTCGGCGTGCTCTTGGCGCGAAAGGCCACAGTTCCTGCAGAGGCGCTCGAAATAGGTGCGCAGTTCCTCAGGGGTATAGTGGTCGTAGAATTTCACCTCGCCCTCCCAACAGAGCTCGACAGGTGCTCCGCTGCAGTTATAGGCGGTGATAAGCGCACAGGAGCCTGTCGGCACATTGCGCACACGGTCACCGACTTTGAACTTTTCGCTCATTCCCAGCTCCCTGGACCATAAAGGCACTTGCCACCATTAGCATGTTCTTCTTCAAGCAAGCCGCAGTTGTTACATAGCCGCTGGAAGTCGCGCCTAGCGGTATCAGTGTGGTAGGTATTAGCGGCTTCACGGCCTTCGCGGTCCCAAACTATGCGGTAACACGCACCTTCGAATATACCTGTGACGTCGCAGTATTCCTGTCCAACCCGCGTTATTGGACTCAAAACGATCCCCTACCTCGATCTCTCTCACGCCCAGCTCCCTGGCCCGTATAGGCATTTGCCATTGTCGGCGTGCTCTTGGCGCGAAAGGCCACAGTTCCTGCAGAGGCGCCGGAACGCCTTGCACAGCCAGCTATTGGCACAAGTGTACGTATGGTCGGGATCCCCTTCGTACTGCACTTTCGCGTACGCACCGTCACGGCCAACCACCACAAATCGCATCGTTATTTCCGAGTCCATCTTATGCTCAAAGCGGTCCCCTACCTAGCTCCCGGGTCCGTATAGGCACTTGCCGTTGTCGGCGTGCGCATCTTCCGGCTGATTGCAGTTGGCGCAGAGCAGCGTCAGCCGCTCCAGCGCTTGTGCGTAACCAAAGCAGGCAATCAGGAACGGGTCATCGTAGCGTATGCGAATGCCAGGGCCATCCACAGGTAGGACTGTGGCGTAGCGCACCGACGTATCACGCGCCGGCCTTCTGTGTAATCGCGAAAGTCCATGCTCGCTGATACCAAAAAAGAGCGCCCCACAGGGGAGGCGCTCCTTCTCTGCTACGCGAAACTAGTGGGCCCGTACAGACACTTTCCCTGGTCTGCGTGGTCGTCCTTTGACATGCAGCAGTGTTTACATACCTGGACCAGGTGCGTTGGCGCATGCCCCGTCACTCTGGCACTCCACTCTTTCTGGCTCCTGATCCACACGTATTGTTGGCACAGACACAGTGGTGTCCCTGGTGGCGGCTCAACGACCTCGTAGATGTTCTGTAAATACAACGGCGTATCGTTGTACGGGTAGCTCCAGGCCACGAGGTCGCCTAGTTTGAATGCCGGCGGTTTGTATGTTTCCGTTGTCACTGAAGAAGACAGGTCTCTCGGTAGTCCGTCATGACATGAGGTAGCAGGGCGGAGTCATCCCAGGGACTTGCTTGAATCCCAGCTGTAACAGTTTGCCGTGAAACCTGGGGTTGAGGACGCTCTCGACAAAGAGCGGGAGGCCCGGGTAGATAGAACGAAGCCGGGCAACAAGGCTGGTGAACGCCCCGCTGCCTGGCTTCTCGGCTTCGATGTTTGCTAGGTCCAAGGTCGTCATTGCTTGACCGTCGAGGCATCGGTAGGCGAAGCGAACATAGAGGTGTACGAATCCCTTCTCTTGGACATACGCATTTCGAGGCCCCGCTCCTTGGTTCGTGATGAACTCATCAAGCGTCACGGCTTCTTCTCTTCGCTGCACGCCGTGACATGCTGCCAGACGCCCTCGGCAAATCCGTCGATCCAGCTCTCCCGGTGGCTCTTGGCGATGTACTTGTTTCCCAGTCTCGTGTAGGCGTCCTCCAGCTCCCGCAGACGTTCCTGGGCCAGCTCCTTCACTGATTTCTTGAGCCCTCGCACGAGGACTACCGGCTGCACTGAGCGGAAGACGAAGTAAGATGCAGTCCAATCAGAGCCGCGAGAAGCCCACTTCACCGGCTCCATGTGCTTGATGGGGATTCCGCCGTTCGCCGTCGAGATGACTACCTCAGGGTCTTCTCCGTGTGCGTGCTTCAGTGCGCGGTTGACGATGATTGCGAGTTCGCTCAGCTTCATGGCTTCTTCTCCAGGTCGATGCCGAGCTCGCGAAGTGCGCCGAGCGCGTCGTTGTACTCCTGGCGCCTAGCTAGGATTGCCTGATACTGTAGGTGCAAGCTGACTGGCTCTGAGGCCCGTAGCAAACGCCAGATGGCGCCTTCCAATTCCTGTACGCGCTGCTTCAATTCCGCAGCGTCGAGCGTGCCGGCCATAGACGTTGTGCTGAGAAGCTTTGCGTAAGCCTCCGTGGCGTTATCGAGGCGCGTGGACAGAATAGCTGGAAGGTCCGTCAAGTCGTTACGCTGTACTACTCCGAGCAATGTGGCGATCTGGTCGAGCATCGCCTGTTGTCGCCGCGAATCGGACCCGAGCTCGTGAGTCCATTTGCGCTCGGTTTTTAGTGCTGCCTCCAGCTCTGCCACGCGCTTCGTTAGCTTTTCGTGATTCTCGATGTTGATGTACGGGTTGCGATGCCAGCCGAACGGGGCTGTATTTCCTCCTCCGTCAGCCCAGAGGATTTCAATTCCCGCACGAGTCAGGTCAGCCACACGGGCACGAAGTGCCTCTGCCTCGACCTCCAACGCCGGGTACTGGCAAAGGTCAACATTGTCGAGGTGTCCCTCGCAGCCACACGGCATGATGTCAGCACTCATCGTTCCCCACCTCCTCGGCGAACAACTCGTCGATCTCCGGGTCGCTGATTTCGCTCGAGCATTCATGGCAAAGACTGACGCCACAGCGGCCACTCTTTCCTGCCTGTTCAATCGCCGCGTCTGCACTCTCTGCCTCAAAATAGCCAATGAACTTCGACCCGACTACTGAGGCCGTCACCATGTACCGCTTCAACTTCTTTGCCTTAGCCACGTTCTGCCTCCTCCTCGACTGGCTCGTATGCACATGGGCGGTCGTTGCATATCGCCACAGTGTAAAGTATGCGGCTATCGTCGAACTTCAAAACCAAGCGCCCCTCGCTCTCGCGCACTGATAAGACTGTGGCGATTTTCCCGTTGGCTCTGCGTCGCCACCGGCTCCCGATGCGCGGGCTAGCCACGTTCCACCTCCTCAACTGCTTCCCGCAGCTTAGTCATTTCGCGATAGAGATTCGCCATAGGTGTGTCAGGTTCACGGCTTGCGTACTCGTCCAACAATTCCTTCGCGCGCCTCACCACACGCGCGTACAATTCTCCCGACTTTAGCTTGGCTTCATGTTCCGATTGTTTACCCTCTTTGGTCGTGAAATAGCCACCAGCATCTTCATCGCCGGCCCGGTGATCTCCGCGGTGCCCCGCCTCGCGCTCGCACCGGCCCCAGCCAACGCGAATCGCTGCGCACCTTGCTCGCTGCTTACTCATGCTCATTGTTTTGCCTCCGTTAAGTGTCTCCTCTGGTACCAAAAAGAAGCGGCCAATAAGGCACCGCTTCTTTGTTACACCCCATCACTAGTCGTGTAGAGCCTCCTCGGCTTGAGCTAGAAGTGCCACGGCTAGCTCCTCTAGCGCGTCGTCAGCCTCGTCCCATCCGACGGGAGCATCCGGGTACGCATTTGCGAAGAGATGCTTTGATTCGCGCGCTTTCTTCGCCGCCTCCTTGAACGCCTCGACCTCTCCGGCACGGCGGGCGGTCTTCACTGCAGCATCTACACGCTTCGCCAAGTCGCGTACCGCTTCCCTTCGATCATCTCCTGGTCCAAACGCGAAGACCAGGCGCTCAACCTCTTCCGCTATTGCGTACATCACTTCTCCTGCGACGCACGGATGGCGGCACGAAGCGGAATTGTGGGGCACCACTCGGGGTGCTCGCCGTTGACCGATGCTCCACAGAATACACACTGACCTGAATGCATGCTGTGACCTAGTGCCTCCTCACACGCCTTCAGCAGTTGCGGCGCAGCAGCGAACAAGCGAGCCAACTTCTCACTTGGTTCGCGCGTGACTGGATCGACTACGCAACGGGCCACATCGTTGCCATGCTCATCGCATACGCAGAACTTGTCGTAGCACTTACCAGTCTGGCCGGACTCATAGAATTTGCGTGCTATGAACTTCATAGATTCTCCTGCGCCGCCTGGATAATGGGCGCTGAACTGAATGTGATTTCGAGCCGCGCCTTGTCCTCCTCGTTATCTGTAGTGAGTCCCTTGCATGGAATATTGCGCGCCATGTAGTTGAGCATCTTCAACGATGCCACCACCAGTGCGGCTTGTGTCTCTTCTAGCTTCTTTACGCGGGCATACAGCATTGGGGCGCAATTAGTGCAATACGGTGTGCGGATGTTCGGGGTGCAGTAGCACATCGTTATCACCTCTCCACGGTCTTGAGGACTTCTTCCACCAGGCGCAGCGCCTTCTCCGCTTTCTTCCTCGGGATGCCGCCTTCAACGTCGCGCTGCAGCTGTGCCAGACACTGCTTCAAGCGTTCGCATACCGCCATGTCCGACAGACGGTTCTTGTTGCGCTCTTCTGAGCATTTCATGCAGAACGTCCCCTCCCCCAGGATCCATACCAACGGATTCGCCTCTTGTTTGCACTGACCACAGCGAGTCGTCATCTCGATATCTTCTCCGTACGCGTACACTTGGTTTGAGTCTGCTGGAGCGTTTCCAGCTTCCAGGCAAAGCCTGCCAACAGGGAGACACACGCTAGGATGATGAGGACATAGGTTCTCGAGGAGACAGAGCTCTCGGCGGGAATCCTCGGGAATCCGCCTCGATAACGCCTCAACTCATCTACGCAGTGCTCACACACCGCCAGAGGCTGAGGGCTTCCGTGCTCGAATACGTGGTCGCATGTAGGACACTTATACATGGCGCTCCTTTTCGTGGTTGGTTCGCTACGTTGCCTCTCCTTCTACCTCTTTTCAAGAGTAATCGGAGCAGCGGACACGGTTGCGCAAGTACGCATCGCGGTCGAGCCAGTAACCTGGGCCGTAACAGCACTTCCCATCTTTGGCGTGGGCGCTGTAGCCATAGTTGCAGTAGGTACACCGCGTGAGTAATAGACAGTCAGCGCCGATCTCGACGTCGGTTCCGTTGAGCTGGCGCGCTACACAGGTACCACAGCCGACGCTCACGATGGTCACGAAGCGGCGCTGATAGATCGCGTTGAAATACGCTGCCTGGTCTTCCGGCAAGAGGGTCTCAGGAACAGGATGGGTCAGGTGCACGGCGTTAATGACGGTCATAGTCCCCGGGCCCGTATAGGCACTTCCCGCCGGCGGCGCGTACGTCTCTCGGCTGACCGCAGTTGGCACGGCGCAGGACGGGGTGATCCTCGAGAATGTGTAAACGCGCACGAGGAGGCTTCATGCCAGTGACGGCGGCTCGCGCACTCTGGCCCGCCCAGCTCACACACAATATCGCCCACCTGTATTTGCTGCGCCTCGTACTCGGCTTGTTCGTACACCTTACCCAAAAGGCTCCCAGCTCGTAGGCTCATACGGCGTGAGCGCCGCTTCCCCGCCTGCAGTGCTTGCAGAGGAGAAGCGTCAGCGTCCACCTGGGCGCTTCGTACAGGTTGCCATCGAACATCTTTACGACGTAATGGCCCGGCTTCGTCGCGGGTTCATCGGCGAGGGTCACCTGGTCGCGCCCTTGAGGCAGGCCCAGCATGGTGCACAGGTCCCCGGGCACGTAATCGGAGTAGTAGATATCGGTCATTGCTTCTCTGCCTTCATTGCCAGACACTTCTGTCGCATTCCCTCGCAGCAGAAGCCACCGGCGAGCACCATACGGCCACAAAACTCACAAGGCTTGAGCGTAGCTTCGATCTCTTTACAAAGCTCCCAGAACTCCCGACGTCGTGCTGCGCCAATCTTGCATTCACGAGTATGTCCGCGTTCGCGCTTACACTCGGTACAGTTCATTCGGCTTGTCCCTGCCAGTTTCCTGGGCCATAAAGGCACTTCCCGTCTTGGGCATGGGCGCTGTAGCCGTAGCCACAACGCCTACAGAGTATTACCCACACGTCGCACTTGGGGACCTCCCAAACCTTGGTTCCTTCTCCGCAAGGCCACTCTATAAAACAGTAATAGAGGGACACCTCAACTACCTCTCCCAGCCCATCGCGAAATGTGGAGGCCACAATATCTCCGACAACCACATCTGGCGGCGGGAGCATCAGTAGCGTATGCGGCATTGCACCTCCTGTCTAACATATACCCCTCTCATACCAAAAAGAAACGCCCATTGAGTGGGCGTTTCCTTGACTACTCATTCGACCTCCCACTCACCAGGGCCGTAGAGGCACTTCCCACCGCTGGTGTGTGCGTGAAACCGCTGGCGACAATTCTTGCAGCTAAGGATTTTCATAGCCCCATGGGGCACCGTGACGCAGACGCCGTCGGTTCTGCGCATAACGCACCTGCCAGACACGTCAAGGCCTAGGAAGATGCCCTTGATAGGGGGATAGCTGCCGATCTGCACGTGATCGAAGACTTCTAGCATGGTGCCTCCCATTCTCCAGGACCATAGATACACTTGTGGCCCTCAGCGTGGGCGCTCAGCGAGTAACCGCAGTTGAGGCAATAGATCGTGGTCAGGGTCCAGCTTGGAACGGTGTTGCGTTGTCCATCAACGCGCCGCACAACACAAGTAGAGCCGTAGCACTCTTCGACCACGGCACGGTACCTGCCCTGAAGATAGTCTCGAACTGTCACCATATCGCCAGGTACTTGCGGGGAGAAGAGGGGCCCACCCCAATCGCCGATATCAAGGTCTTCGGACATCGTAGTATCCCCAGTTCCCTGGACCGTAGAGGCACTTCCCGTTAACAGCGTGTACCGAGCGTGCGTAGCCGCAGTTTGGACAAACAACCACGTCGTGATAGGGGCGCGAGTGCGTTCGATAGTGTCCTTCGGATGTCCACACGATGTACGAGTCAGGACGTATCTCGGTGACTACGCCTAATTGAGCATCGTAGGTGGCCACGACATCGCCGACAACAGGCTCTATGTCGTCGCGGATGTGCATTAGCACGCCCATTGCGCCTCCCAGTTTCCAGGACCGTAGAGGCACTTACCCTCTGTGGTATGCACGGTGCGCACGTAACCGCAGTTTTGACAGATGACTACGGTAAGGTAGGGGCGATTGTAGTTGTGGTAACTTCCGTCAAAGGTCTCCACAACGTACTCGTAGTAGTGCTGCTCATAATTGGGTTGTTTCTCGATGATTCTGCCTCGTCGGTGATCAAAGGTGTATACGACATCCCCAACAACAGGATCTAGCAGGTTCACTACTCCTCCCAATTCCCCGGACCATAGAGACACTTCCCCTCAGCGGTGTGCGCCGTGTATCCGTAGCCGCACTGAGTGCAGCAAACGATGCGCAGCTCGTGAGGCCGGAAAGAGCCAATATAATTGGCGCTCATGTTTACGCGTACATAACCAGAGGTGGTGTAATCGATCACCGTCACATGCCGGCGAGGATCATGGTCTACACCTTGCATTATCACACAGCCTCCCAGTTTCCAGGTCCATAGAGGCACTTCAGATCCTTAGTGTGCGCGCTGCGTCCGTAGCCGCAATGCTTACAGAGGATAAGGGAGTGCACGCTCAAGTGCGGCAAGATACTCTGACGATCTTCGTAGGCCACCTGGTAGTAGGTCATGAGATCAGAGTCCGCTGCCTCTACTGCGGTGACGATTCCCAGGTGCCGGCCGCTTATGCAATCGAAGCAGATGAGATCTCCGACGTAGATATCGATCACGGAGTTTCCCAGTTTCCAGGTCCATAGAGGCACTTCCCTTCTTCGGTGTGCGCACTGCGGCCGTAGCCACACTGTTTACAGGGGACTACGGAGCGCACGCTCCAACGGGATATGAAGACCTGGAGACCTTTGTGCGCCACCCGAAAGTAGTTAATATAATCGGATGACACCTCAGTGATGACCCCCGTGTGCTGGAGACCCTGGTGATCGAAATGGACGAGATCTCCAACGCAGACGCGGGTCACGTGACCTCCCAGTTTCCAGGTCCATAGAGGCACTTCCCTTCCTCGGTGTGCGCAGCAAGCATGTGGTCACAGTTGGCACAGCGCACAACCAGCAGCGATTCTACAGGTACGTCATTTTCATCGCCGCTAGGCCACCGCACCCGATAAGGCGTAAAGGTTGGGGACAACACTGCGCCATCGTAGTCCCGAAACTGTGAGCGCGATACTACCTTGCCTACAGGTCCGCCGGGAAAAAGGCGCACTAATGTTCCGGGCTCTATCACGACACCCCCCAGTTTCCAGGGCCATAGAGGCACTTGCCCTCTTCGGTGTGCGCGGACTTGCCTTGCTTGCAGTTGACGCAGCGGCGCATATAGAGACTCGAGGACATGAACGTGTAAATGACGCCGCTCTGGCTGCGCACGTGATACAGACCGTCTGGGTCACGCCAGATCACGTGGAACGTCTCAGTGGAAATGCGTTCCGCGCCGTTCGCAACTAGATACGGCGACACCAAATCGCCAGGGAATAGCGTCACGAGACCTCCCAGTTTCCTGGGCCATAAAGGCACTTCCCTTCTTCGGTGTGCGCCTGGATATCGTAGCCACAGTAAGTACACAGCACAGGTTTCAAACAACTCGCGGGGCAATCATCCTCCTGCCCATCAGGCCACCGCACACGGCATACGGTGTACGCAGTCGTGCGGTGAAATTGGACGCTGTCACGTACCGTTAGGCTGCCTATGACTAGGCCTATCCGTTTCTCTGCTCCAAGACGCACCAGTGTTCCCTTCTCCATCAGGGCGTCTCCCAGTTTCCAGGACCGTAGAGGCACTTCCCTTCTTCGGTGTGAGCGCTGCGGCCATGGTGACAGTTTCGGCAACAACCACGTCGAGTGGATCGTTTCGACGCCGTTGGGCATGCGCACGCGACTCACGGAAAAGTAGTTTGCGGCTACTGGGACTTCAGGGTGGTTGTCGATAACAGTAGCGGCTACGAGGTCGCCTACTTCGACACCTGCATTTGCAGCATGAACGTGTCCATCAAGGACTTACTCCTTCCTGCAGCCAGCGCCGGCGCCGAGAGACGCTGCGGCGCAAACAAAGAGGCGACTCCGCGTACTTCGCGTAGCCGTGCTGCAAGGCGTAAGACTTCCCCAGGTCCTCGAGGTGACGCAGCACCCCCTGCTCGGTGCGGCCCGGTAGCTTCTCGAGGAGCTGTGTCCACTCGTCACGCGCCAGGCGGTGTGCACCGGCTGGACGAGCGAAGAGAAACGCGGTAATGGCGGTATCTTCGTACTGCGTGAAGCGGCCAATATGTGACTGCTTGCCCTCCTTGTACCGCAAAAGGCGGGCGCCGTAGTGTTGCTCGAAGTGCAGCTTTTGGAAGCGCTTTCTGTCGAGGGCGCTCACCTCGCGCAGCGCCCACTCCAGGAAGTGAGGGGCCCAAGGAAACGACGCCTCGCCGCCTTCTACGGCATTCACCAGCTTGTTGATTCCCTGAGCCGTCCAGAACACCGTTTCGCCAAGGCGTACAGCCAGGCCCTTGCGGCGCTGGGGATGGGCAGCAGGGCCAGTGACCGGGAACGGCGTGGAAACGTAGTTCTGGTTCTTGCGCTGGATCAAGGTGATGAGGAATTCTTGCCCGCCCGCGTCCACGTATTTCAGCTGCACTGCCTTCTTCTTGGCGTTGGGCGCCGCCTTTCTTGAGGGAAGCCTCTTCAAGGCAAAGGCGAGACTGCGAGCGCTCTTCTTCGCGTGCTGGATCTTGTTGGCGACAGCGAAGGTGGAGAGGAGCTCGTAGGGAATATCCAGCGTTTCCCGCCACTCCCAGCCCTGCGCCTCCACGAGCTCTTTGAGGGAGCTGGGGCGCCGTCCCAGATACTGGTTCTCAGTGAGCCTGGCGAACGCCTCGCGCACCTGAGATCCCAGCAGCCACCAGTCGCTGTGGCCAGGGTCGTCGAAGGGAGTGAAGATAGAGCTTTGCCGGCCATCGCGGCGGCGTAGCAGCATCACCCGGCCGAAATCGACAAGCAATGCCTCGCCAAGCCCTGTGGTCTCCACACGTGCCACGCCCTCTTCAGGAAGTACACAGGAGAGCAGGTAGCGCAGTTCGCAGAGCGCGGGACTGCGCTGGTTCTCGGGCCATAGGCGCCGAAACTGCGGCGTGTAGACGATCCGGCGAGACTCCGTTCCGTTGATACGGTTAGGCCACAGCAGGGAGGTGTAGCGCCGCACCCAGCGGTTATGCTCACAGAGGGCGCAGGGCACGCCCTTGACGTGCTTGGAGGGGCAGAGACCCAGCTTGAGCTGCTGGTGCTTAGCTGCAACGGGGCCAAGGCTGCGCTGCATGGTGCGGTCTAGATCTCGCCTGAACCCCTTGTTAGCGAGCAGCGAGAGCAGGTGGGCATCGAAGCGCTGCTCGTCGAGCTCATCTTCTTGGCCAAAGTAGAAGGGCCGGTCCAGGGAGTCAGGGAGCGCCGCCGTCCAGTTCTCGTCGAAACGCTTGAGTAGCAGGGCGAAGGCATAGTCGTACTCAGCTACCAGGTCATCCCTGAGCACCTGGAGGAGCTGACGCGCAAGAAGGCGCACAGGGGAGGACTGCCACGTCGTCAACGCCGTTCGCAGGAACATGGGCCACTGGACCAGCAGCAGCACGTCCACGTCGTTCCAGTGAGGAGGCTCCTGCTGCTGCGAGATAGCAGCGTGGTGCCGGCGCTGAGCCCACAACGTTCCGCCGAACCAGGTGCTGTCCTCGACCCGTCGCTCCCGTGGCACAAGGTAGTAGGCGAGGCCGTGCTGCCCCAACGTCTCCTTCGTTCCGTCGTGAACAGGGAAGGGCGCGTTGGGGGCACGGGCCCGTTGTCCGAGGCGAGCGGCGATGTCTTTGAGCATAGCGTTCAAAACACTTTGCTGGGGCACAGTGTGCCAGTTAAGACGCAACAGCCTGACTTCACTCGCGTTTAGCCCTATCACAGAGGGGCCAAAAAGGGAATAGGCACCAGGGCGAAACTACGAAAATACCCACGACGAAGTCGTCGTTGCCTCGAAGACTGCGCTTAATCAAACTATACCCCGCTACCTAGTCCCCCCTGCTCAAGGGTGCGTATACACAAGGGGATTTTCTGCATAGACCTCAGATACCCCCTGGTCCGTCTGGAGCCTTGTTCCGCGTGCGTGCGCGAGCATGAAGAGTCCCCTTGAGGGTTAGGTGTAACTACAGGAATAGTAGTGGGCTATTTTGGAGCAGCATGTGCACCATTTTGGACCACCCCCTCCTACGGGAGCGCCCCTCATGCGCGCGTAACAGTGTGCCCGGTGGGGTATGGGGTATCTAAGGTGTAGTAGTAGTTAGTTGAATAAAAGTAGATAGATAGATAGGGGGGACTAGGTAGAGGCGGATAGTTTGGTTAAGCGCAATCTCCGAGGCGGTGATTGCTTCGTCGTAGGTATTTTCGTAGTTTCGCATTTGTGCCTACTCGTAGTTTGAGGGTCAACGAAACGGCGAAACAGGGAGTCTTTGCAACTCTTTACGGCGTAGACGTCACTCACTGGGGGAGCAAAGTGTTTTGAACGCTAGCTTCTAAGAGAGTCGGCGAAACGGTGAAGCAGAGCGCTCTGCTCAAGGCTATTCCGTAGCAATGCCTCGCCAAGGCCGCCATTTGCCCTACAGTGCGTTTTCCCACCCATCCCTAACACTCGTCCGGGTCCGGGCCCGCCGAGGGTCCAGGGGGCAAATGCGGCGGTCAGTCCCGGCCATGTAGGGAAACATAAGTAAGACACCTACACCGGGTATAAGAAAATAGTGGAGTCTTCTTTTCAAGGAGAAAACTCATGGACGTCTTCATGTGGTGCGGCGGCGAACGGTTGATGGCACTGGCGTTGAACGGCGATGCGCTAAGCACGCTTCCCCGCGAAGGAGAGACGTTGTTTCTCTCGGAGAGTCACGCCTGGTACACGGTGGTGTCTGTGGAACGGACGATGACCAGTTACGCGGGCGTGACCCAGATAAGCATTCACCTGAAGGCGAAACAGTGAAGACCCTGGAAGAACTGAAGGCTGAGAACTTGCCCCTGAGCTCGAGCGGCCGCATGAAGAACCCTTATCTGGATAGTTTCAACCGGGTTCGCAAGGACCCTGTATGGTTCGAGAGTGCGTTCAAGGCCCGCCAAGGCCTGGTGCGCAAGTACTCCTGGGCCATTCCCAACGACGAAGCCATCGCCAAAATTGCCCGCTATTCCGGCGTCTTGGAGATCGGCGCAGGCACGGGCTACTGGTCCTGGCTGCTGCGCCAGGTCGGAGCCTCAGTGATCGCCACTGAGCCCACTCCGGGCGGCGGCGACCGCTACCAATTCACTTACTCCTGGACCGAGAAGGTTGAGCTATCGGCCCTGGAGGCGGTGAAGCAGTATGGTGAGGGCCGGGCGCTGATGAGCGTGTGGCCCTGCTACGACAAGCCTTGGTGCGCCGAAGCGCTGAAAGCCTACAAGGGCAGCACGTTCATCTACGTTGGTGAGGGCATGCGCGGCTGCACTGGCGATGAAACGCTGCACGAGATGTTGTGGCGGGAAGATGCGCCCTGGGACTTGGCTGAATCCGTGGCAATTCCGCGGTGGCAGGGATTACACGACCAAATGCACGTTTTCCTTCGCAGGTAGGAGGGCCCAAATGGCAGACCCTGATTACTACCAGACGCTTCGGCGCCTGGTGGACGTGAACAAGATCCTGGCGCTAATTGAAGCAACGCCTAGTTCGCAGGATCCTCGACAGCCTGAGCTGCGAGAGGAGTCGGCGAAGCTGATGTTGATGCTGATGCGCCCGCTGTATCGAGATCGGCGCGTTTGTGCGGCGTGCGGACGCGGAAAGGCCGGCCAGAAGTACGCGCTGTGCGTCGAGTGTCGGGACGGCTGCGGGATGAGTGCCGCAGATTGCTGCTCACATTGGACGCCGCTCAAGTAATCTCCGAAGTGCACCTTCACTCGCAAGTAGCAGGAGAGCACATGCGTTACGCAACGCTGATGCTTCTGGCAGTGCTGTTCATGGCTTGCACGGGCTCCGAGGCGCCGGCAGGCAGCAACGAAGAGCAGGTGGCGGGGCCGCAGGGGGCCAAGGGAGATCCGGGCATTGCCTGGAAGGGCGCCTGGACCGAGGGCACTACCTACGCGCCCAATGATGTCGTTTCGGACAACGGGTCGACGTACATTGCCCTCCAGCCCAACCGCGGCACCACGGACGTCACGGAGTTCTGGGCGCCGTTTGCGATGCAGGGCGCTGTCGGTCCTCAGGGACCTCAGGGACTGAAGGGCGCTCAGGGATCTGCAGGGCTCACAGGGCCTCAGGGATTCCAGGGCCTGAAGGGTGACAAGGGTGATACCGGCGCTGCCGGACCCCAGGGCGTACCCGGAATCGCTGGCGCCATGGGGCCTCAGGGCCTGAAGGGTAACACGGGTAATACCGGCGCCACGGGGCCTCAGGGCCCGAAGGGTGACACTGGTGCCGCGGGGCCCCAGGGCCTGAAGGGTAATACGGGTAACACTGGTGCCGTAGGCCCCGCAGGCATCATGGGACCCCAAGGCCCTCAGGGGCCGCAAGGCGACCCCGGCGAGACGCTGCCAGCGGCGTACGCCATGGACGGGACGGGGCGAATAGTGGCGCCAGTGCTGGGTATATACAATACGCTCATCACCCTCACCGAAACAGTCGGGGCCACGAAAGTCGCCATTACACGCGACCGGACAACTGGGGAGCCTACTATGCTTCACTCCCTTCTCTATTTCACAGGTCCCAGCTGCACCGGAGCGGCCTATATCAACACGTGCGTGGAGAGTGTATTCCGTGTAGCGACGACACCGCAAATCACGTATGACGTGTACGTGATGACCGGCGCCGCAGCGCAAAGCATCGGGTATCACTCTACACGAACTCGGGGTAGTGATAACTGCCAACCGTATGCCCTGGGTGGCACTGTTACGGCCTTCCCGGCGGTCAAGGTGGGATCCGTCTACAACTTGACGCCACCGCTGCGGTATTACTTCCCATAACAAGATACGCCACGAGGCGGTAGGGCCCCGTGGCGTATCTTGTATTTTTGATTTGTGAGGTAACTATGGGAAAAACGATTTTGTGTAAAACCTGTGACCAACCTACCCTGATGTTTGGAACCAAGCTTTGCGACAGGTGTTACGAGGTCCAATCGAGGCTGCGCGCGACGCTTGTGGAAATCACTTGTGATGTCTGTAAGCATGTGATCACCCCAAAAGAAGACACGACTCATCTTGTAGTTGACCCCAATTATTCCGAGGAGACGTGCGAAGCAGCATACGATCTCTGCCCGTCGTGCACTGCGAAGTTCAAGAAGTTTCTAGGTAACAGCTAAGGAGAAACCGCGATGGATTTGATCGAGCTGCTCCATGACGTGACGGAGCTTCGCAGGGTGACTCCTGAGGACTGCCGCGATTGTAGCGACGACGTATACAATGGTCAGCTGGCCGAGAAGTGCTGGGGCCGGGACTATGGAAAGCTGGCACCCAGCATGCTGGTGCCCAACTACGCGGAACCGCCCTGGGATTTTCCAGTGACAGTGCGGCCCAGCTGCTACAAATGCAAAGGCCACGTGACTGTCGCCGAAAGCGTGGTAAAAGACACCAATGCGCAAGTAAGGCGCAAAGGAGGCTAATGTTCAAGGTTGGTCAGAAGGTGCGTATTCACAAGCACGAGAGCAGCGATGCGTCGTTCAACGACACGTGGAATGGCCGCGAAGGCACCGTTATACGGGTTAACGATGTGCTTCGACAGGCGGCGCCGGATGTCTACAAGGAGACACTCTACTCTGTAACCTGCGATAACGGCGAAGACGAAGCTTTTTGGGAATGCGAACTGGAGGCGGCGTAACGCTGGAGTATGACGATGGCCGCGTGGAGGCGCTGAGCGGGGAGCAAGCGCGAGCGTGGATCGAGACAGTTAACGGCGCCTATTTAATGGCCGCGACTCACGGTTGCGAGCTACCGCAGTTCGTTTCCGAGGAAGTCAAACCGGGTACGCGTACCGATCTGGTGCGCGTGTTGAGCAACAGAGTTACTCAACTGAAGGAGGCAGAGCGCCTCGGGTTCTATCGAGGCAAGATCGCAGCGGGCATGGCGACGAAGAAATTACGTCAGGGCGTGCGCTTTGGAATCGCATGAACGACAACGATTGAGAGGAAGACCGTAATGGCAAACAAAACGAAGAAGGACAGAGCAATCGACTTCATCAACGAGACCCGCGACATGGCTCCCGCGAAGCTCAACAAGCTGATCCATGGAGAGGCTGGCGAGGAGCTTGCGACGCTCTTCCTCTCGTACAGCGCCAAACTAATCGAGAAGGAGCCTGAGCGGGTCCTTGAGAACTGCTCGTCGTTGATGCTGATGGGCTATCTGATCCGCGCCCACGAGGAGCAGAAGGAGAAGCAGGACCCCAAGTTGCACTGAAAGGAGATCGAATGAAATTCGAGCACTGGCGTGGTACGACCCTGAATGGAATGTTCTTCTGTGGGGTTAACACGCCCGAGGCGAAAGCCAACCGGGACCTCCTTACCCACAACGGGTGGGGTGTGTACAAGCCACTGCGTGAGCTGCGAAGGGCAGGTAACGCGCGTGGACTGCGCCAGCCTTGAGCAGACGTATCATGATGGTTATGGCCCCTACACCTTGCCTATCAAGATCATCGAGAAGGCTGCGCGGTGGCGCAAGGAGACCCCGTGTTCGACATGCAAAAGGTGCTAGACAAGCTCTTCGAGCGAGGACCTGACCGTGTCGTGATCAGCGAGAAAGGCCTCGCTACATCAGCCAGGCTCGCGGAGCAAGATCACGGTGTTACGCCGGACATTGTCTTCATCCGGGACGACGGCTGGACACTCGGCGCCTCAAAGCACTTCGCCAAGGTGGCGCACGCACTTTGGGCAGATCACTGGGTTGCACTGGTGCGTTATCAGGATTACAGCAGACGAAGGTGACACTAACGAACGGCCCCCCGGGGGCCGCTCTTTTTTAGCACCCGTACTGCGCCAAAGCCGCCTTGTAGCCGCGTAGGCAAGCCCACTTCTGGAAGTTTGGGTGGTTCTGTACACGGTTCCAGAGAGTATTGAGGTCCTGCATCTTGCGCAGGTCGCCGCCGCGGTCTGGGTGATGCCGCATGGCCTCTGCGTGGTAGCGCTGCTTGGCCTCGGCCTTGGTCTTCACGCCCTTAAGCCAGTCGATGTTCTTGGGGTCCGTAGGACCGTTTTCGCGCACAGGCGGCGCTTCTCCAGGGGCGTGGTGTTGGGTATGCGACCGCATTACTGGAGAGATGGACGGGCCGAGGTAGGCACCTGTGTACGCCCCAGCACTAGCACCATGCAACCCAAAAAAGGCCGCTGCGCGGAGTGGGGACATGCTTGCGTCATTATCGCCATAGGCCCCCCAGAGTGCCCCAGGGATTGCGCCAATTGCTGCGCCGATGCCCGCATCGCGGAGTACACGCCCTGGCGTGCCCGGGTGTCCTATGCCTGCACCCATACCTAGAAGACCGGGAATGAGGGCTGAGTTTAGGACCGCTTCTGTGCGGGACTCCTTCTTCTCGAGCGGCCTGAGTGCCCCGGCCAGCGCCCCGGGAACCGCGGAGGCTAGGCCGCTAGCTAGTGCGTTGTACGCGATGTCGCGCAGGATGTTATTCGTAGTCATACCTGCCAGTATAGGCCGAAAAACGCCTCACGCGCTGGGTATAAGCACATGAACCCACACTAGGAGCAAGCACATGGGCACGATCCTCAAGGTTGCTGCTGGCGTCTTCCTGGGCGGTGCGCTTCTCGAAGCTGCCAACATCTTCATGGTCGCCAAGTTCGCTGATGCGATCAAAGACAATCTGGACGGCGTCCTGCACGCCGCGGAAGAGGCGGCCAAGCGGACGCAGGAGGAGGGAACTACGTAATGGGAATCTTCTTAAAGATAGCCGTTGCGGCCGTTGCAGCCGGCGCTGGTGCTGTGGTTGGCATCGAGCTGGGCGCGCAGGCTCTGTGCGGCATGAAGTCCGCCGCTGACTGGGTACAACGCAAGATGCGCAAGGAGAGCTAATGTTCCGCATAGCACTCGGGGTGGCCTTGGGGCTGGTTCTGTACGACCTGATTCAGTATGTGCTCGAAGAGAGGCGTTGAAATCTTGCTGCAAGGAAAAGAACGCGGCTAGGATCGCGTTCTTTTTTTGCCCCTGTTGTCGGGTATAAGAGGTGTACCCACTCCGAGGAGGCACCGTATGAGCGACGTCGTCCGTGCTGCGATCATGGCTACTCCGATCAATCGCTTAGCCAAGTACACCGAGACCACAGGTCTTGAGCTGGACGCGATCCTTAGCGCTACCTGGGAAGAGCGTAGGCCTGAGTGCTACCGCGCTAGTAGCGTCACGGCCCCGGCCAAGGTCATCACCCTGGCTACACTGCCCTTCGACCAGATGCTCCGCGTGGTAGATAGTCACCGCGAACCTGGAAAGATCGAGTTGGCGGTGGACCGGGCGACGCTACCATTCGACTGTGTTGCCGTGGGCGTTGAAGTGACACTTAAGACGAACAGTCAGGGCCAGACTATTCTCGGTTCGCTGCACGTTGGCATGTTGGGCGACCCTACGGCCCTGCATGTAGGAGACGCGTCTGTCGTAGCGCTACCAGCCGAGGCAGCTCTGCGTCTTGGATTCGAATACGCGAAGATCGCCGGCTAAGAGGGGAAGGGGGGAATCATGCCGAAGTCGAATCCGCGGGCTATTGTGTTGATCATTGAGCCCATGACTACCGCACCGCATAACCGGCTGGAGTTTACGCTTCAGCGAGTAGCGGGGGAACAGGAAGCTCGGCGCCTTCAGAAGGAATCGGGAAAGGACCCTGCGCTATGGGGGTTCTACGGCTATCATGTCGAAAACGGGAAAACTAAATGGAGGTGCAACGGGAGGGCGATAGGTCTACCAGCACTAAGCTGAGTTTACTGCGTAATGCAGGGTGGCGCTTCGGCGCTGCCCTGCATTCTTTTTTGGTGGAGGCTACATGAAGATCATTCGCAATACTTTGTACACTCGCGAGTTGACACCGATGACGGTAACGATGCGGGACATCGATCTGCATCCGCCGTTCGAGCGAACTGTAAAAGAGTTGTGCCGCCCCGTTCCAGGGCTATTCTTCGTGGTTGAGATTATTGACGCCGAAGACGCGCTCGACGTGACCGCGGCAACAAACCTAGCTATGCAGCACTGGCAGGAATGTAATCAAGCCGAGCGAGATATGGCAACACTATATTACTGGGACGAGGCAGCGCTCGCGCAGGTAACTCCGGGTGGTACGTTGATGGCGACCAAGCCGGCACCATTGACTGTCAAGCAGATCATCTACACCCTGGAGATGCTGGCATACAGCCCTTTATATAGAGGGCAGCAGATAATCGCTATCGCCCAGGATTTACAGGTGGTACGTATGCAGGGGGGTAAGGCCCAGATCGGAGGAGCGAGTGCCTAATTGGTGCACCAACCGACTTACTGTCACTGGCCCAAAGGCGGATATCGCACATTTCGTGGAATTCGCAGCATATAGCTCTGAAAAGTACAATACGGCATTCAGCTTGGCGAAGTTCGTGCCACCCCCACCCGAAGGTATGCCGGGATACAAGTGGTACGATTGGCGTGTCACCAACTGGGGTACAAAGTGGGACGTGGTGGCCTGTATTGACCACACGCCTGGACGCGCTATATTCCAGTTCAATTCTGCGTGGAGCCCGCCGGGACCTGTAATCGTCGCGGCGGCGGAGAAGTTCCCGATGCTCGAATTTGAGCACGTCTACTACGAACGTGGTTGTGACTTCGGTGGCGTGGCTACGTTTTCCGAGGGTATCTGCATTTCGAACATCGAAGAGGGGGCGCTCGAGACTGAGTTGCGCTGTTACGGCGTCGTGAACAGAAGCTGCGCTACGTGCTGGGAAGACGTCGAGACGACGGAAGTCCACGGCAAGGTATACTGCGACGAGTGCATGGAGAATCAGTGCGCCTGCTGCGACCACCCGAAGGATGAACACGCGGACGGTGGCAAGTGCCTCTACGAGCCTACGACGTTCATGGCTCTCAAAGACGCTCTGAATAACGGTATAAGGAAAGATCCCGACTAATCTAGGAGGCCCTTTGCAGCTGACTCTCAACGCCTACTTCCCGCTGCTCTCACTGCTGGAAGATCCGCAGAACCGCCGAAGCTATCTCATGGCGGTTCTCCCACGCGTCGAGGTTGATTCTCCCGAGTACGAGCTATTAGTGGAGGAACTGCGCAAGCTGGAGCGCACCTTCATCAACTAGCGAACCGGGCACCTAGGTATAGCAAGAATTACCTAGGTGCCTGTTGACGAGGTCTTTTTTGCATGAAGCGTAATGAGCTGGCGGAGGCATTCGCCGCAGCAGTACGCTCACCGTACAGCCGTGCAAGCAATCTGTGGTATAGCGAAGACAAGGCGTTTTCGTACGCCACGCCAGTGGCAGAAAAATTACCGTGGGTATACCGTGGTCGGCGCACGGTGTGGGTCACGTCGCAGAAATACTCCCAATCGACCACGATTCACATCAACGCCCTGCTGCAAGCATTCGCAGAAACTCGTTATCGCGTATTGCGCACAGAGATTGCACCGACAACCCGGGAAGAGTTGATCCGCTTGCTTGAGGAATGACACCATGGGAAGAAACTACTACGTATCACGCGCGTCCTTGGAGCGTTTGCGCTCTTGGTTGCCCGCGAGCCAATTGCGAGCATTCCCCGACGATATCTGTTTAGGCGACGCACTTGATCAAGCAGTCGTCGAAGCGGTAGGCAAAAACGACTACGAGGCCATCCTTGATGGGAACCGCCCTTCGAAGCTCGTTAACCTTCGCCGCACGCACTTTGGCGAGGTGTACGCGCTGTTGGGTGCTGATGATCATGCTGAACCACGTTACGCACAGGCAATCATTTCTATCCTGCGCCAGGAACAGGTGGATAAGAAAAAGTCCGATCCCAAGAGCGGTTGGCGTCTGGGGAGACTGCTTGACCAGGCTGCCAACGCGCGCCGGCTAGTGTGGCCTGGCTTGGACGAGGGTGAGCCCGATATTATTGAGATCTTCGATTCCAAGGCAGAGGCCTCGCGTAAGTACGTTGAGTTGATCGAAGTGGAAGGCATTCTCCCAGAGGATATCGAGGTACAGGAGCCGGTGATCACATGGCGAAAGGTAGACAAGAAGGTAAAGATCAAGATCGAGATGTAAACACGTACGAAGTGGAATTCGTGGAAGTGGTCCGTTACCGCGTAAAGTTCAAGTCGAAGAAGCTGTTCGACGAGCACACGTTCGACCCCGAAACGGGAGTCGAAACTTGGTTCACCGAGATGAACGAGGCAGCTCCCGGCTGGTCTCACAAGAACCTTCTTGAGGTAGAGGAGCGCGGCGTGATGCTCCTCAAGAAGGTTCGGTAACCTCTCTATGACTTGGAGATACAGTGTTCCAAGACAAGCTCCACGCGGCCCTCATGAAATCCTCTGTTAATCTCAGCGCCCGCAGCATCGAGAAGCTCACGAAAGAGCTCAATACGCTGGTAACGGAAGAGATTCTGGAGTCCCAGAACACGTATGCCTCGACGCGGATAGCTCGGGTGATCCTGGCATACAAGACTCCTGAGAGCGTCTGCAATAGCAAAGGCGCCTTCGACTTCCGGATCACCCAATCGGAAATCGCCGACGCCGTTGGTGTGAGCCGTACGTACGTGAGTACGATCATCAACGAATGGAAGCGGGAGGAGATCCTGCGAGGCTATGGAAGGACGATCTGTGTCCTCGACGAGAAGCGGCTCTGTGAAATCGCCAATGGCCAACCTTAATCTGCTCACGCGCCGGCAGCTCGAAGACCTGTTCGAGCATTACGGTTTCGCTGTTTATGCTCACGAGTCTACCGAAATGCTGCGTGCGTCGCTCCGGGTGAACATCGAGGATGGAACCATCCCCGAGGAAGAAGTCGAAGAATGTCTGTCTTCAAGGTAGAGATCAACACAGATAACGCCGCATTCGAAAACGACAACTGTCTACCTGAAGTAGTGCGAATCCTGCGCCAGCTCGCAGACAAGATCGAGAAGCATAGATTCCTCGATGGCCACTACCTGCGAGATGTGAACGGCAACACTGTGGGCTCGACATCCTGGGACGCAGAGTAGGCGACGGAATCGCCCAGTTCTTTGATGCGGCTCTCGCGTCATACGCGAGGGTATGGTCGCCTAGTGGCCACTCGAATGGTTACGCCTTTGCGTGCTTCATGCGGGACGGCCACCAAGTTGACCAGACTCAGGCAGTACATGCTATATCGCTCAGCTTGTCGCTGTACGGTACCAAGGCACCAGACTATATGATCACGTACCGCATCGCCATCTCGCGTTGGATCGATGGCGGGCGTACTGCGTTGCGGTCGATAGAGAGTCCTGTGGCAACCCTTCTCGAAATAGATGGGTTGTTACGAGGCTCACTTGCCAGCACATGGGAGGCTGCGGACCAAGGCCTCGTCGACTGTGCGCAATGTCACTGTACAATGGCCCGGGACAGGGTCGCTGGCAAACACTTCGCCGGTGTGTTTTGCGCCGGTTGTTGGGCGAAGTACAAAGAGGATAACAGCACGCGCTGCCTCCAGTGCGGGTCCCCGCACTACTCCTGCGTGTGCTAAAAAGCCCAAACACAGCCCGGCCTACCCAGGTCGGGCTGTGTTTGGCCTCCAGAGTGGTATAAGGAATAGGGCCTACCACGGAGGTAAACGCATGTTCGATTATTCGAAAGAAACGCTACCTACCTGGATAACCGATACACCGGGATGTCGAAACCTAGTCGACGCGGTCACCACCGTACTTTACGAGCTCGTTACGATGGGCGTGACACACCAGTTTCTCGTGGAAAACGAGCCACGATTTGTGCGCAAACTGATTTTCACGATCATCATTGAACGGGATGAACTCCTCCTGCCTGTTAAAGAGTTCCTGGAAGCGACTCAAGCCTGGCCCGCCGAACAGAAGGACCACCTGATCTCCGAGATACTGACCGCGATGCCGAAGTGGTCAGAGGCGTACGCCATCCACGGGAAGAGCACTCGGTGATCCGACTCGTTCTCGGAGACGTCCTCACGGCGAAGACTGACGCGCTCCTGGTCGCGATGGACGGAGATGCTGAAGGCATGGAGGGCAACATCGGACGTCAACTTCAGCGGAAGATCGGCGAGGAGGCGTGGGAAGACTTGATGGCCCAGTTGATCTTTCCGATGGGTGCTGGCACAGCGCAGATTGCGGAATTCGAGGGCGTCGCGGAAGTTCAATTCAAGTTCGCCGTATTCGCTGCAGCATTCCTACACGCCACCAATGAAGGAGCGTCGAGCACTCTCAAGGCATCATTAGACCAATCTCTCAAGCGGGCGCGCGGAGCCGGAGCAAGAAGCATCGCCACTGCGGTACTTACAGGAGGCTGGCGTGTGAACAAAGAGCGTGCAATCGCGCACCTCGTTGACGTCAGTGATTCCTGTGGCTTGGAGGTTGAGGTGTATTCGCGGGCAAAAGAATACGCCGAGACCCAGAGCTTGTTCCAGGCCTTCGGCGTGAGGTGATCTGCCTTGTGGCGGGGGGCCTAACGGCCCCCTGCCCTGAAGTTTTCGTAATTTTCAAGGAAGGTCTCGATGTCGTCCTCAGACCCTCCGCGCAAGCCGGCGCCAAATGTAGTGGGCTTACCGCGACGCGTGTGAAGCGCCATGAGCTCTTGGCGCGTGGGCTCTTGTACGAATGCTGGATCACGGAAACCTTGCCGAACAGCATCTCGCGCAGTCTGCTCAGCTTCAGCGCGATGAAAAATAGCCGGATCGATACGGCGCAACCGCCGCTCCCGAATAACCTGCTCATTGGCAGCCACTACATCGGACGGTGCCACCAGAGAGCTGCGAGCTGGGACTTTCAGGTTCGCCAGGGGGTCGCCCTCTGCGTGATTGAATACAAGCATGTGCCGACGCATCGGGTGCGTAGGGTGTGGATCTACAGGTTCTCGGTGCGCCGGTAGCTGGTCTCGGCGCATCGCGAAACCGGTAGCTTCTGGGCCCCGCATGTAGGTCATGCGCGGGCGATCTTTCCAGAGGTAAACACCGCTCCCATGCGCTGCAAGTTGAGGCCACAAACCTTCATTCAGTATGCCTCGAACCGATTGGGCGACAGGACGATCCTTAGGGAGAACACCGTGGAACAGGTTATCGCCTCCACGCAGGAGCTCCCGCGCACGACGATACTGCTTTACAGCAGTAGGTACATTCGCCAACTTCTCAAGCGCCGCGGCGCAGCCAGCTTCATAGGCAATACTGCACATTAGCTCTCCGGAGGCCATACAGTACGAAGTGCTCGGTATGTACGAAGGACGGCCTCATCCTTCTTACGCTCATACTCGGGCAGTTCTTCGTAGGACACCAGACACGGGTGTTCTTTTTTGGCCGCGTCCTTAACAGAACCATACTTCCAGCCATCTCGGAGCTTGTGACTCACCCACGCCACGTGCGAAGCTGCGCACAGCTTGTCGAAGGGCGTGGCTTCAATGTCCAGTTCATCCCAGAAGCGGATGGAATGGCACGTAGCCGACTTCTGCCACTCTGGAGCTGTCTGCCAGGGCAGGCCGGGCTCACCGAGCCCGATCACGACATAAGCGTACCACGCTTGGTGGCACGCGGCGGCCAGGAGCTCTGTGCGGTCGGGGATCATGGTGCCCGCATGGCGCTGAAGCGCGCAGGTTCTGTCTCAGTTCCCGGCAGCTGTGCTCGAGGTACTTGAGGTAAAGGCGGTGTACGCGGGGCCGACTTGGCGCGGATGCGGTTTTCCAGCGCGCGCACAGCTGGGGTGTACTCCGGACCTGGTTGCGCCTGATTGGGGTACAGCTTGAAGCCCTCCTCGGTAAGCATGGGTCGCCACTCAGGGATCTTCATGTTGTGCCGCAGCCCGTTGGACGCGATCTCGTTCTTCTTAAAGGGTAAGTAATCGACGATCTTCGGCTTGCCGCCACCTTCGGGCATCACCATGTTCTCTGGCTTGGTATCGAGCATGGTGAATCCCTGTGCACGGGCGGCTCGCTCACCATCAACCTTGGACTGCATATACTTCTCAGCAGTTCGCTGATCAGCCTTGATGGCAGTGCCTGACAGCGTCTTGCCGGGAACAAACTCATACTTGTGAGTAAGTGAACCCTTGGGTCCCTGCGACTCGCCAAGAAACTGGGCAAATGCGGGGTTGTCCTGGTTGGCGGCACCCATCTGTGCGCGCCGCTTCCAGATCTCAGGAGAGTCCGCATCACCGCCGGGCCGAGACTGTTTCCAAATCTGCGCACGCGCCTGACCGCCGTGAGGCGCTGCCATGAGGCTAACGTTGGACTCGCCGCCACCCTTAAGGTCTGTAAGCTTCACAGGCCGGCTGGTAGGTGCGAACGAGGCCTCTGCGGCACGCGCAGCCAGGTTGAGCTTGCCCGAATTGGCCCAGTTACGAGCCATCGCACGACCCCTCGAGGCGAACTTTTCAAGGGCTGCATCAACGCCGAGAGCATACAAATCTGAGGTAGACATGGCACAAGTCTAGGACAAACGCGGTATAAGGTACAATCTCAGGAGGTCTGCTATGGCGGTCATCACGCCCGGCATCACAGCAGGCGTTGTAGTCTACGATCAGCTGAACCTTTATAGTGTCATGCCCTGCGTAGACTTCCTGGAGCATATCTGGGAGCCCTACGTCAAGGAACACGGAATCCCTGAGTTCGGAAAGATCCCGCCGGAGTGGTGGGCACTCTGTGGTGCGGACTCTACTCCGCATTGATATGGAGAAAGAGCATGTCGCGGAAGATCAAGGTCCTTGTGGTACCCGTAGGCAAGGCCCCCGAGGTTCGGGAGATCGAGGCTACCCTTGAAGACATGCAGGAGATCGTTGGTGGTTACATTGAGGCGCATCCGCTGGAAGGGTATGTCGACCTTATCTGCAATGAGGAGGGGTGGCTACGCCACCTACCCGTCAATCGACTAGTCCCATCGGTAGACAAGATCTGCGGTGACTTCTTTGTTGCACGGCGCGACAAAGACGGCGACAACGTCTCACTCACGGACGCGGATATCGCCAAGTACAGCCAGAAGTTCAGTGCGCTTGCATAGAGGCGAGCTGTCGCTTAAGCTCCTCGCAAATGAGTGAGGAGCCGCCAATCAAGAAGCGGGTTTTCCTGCACGGGCAGTGGGTGGAAGTCACTGTACTTCCGCCCATGCCTGCGCCGGAACCCAGTACAACTGTAGCCATTACCGGCAAGGCACACCTGGCCTCGGTTGATACGACGGCCTTCGATACCCCGGTGACACACCGTGATCGACATAAGCCTCCAAAGTCAACCCTCCACTGAGCACATCTTTTTTGTGTCTTTGCGCTTCGTGCGAGAACTCTGCTCGAACCGTGCAATCCTGGCACTGTACGTGGATGACTCGGATACCGCGGAGATCTACGAGACGCTGACGAAGCTCGTAGAGGACCTTGATGTTGATATGAAGGCACGGCTGTTTACGCGGTAAACGGGTATAAGGAGTGTGCCACCATTTGATCAACTCACAGGAGGTAGTACGTGACCGCGCTTTCGAAAAAGGGGTGGCGGCTACAGAAAGCGTTCAAGGAACTTGAGGAGTGGAGTTCGTGGGTGGGCCGCTCGGCTGAGAAGTTCGTACGAGAGCTCGATGCGAACCCGCCTGAAAACGCGAACATCCGGAAAGGTCTGCACGACCTCCAAAAATTGGTACAGAAGCTCGACAAAGATCTAAAGGGGGCGGGCGGACGTAAACACCGGAGAAAGGCAATCTAAGTACATGGCCCAGAGGCTCTCTGGCACATTGCGAATCACGGTGAAATACGTGGGGGAGGGGCGCTACGCGGGCAATATTCGCGCTCCTGTGATGGGCAAATGGCGATTCAGCGAGCTGACTATCGCACGGCCGCACGGTGATTGGTGTTCCCATGAAATGTATGACCGCGCGGCCGCTGTAGCGATTCATCAAGCAACGATAGTACCGGAGCTGGTGATCGCGCACATTGTGCGAAGCGGGCGGGAGACCTACCCCAAGGTGGTGTTGGGTGACGTGCGTCCGAACATCTCGGATGTATACATCGCATCGGACAATACCGTGGTCTTCCGTAATCAGCGAGCACAGCGTGAGTATCACGCAGCTTTGGAGCTGCTGGTGCAGCGTCCGCGCTTACGCCTGGTACACGGCGGACTCACGGGTTGACGTTGATTGAATGCCAGAGCGCCGAAAGGTCTCTGGCATTTTTTACATTTAGCCTACGGAGCAGTGCATGCTAATTCAGATCGAATCCGACTGGCACCTCGAACTGCACCGCGATAACGGGCGGAACCTCATCGCAGCACTGGATCCTGCGGGCGTCGACGTACTGGTGTTGGCGGGAGATATCATCTCGGGCCAACGTATGCATCTGATCGAGTACGTATTCAACTTGTTGACGCTGAAGTATGCGAACGCACATATAGTCTACGTCCCTGGGAATCACGAGTTTTGGAACGGCGAACCTGAGAGCGTGTGGGCTCGTCTCAAGGAGGTCGAGGCACAGCACCCTGCGCAACTGCATTTCCTACGCAACGAGGTCTTCCCCATCGACGGGAGGAAAATCCTTGGTGGGACGATGTGGTTTCCAAAAAGGACTTTAGGCAGGGAAATGCTTATGCCAGACTTCGAGCTGATCGCAGGTTTCTGTCCCTGGGTCTACGACGAACACCGGCGCTTCGTCAATATGCTCGAGAAGAACCTTGGTGAAGGTGACATCGTGCTCACGCACCACATGCCCTCGCCGATGAGCATAGCGCCACGCTTCCAGCAATCGCGGGTCACGGAGTTCTTCGTGGCGAACCAGGAGGAGCATATCCTGGCACGCAAACCCGCGCTCTGGGTCCACGGTCATACGCACGACACCTTCGACTACACGCTAGGCAGCACGCGCGTGATCTGCAACCCGTACGGCTATCCGCGCGAGAATTGTCACGATAAACCAAACCGAACCCTTGTGGAGGTCTGAAAAACAGGGAATAACGCGGTATCAGAAGAGTCGTACTCACCCCAGGCCTGGTCTCGTGTGAGGCCAGGTTTCTTTTTGGAGACACAGTGAACAAGGTTACGTTTTACGAGGCGCAGGGATTCGTCGACTACGTCAAGCGGCACAGTCAGGCACTGGAGAGCGGTCCGTTCGAGATCTTTCAAACCGTGGACGTCAAACGGCAGTATCTCTACGGCCAATGCCATGGTCGCAACGACGTGGAGGTCATTTCGGATACCTACCAGGCCTACGTGAAGGTGCTGGGCGAGGTGATTGCTGCCGTCTACAGCACGAAGCCGGGAGCTCCGAGGGGCTGGGAGCACGCCTCGGACAAGCGCCTGATGCGCGCTGAAACCCGTAAGACTGAGGCAGTCGATATCCTCGTGAGTCTAGGGGTCAAGCCGGCAGCATTGGCGCCCCTGAAAAAGGTGGCGCTCGGCGAGCTGCAGCAGTTGATTGACAACTCGTCGGAAGACGAAACGACGGTCATCGACGACAAGCGGCTGATCAGCAAGCGCAAGAAGAACCAGCTGGTGTTCCCGACCAACGGCCAGGATGGCATTGACGAGACCATGCTTACCCTGACCCGCGACGGATCGCGCATCCAGTACAACTTCTCCGTCGACTGGGCCAAGGAGTGGGCCGCGCGCGAGGAGGACGCTCAGAACATCATCCACAAGGCTGGCTTCATCATCTACAAGGGAAACTTCTAATTCCCTTGACGGAGTGTAGAGCCCCTTGATACACACCTTGCTACAGGAGAAATGCACATGATCGATACCGAAACCGCCGACAACGTCATCCCCCTCGACACCCAGGTCGAGGCCAAGAAGGCGCCCAAGAAGAAGGCGCCCAAGAAGAAGGCGAAGGCCGAGAAGAAGGCCGAGAAGAAGCCGAAGGCCGAGAAGGTGGCCAAGCCTGCGGCCAAGCGCGTCGCTGGCATGAAGGCTCAGGGGCAGGTTCCCAAGGCTGCCTTCGATGCCATGCTGAAACACTGCAACACACAGGGCCTCAAGGCAGCGGACTATGTCCGCGATGCAGTGATTGCACAGCTGAAGCACGACAAGCTCTGGACCTGATCGGGGTCAGCGGCCGCTGAAGTCAATGCCTGTCGGGCAACCGGCGGGCATTTTTTACGAGGTAAACGCCTTGAAGTTGACTCCGTTCACGTTCGCTAGCGCTGTCCTTGCCTCATTCGCGCTAATCGCCCCCCTAGGGTACCACGTGCCCCGACTGATCAGCGCACAAAGTACTGTACTCGTTCAGGTGGGCCTTTTCCTGATCCTCGCCATAATAATCGCGGTGGGATCTTTCGTAGTGCATCTCTACAACCGGGGTAAGAAACAATGAGGAAGTTCTTTTTCATCGGAATTCTCGCCACGCTGATCTTCAGCGGCTGTTCCTGCGATACCGTCGAGGCAGGGAATGTCGGCGTCCTCGTCGATCTCTATGGAGGCGCTAAAGGCGTACAGGAGCAGGTCAAGCCCGTTGGGCGTTATTGGACCGGGATGGGCCAAAAGCTGTACGTCTTCCCGGTGTTCGAGCAGAACTACACCTGGACCAGGGAGCCCGACGAACACGGCGATACGACGGACGAGTCGATCTCCTTTCAGACGAAGGAAGGCCTGACGGTCAATGCGGACATCGGTATCACGTACAATATCCCGCCGGATAACGTGGTCAAGGTCTTCCAGAAATATCGGCGTGGGGTTGAGGAGATCACGGACATCTTCTTGCGAAATCACGTGCGCGATTCCGTCAATACCATCGGCGCTACGATGCCCGTCGAAGCGGTGTATGGCGAAGGTAAGGCCAAGCTGATGGAGGAGGTCCTCAAGGACGTCCAGAGCGAAGTCGAGCCGCTCGGTATCCACGTGGGCAAAGTCTACCTTATTGGGGCGATTCGCTTGCCCGATGCGGTGAAGAGCTCGCTCAATGCCAAGGTCGAAGCCACCCAGAAAGCTATGCAGATAGAGAACGAGCTCAAACAGGCGGAGGCGGAGGGACGTAAGCGAGTCGCGGCGGCAGAAGCGGAGGCCCAGGTAACAATGGCCAATGCTAAGGCCGAGGCCGGCGCACGGCTGGCCAAGGCTGAGGCGGAGGCCAAGTCCAACGCCTTGCTGAACACGGTGTTGACCACGCAGCTGCTCGAGCTTCGCAGGCTCGAGGTCGAGCGTGCAAGGGTGGAGAAGTGGAACGGCCAGCTCCCTACCACGATCATGGGCGGAGGAGGCACGCCGATGTTCAACGTCTCGTCGCTGTTGGCTGGCGCGAAGTAACCCCAATCTATGGGCGCCCCTCTTAACGGAGGGGCGCTTTTTTAGGCCCCAAGGGGCCAGCGCGCCCGCTTTAGCCAGCCACGCAGGAACTTCTTCATCTGCGGCTTCTTCTCGGCAAGCTGGTGGTAGTAGCTTGCACAGCACGCGCCCATAGCAAGAAGCCACGCATCAGGATCGCAGGCGTTGATGTACTCGATGGACTTGTGCCCGAGAACGCCATCGAGGACCAGGCCGACGCCACAGGCCTGTTGGGCGAAGCGGTGTGCGCGCCCCGGGCCCATATTCACGCAGGCATCAAAGAGCTTGGTGGCCACGCGAGCGTTGCGAATGCGCTCGTAGCCATAAGTATCCCAAAACTCTTTGCGGTAGATCTCAACGGCCTGGTTGATAGTCAGATTGCGGATCTCATCGGCGGTCTCAGCGTAGCCGAGCGGCTTGGCGAAGCGCAAGCTGATGCCGAAATTGGTGGCGCCCCCGGGGTCTGCTGTATCATCAGCGAAGCCGCCTTCGTGTGCGAGAACGACTTTCACAGCTTCGTTGAAATGCGAGGTCATCGCACAGGTCTCTCGGCCATTGACGGAATGGTCACCCCGAGTTGAACTGTTTTGCGTGGAGTGTCTTGTACGCCTTGGCTCCAGGTAGGCGGAGGCTTAGGTGTCCCGTGGACCCCAAAGGTCTTCGCAGCGTCGGCGCTGCCAAGCTTGTAGAGATCCTGCATTAGCTTACCTCGCCACGAGAAACCAGCAGAGGTGTAGACTCGTTTGCTGTCGTGGCCTGTTGGCCTGTAACAGCCGACTGCATTCTGTTCTGCTCCGAGAGTACACCGCGAATCGCTTCGTGCATGTCGGCGACACGGCTATCAGCGGTCGCAGCATTGTAGAGCGCCCCAGCTCCGCCGCCAGCCAACCCGCCTAAGACTGTCGCCGGAATGCCGCCTTTCGGGAAGAGCTTGTGGCCCGCGAACGAGCCCGCCAGGAGTCCCATCAGGGGATGGTGAACCGTACCCTGATTCTGTTCGAGCTCGAGCAGAGCCTGCGGGTCGAGCCCTTGATCTAGGCCTTCGTAGGCGCGCTCGAAGGTGGAGCGCGGAACAAAGCGACGCATTCCCTCGTAGCGGACGTCTTTGCCTGTGCCGCTAACGCTGAGCGGAGTGCCCGGGATGCCCATGCCGATGCCGTAATCCGCGGCCTTGATGCCAAAGCCCTCAAGTGCGCCAAGGGTTCCCTGTTGCCGTGCTGTCTCCTGCATCATAGCCTTACTCCTGCGCTTGAATCCGCCGCCAAGCCCAAAGCCGCCAAGGGCTCCGAGAACGGCTCCCTGAGTCCTCTCCTCAGGGCGCGCCATCGCGTAGCCGATACCCGCGCCAGCGAGCGTACCGAGGGCTTGTGTACGCCAAGCCGTCTTCTCGAGACAGGATCCACGCGTAAAAGGCTGGTTGAGCATGCAGGTATTATAGACCAGAGCTTACTTGCCCGAGTAGCCTACCTGGATTTTGCCCGGCGTCTTAGGGCGGTCGCCATGGGTGTGGATGTAGCCGGCCTTGAGCTTCTTCGAGTGCAGCGTGGTCGGGATGATGACGTTGCAGGTGTGTGTACAGCCCAGTAGGCGCGTAGTGGACGTAGTGTTGCAGGCAGGGCAGATAGGGGCAGGGTCGTCCGGGCGCATGAGCTCCTCGAACTTGTGTCCGCAGGCGTTGCACTGGAAGTCATACAGCTTCATAGGTCACTCCTGGGTTTTGAAATCATCGCCGAACACGGACGCGGGACGCACCTTAGGACAATTACCGGGGTCCGCCTCGCCCAGCACGGGGCGAGACGTGGGCAACATAGCATCACCGAGAATTTCTCGCTCGGCTGCGTCAAGGACGGCATCGATTTGTTCGAGGGCTACGGTAACAGCTGAGCCTGCGGCACTTGAGCTGAGGAGCAGCTGACTAAGTAGCGCCTTGGCAGGGGCGAGGGCAGCGGCAGTCGGCGCCGTCACAATCACAACTAGCCCGCCCACGAATTCGTCCCCCCGGTCGAAAGGCGGACGTTGAGGGTCGATACTGCTGGGCGCAAAGGCCGCTGCCAGGTCCGTCTTGAGGAAGTCAGTGCCGCCAACGCCTTCGATCTGCTTGGCGTACATGCCAACGTTCATGTCGGTGTCGAGCATGGACGTGAGGCGCCGGATCGTGCCGCCCAGGTCAGTAGCCAGCTCTTCGTACTTCGTGATCTCAGTCCCCAAGTACTCGAGGTACTTCTTCAACATGTCTCCGTAGCCCGTGGTGGCGCCACTAAACTGCGCGACGGCGCTCTCGAGTCTCCCGAGAAGGCGTGCCAAATCAGGAATCACTGCGGCGACGCTAGGTGTGCGGATCCAATCGGGTGGCACGCCCTTAGCGGAAAGACTAGACCCCAGCGCGTTCAGCGGATTTGCCTTGGCCACGTTTGACAGTCGGACAAATCCTCGTTCATCGCCCAAACCCGCGAGCAATTCCAACATCGATCCCGTGGTCCAGTGGTAGCTGACCGCATAGTAGAACGGAACACGGTCTGTGGCGCTGACGTCGAGGTAGGTGTTCTGCGATCCTTCGAGTACCGCGACTACTTCCACTGCGTCGTCGCCTGCGCCGGCCTTGAGCCCCTTGCTGAGAGTAACGGTACCGAAAACGTCAGCGACGTTAGTTACGCCCAAGAGCTTGGCGCTCCTGCTGCGGATGACAGTGGCACGGCGGACGGCGACTGAGAGATCTAGCGCGGGCAGCTCCACCAAGCCAGGAGAGTGCACCCACTCCACGAAAACACCATCTAGGGTCGCGCGTGCAGTGACCCCTTCTGGGACGGGGAATTGACTTGGTAACATCTCGGCGCCGGGCTGGTTCGTGCCGAAAAGCGTTTTGAAGGCCAAAAGAAAGTTGAGCAACTGTGCGTAGTCAGAGGAGCCCGCGACTACGCAAGCGCCGTAGATTGCGTCGGTGGGACTGAGCTGTGGGCGGTTGACGTCTCCCTCGTCGTTTAGGGAGTCAAACACCGTACGTAGGAACCCTGGATTGCCACCAGAAGCCCCTGCAACTTCCTCAAAATAGCGCCGAAGCTCTGTATCATCGCCTGCCAAGGTTGCGTCGAGTCCGACCTTCTGGGCGGTGGCTAGGAACTCCTTTAGCGACATGCCTACACGCTTCAGCGCAGCTTCCACAACAGAGGAGACAACCAGGCGTTTTCGGGGAGGCACAAACAGGATGTAGACGCCCGCATCCTGCTTCAGCGACTGTATCGCGCTGCTGATCGCATCGGTTGCAGCCTTTATTGCGACCTGGGTTGCGGAGAGGTTAGCGATCTCCGTTGCAGACAGCATCTGGAGGACCGACTGGAACACCTTGAGCGTCGTCGTCAACGTATCAAGGACTGACGTGAACGAATTCGCGGCGTCAGAGACACCTGATGGGAGCTTCGGAAGCTCGAAGTTGGACCAGGTAGTAGTCATGATTTGGTCTCAATGTTCTTTAGCGGCGTGGCAGCATCAATTGTCGCGGTATTTAGTGTCAGCAGCTCGTCGGGCTTTTCAGCACAGGCCTGCAGTGCTAGCGCGTGACGAGCGGCGCGCAAGTTAGGAGCTTGCAGCCCCAGTGAATGTGCCTGCGCCTCAGCTGCGCGGATTTTCTGCGCCAGGATGAGACGTTCCGCGCGCAGCTGTAATTGTAGGACGCGGACCAGAACAGAGGCCAGCGGGAGCTCTCGAGACCATGCCATGTCGCATAACCTAGCACACCATGGGGTCCTAAAAAAGAGACCTGCGAGGGGTATAAGTATCTGTACCGGAACCTTGTGGGTCCGGGCGCGCGCAGTACCCACCACTTGCAGAACTTGGAGACATACACATGACCATCGGTACTCACTTCGCGGCTCACTGGATAAAGTACATGATCGGCCTCATCGGCGCGGGCGCGGGCGCGGGCGCGGGCGCCTACATCTACAGGCTCCGGAAGGAGCGTGGTACGCTCCAGACGAAGCTGCTCGCGGCGTACCAGGCAAAGGATGAGCTCGAGAAGGAGCTCAAGGAAGCCCAGGCCCAGCTGGCCGATGCGCAGGGGGACGGGGCTCTCCGTGGCGAGAGGGTCACGGAGCTCGAGATGGAGCTCGAGAAGGCCAGGGAGCAGTTGCGCCAGTTGGAGTTCACCAACGTTCAGCTCACCGCGGCTATCAAGGTGGCCGAGGCCCAGGCAAGCGCTCCGGCCCAGACGAAGAACATCAACCGTGGCAGCCGCACGCGCGGCGCGGAGGAGCCTGCGGCTGCCACGGGCGACTGAGCGAAGTGACGCGGTGAGCCGCCCCGGAGTTGTTACTCCGGGGTGGTTCGCCGTTTCTTTTTTGGTAGAAGGCCTGGAGAATCAAAATGAACCGACTCACGATCATCCGCAGCGAAGACGGGAAGCGCGTCTATGCTGAATTCCAGCCGGGAAACGGGACACGTTACGTCGCGTTCGGCGTCAAGATCCCTGGAGATACACCCAACTATGGGGGAAAGTGGCTGGTCGGCTTTCCCGAGCTTGGTGGAGGCTGCTGGTACTTCGACGAGGGGTCGACTGTCGATTACAGCTACGTTAGCGAGAAGTACCCTCGCCGCTACTTCACCGAAGGCCCTAGCGCGGTAGATGCTAGTGAGATGGCCAAGGTGATCACGTATATCGTCCCGAACTCGAACGCCTGGGTGCTAACAGACGATACAGGCACGTACCTCGGTGAGACTGCCAGTCCGAGAAAGTTCACGCCCACCGTCGAATAGCGCTACCAACCCCATCACCACCATCATCCTAGCGAAGTCACCTGACATCAGGTGGTGTGGGATATCGATGACTAAGTGGATAACGTTGATCGTGAAGATCGAAGAAGGTAAATCACCGCTTACTGATCTTCCTGATCGGCTTACTACAGCAGTAGAGAGTTTAGGGAATCTAGGCGTAAAGGAGGTGACGCACACATACCTTCTCGACGAGAACGGGCTCACCGAGATCGAGGAGACCCTTGAACAGGAAGCGCTCGACTTCCAAGCGTACCTGGCTGAGACGCGTCCCAACGCACAGGTAATCCGACTACATGATCGACGATCTTGATATAAAGGAGCTTAACAAACTCCATCCGCGAAACACGAAAATTGCTTGCCTGAGTCCATCAGGAAAGGGTCTGGTCGCCGTACACTCCCCGTACTTCGTGCTGGAAGTTCCAGCTGACCAAGTAAGAGCCACAGGCTGGCAGCACGAGCCGTATGCAGGGGTGCGCGAATGGCGGCAGAACAACGTGCCGCAGTCCGAGGGGGAGGCCGCCCAGGTTATGCGAACCACTTGGGAAGATCCTGACGAGGGCTCGCTCGAGGTTATCCAGCTAATGTCCGAAAACGTAGAGCAATTCATGCGCCCTGCGTTCTACGACTTCTTCACAAGCGTACTCACGCAGCCAAGCTTCCGGCTGTACAAGGAAAAGGACCGCATCGGAATCTTCGACGAGGACAAGCTCGTTGGAGTTCTGACGCCTCTACGCAAGGCAGAAGGCGGCGAGTAATCGTCTCCTTCGACACCAGCTCCACAAGGGGCTGGTGTTTTTTTGGCCCCGAGCTATACTGCGACTCGCAGCTCGGCAGTGACGCGAAAACTGTTCAACCAACGGGATGTGGTGACGGTCGGTAGCGAGTATGGGAAGCGACCAGGTTCTCAGAAAAGAGCTGTAAAAGGTTGTCGCTGGCCTGCAGCGCCAACCACCTGGAGTCCGCAACACACAGCACTGGGGTTTTCGGACCCACGCGCCGGCGGACGGTGTATCGGTGCCATGTGGGAAGCGCCCTGGAGCTCTTACTTAGAGTTCCGGGGCGTTTCTTTACGTAGTAAAGTTAAAGACCAATCTTGACCCTCTTGCTCTTGATGAGCGGGATCAAGTTACTTACTAGGGGATTCGCCGGAATCACCGGGGGCGACGTAGGTCCCATGGCCGAACCGTGCGTATGCGTATCTAGCCATTGGAGCAGCACTTTCATCATCGCGTCGAAGTACTCGTAAAGCATGGCGGTGAAAGGTGCCACAGACGTGACAGCGTACCCGCCCGTCTTTGGGTTGGGGACTGCCACCCCACTCGCGCCAAGGTGAATACTGTCGTTCTTCAGCGAAACGACGCTCCAGGGACCATTGGCAGTCGGACCGAGGACGAAGTAATACCCCCCAGCACCATTGGTGTGGATCTCGTTCTGGCCGTTGGGCACTGCGCCGATCAGCGGGTTGGCGATGTCGAAGATGAGATGCCCGTTGATCGTCTGTATTTTTTTGGCCACGGTCGCAGCGTCGGGCTGTGTCCCACCCTGAATCTTCTCTACGTCGCTGCCGCCCACGTACGCGTTCCGGTTGCTGCTCACTGTTGTTCGCTGATCATTACCTACAGTCAGCTCGTCGTTCTTAGACACTTGAGTTGCGCGTCCAGCCTGGATTTCCTCCGTGACGGCGCCCTTGATCATCAGATCCCAAGCACCGCGAAGGGTCGTGACCTTATCGCCAGCGACCTCCTCGCGCGCTGCGCCCGCGCTACCAGAGGTAACATCTACGCCGGCCACGCCGACCAACTCGAGTCGACCATCGGCAGAGAGGTGAATCTTCGCCAACGTGTTGCCTGCGGGTGTAGTCACTTCAAAGTTAAAGAGGTCTCCCGTTGCACCGATATCCAGGCGAATAGTCCAGCCGCTCGACTCGTTTTGCTGATCAGCTCCTGCGCGCCAGATAAGCGAGGTCTTGCCACCGTCGTTCTTCACCTGGAGGTCGCCCATCGAGGTGACGTGCCGATACGTAGCCGAGATGATTTCTACCAAATCCTGGAGCGCGTGAGTCCTTACCTGGGCCATTGGCGAGGACTTCATCACGTTCATGCCCCCGAGCAGGATGCCTATGAGGTTGCCGTCGGGGCCAACGGTGACTTGGTCACCATTTAACATGTCCGCGGGGTCAGCTGGGCCGCGCCTTGACGCGGCGCCCTTCTCAGGCGCGTTGACGGGATCTTCTCCGCCCACACCACGCACCTCGGTGACCGAAGGTGTTAAAAGGGGTTTGTTAGTTAGGGTCACGTGCTTGATCACGGAGTCGATGACCCAGTAGCCGAGCTCGTCGTGGATCGCCACCACAGTGTCAGATGGTAGGGTTGCGGTGTCCCCAGCATCACGGCGAAGTCGGGGCACATCCATGAGAAGGCCCATTCGCTGGCCCGCTACCTTGTAGGTCTGGGTGAGCGTGTTGTAGTAGACCACTGAGGCCGTGTCCCAGCGCCGGCTGGAACGGTCCTTCAGCGCGGCGCCGTATTGCGCTTGAGGTTTTTGGCGGTCGTTGGCGTACGAAGGCGGAATGTTGGGGTTAGTCATGGTGGCAGCTTACCAAAGAAAAGGGGCCGCCGGCTATAGCCGACAGCCCCGGTTCATGGCCGAAGAGCCTTCGCGTTAGTCGTCGAGGGTCAACGTGGTGCCGTCGTTGTTCACGCCGGTCTCAGAGAAGTCAAGAACAGCGTCGAGGGTGCTCTTCGGGATGCGCTGACTTGCGTCCTTACCGAAGTAGCCGGTCGCGATGTTTGCGAGCTCCATAGGGAGCAGACGGTCGGACAGGCCCGAGACGTTCTCGAGGATCATGCTCTGCCCAGCGTTCACGCCGACAGCATAGCTGTTGATCATACAGAGTTCGGCGTAGAACGACCCCACAAGGTCGTGCGCCTTGTTGCGGAAGAAGCAGGCGAGACCGAACGGGATGTAGTAGAGCTCGCTATCCAGGTTGATGAAGAACTGGCTCTTCTGCTGACGTGCCGGCACATCATCGAACTTCTCAACCGGAAGGCCGCCCGCAACAGCGTTGTGGTAAAGGACGCGCAGGAGATTACGCCCATTTACGAAGAGGCGGCCGATGTTCCACTGGGTCTGCGCCTTTCCCGAGACGAAGAAGGAACGGCCTGAGCCAATGGCCATCATTGGCTGGGTCGGCTTCGTCTGAGTGAACTGAACGGTCTGGAGCATACCGATGGCAAGCAGCGAAGCGATACCCGTCTCGTTGCCTGTCTTGCCCATCGAGTTGTAGCGGGCAGGGCCCGCAAGGACCAGGGTGTCATCTGGGTGCGCGGCCTCGTAGGCCGCGTTGTCCATGGCACGCTCGACGTAGTGGTTCTGAAACTCCCACGAGAGCACGCCCTTGGTGATGCCGATAGGGTTGGCCATTGCCGTCTCCTCAGTGCTTCTTGCTCAAAAGTTCGATGAGCGACGGGGCTGTGAGCACACCCAGACCTGCCAGCTCGGTCCCTGACTTCAGCTTCCGTACCGTCTCGGATTCATGCTCCGGATTGCCGACCAGATCATGTACGACTGGTGCTGCGAGCATTCCGAGCCCTGCCAGGTCCATGATGTGTCCAACAGTTGCGCCGTTTACCGCATGCTTTTGGAGTGCTTCCGAAGCCCCCTTGACAGCGAACTGGACATTGACCGGCCGCCCGAAGCTGTTGCTTCGAGCCCCCTCGATAAAATCGTCCACCAAACGGGCGCCGAAATCAACCGGCGCCCGAGTGGCAGCGAATTTTGACAGTGAGCTCGACATGACCTTACGCACTCACAATGTGGAGGCCGACCGTGTTCAGGGGCTTCGGAAAGTCGGCCTCGATGAAAACCTCGAGCCGGTCCTCTGACAGTTCCGACTCACCCAACTTGGTGATCCGGGCATCGATGATCGGTGCACCGATGCGGACGCGGCGACGCAGTTTTAGGTTATCGATGCCCGCGCTGAGAGCGGTTTCGATGTACCCGAAGGTGTCCTTGTTCATGTTCCAGATGCCGAGGTAGTCGTCCAGGATGTCCGAGAAGAACATCGATACGAAGTCGAAGTTCTTCACCAGCGAGAACTCGCCGAACTGAAGGGTCGACGGGTCGGTAGTGAGCTGGTGAACAACGTACGGCAGCGCGTTCGGAGTGTCTTGCTGGAACACAAACCAGCCGTTGTTCGAGATCTGGGTGATCTGGCGGTCAGTGAAGTAGGTATTCGCGTTGTAGATCTTGCTGATCCCCGCTATACCCAGATTGGTGAAGCCTTGATGCGACGGAAGGCCTGCAGTCATGCCGCCTACAGCGCACGCCAGATAGTAGCCAGGCTGGGAGCCGGCTGCTGCGGGGATATTCGGTGTCGCGGAGCTTCGAGGCAGTGAACCGTCGGTAAGGCTTGCAACGTCCACCTTGTCCGGCCAGCACAGGACAGCACGGCGGCTCTTGATGCTTTGAGCCACCGCGATGAGCTCGGAGACCTGTCCATCCCGATCAAGTGACTTGACTACCCTGTAGGTAAGGGTAGCCGTGGTCGGAACAGCGATCAACTCACCATCGGTGTTCACGATCCGTGAATACCCGTGAGGCAGTTCGTTGGCCACCAGAGCCGTGTCGCGGCCATTGGCCTTGATGCGCAGGCGTTGGTTCGAAAGCACCGCCGCGATCTCGAACTTCACAGTAGCGCCAAAGGTCGTGAGGCTAGGGTTCAACGGAAGCTCAAGGTAGTGGCCAGCCGTCACTGCACTCGCGCCGTCGAGGAACGAAGCATTTGCGTCGTAGAGTTCGAGGTGCAGCGCGGCGTCAACCGCCTTTTCGACAGTGGCGGTGCCCGTATATTTCACGGCGCCGTCGGCATCGTGGATGACCACGGACCCTATCGAGGATCCCGCAGTGAGGTTGCCGTCGACGACTTCGAGCTCGTCTGCCGCATTGACGTGTGCGACGGTGAGCGTCACCAGCGCCGGACCGGTATCGAGGTCGATGGTGAAGCCCGGGAGTATGCCGAGGTCTACGAAGCTCAACGCCGGAGTGGGCAGGGTAACCTTCAGAGTGTGCACCGTAATCAGCGCGGGACCCGTGGGGGCCACGATCTGGCCCGTTGAGGACTTGTCAGCCACGATGCCGAAGGACGGCAGTGCGCCGACCGAGCCCAGCACGACGCGGAACTTCTGCGGCACGCCATTGGTCAGGGCATATTCCGTAGAAGCCAGGTTGTCGAATTCGGTCTTGAGCTCGGCCACAACGGACAACTCACTCGTCAGTGGGACGACTGCGTAGACGTCCTTGCGATTCGAGATCGCGCTGAGCATCGAGGAGTAGCCTGCAGCGCTGTCCTCGCCAATGCCGAAGATCTGCACTGAGGTGTTGGTGTTCAGCAGGGCGATGGCCGCGCCGACGGCAAGCGGGTTGCGTGCATCGACGCCGCTATGGACGCGTGTGTCGGTTGCCGATGCAGACAGGGTTCGCCCGAACAGTGCCTTGAGCGCGTTGAAGTCGTTGACGTAGGTAACTTCTTGGAGATCGGTACGGAGTGCCCGGTAGGCGATAGAGACTTCGGCAGCGGTGACAGGCTTGCTGTCAAGGGTAACACCGCTGGCGATGGTGATCTCGTTGCCAGCAACGGACACGAACGAATCGCTGATGGCGCCCTCAGTAACAGTGCGCTCGACGCGAACCTTATCATAGCCTGCGCTGGGGAGCTCGCTGGTGCAGACGAGGATCTTCGTTGCCACTGAGCGGATGGTTCGGGTGATCGTGCTTTCCGCGGAAGCAGCGACAGCGTCCACACCCTCTGCCAGAGCCGTTAGGACGCTGGCTAGCATGTTACCCGTGGTAACGATGACATAGATCAAATTGTCCGCGTCAGCGGGCGAGAATGCTTCAGAGAAGTCGAACTGCGACATCCCCTCGGGAAAGGTGATCAAGATGTCGTGGTATGTTTTGCCCTCCGCGACACGATCCGTAACCGTAGTCTCAAGCGACTGCTCGATGGTGCCCTGAGACAGCGTAACGGTGATGAGGTTGCCGGTCACACCCTCGTTCATCGCGGTATACGTGACACCGTTAACCGTTAGCGTGGCGGCCTGTCCAGCGACAGCCTCCTGGGCCGGACGGGTCAGTACTAGCTTATCCTGTGCCTTGACACCTGCGGCTGCGAAGTCAGTGCCAACCGAAGTAACATCGGCCGAATTCTCCGCAGTAGTGATGTCGGAGGCGTGCGCGATCTCCACACTCGCGTTGCCGAAGTGAACCTTGACGCTCGAGGCATCGAGTTGTGCGCCGGTGATGTTATTCGGCGGCTCTGCGATCACCAAGGCTGCGGAAGGTGCCACAGAGGTACCCGTAGCAGCGAGGTCGCGCACGCCATAGAGAACAGACGTAAGGATGTTTCCCTTGTCCTCCAGAAAATCCTGAACATGGTATGCCGGACCCGCGATAAGCACGTTCAGCTCCGGGGTGGCCGGAACAGTGCTCAGCGTGGCGTACTCTTGATAGACCAAAACGACGGGGCGCGGGAGTGCCATCTATGGCTCCTTCTAATCTGATGTGGGAAGTATAGGCGACTTCCCGGATTCTCAACGGATATAGCGGGTGAGGAAGTAAGCGTCGGGGTTCGTCTCGCCAGACTGCTGGAAACGCAGGACAATTTCTCGCAGGAGAGGGCTGATAGGTACGGTGGACCACCGGAACTCTACCTGAAGTGTGGTGGTGACCTTGGTGACCCAGGCCGTCTTGTCGCTATCATAGGGCGAAGTTCGCCCAAGGACGGGATTGGCTATGTCGTGGATGCCGAACGTTTCCCGGATCTGCTCCCTTCCAGCTAGCAAGTAGAACCACACCAGGTCGGCCAGTAGGGAACTCTCCATCTTCGTGTCGGAGATACAACTGACGTCGACAGGCACCTGGCAAATCGAGTAGAACCCCTTTAGTCCCGTCCTTAGCTGCTGACCGACGAAGTTGTTGATCGCCACCTTTTCCGAGGAGGTCTCACCCTTCTCGATGATGATCGCGGGACGGTAGTTGCGTGTCTCGGTGTTCTCGTTGAACCCAGGCTCGATGAGTACCTTGCGGGGGGCGTCCAGATCGTTAGTCTCGGTTGCCTCTGGTGTAGGGCTTTCAACCCAGACCCAAGCAAGACCGTTACCCGGACGGAAGCGCTCACGGATGATCTCAGTAAGCAGGGCCTCAAGGGCTGCAGGGGAGCCGAGCGCGATGTCGGCCTGTTGGCCCGGCATGCGGGGGCGATTGCGAGGCTCAGCAACGAGAGTCACGAGAACTCCTAGAAGAGGGGTGGCGTGCGAAGGTTGTCTACGAGAATACGGTAAACGACGTCGCCGCGTTGAATCTCGCTGACCATTAAGGTCTGGTGAACAGACACGGTCTGGAGCTCCGTAGCAGTCACGTTCTTGACGAGGAAGCGTCGGTTGTCACGAAGGAACACCAGCACATCGTCATCACGCACGGCGGGCGCGTCAAGAAGCATGACCCGCGTTAGGGTAATGTCCTGCTTGCCTTCTGTAGTGATTTGGGATGTCGGCATAGCTGGGGCGCGTTTCGCCAAGGTCACGATAGGGTCGAAGTAACCCGTTACGAACCCAGTCCCGAAGCAAGTCGTGCAGGCAGCGTGTGCAACGCCTTTGGTGTACTTGTCGAAGCATTTTGGGCACCGCGAGCCCCAGTGTCTCCGCTTGAGTACCGCTGCCTCGACGCCGTTGAGATGCCGCAGCATCACGCTCTCGTCGCGGAGAATCTTCCGCTTGAGAAGGCGCTGCCGTACGTTAAGGCGCGGCTCCACTGAGGAAACTGCTTCTACGCGAGTTCCGCTTGGCGCTGTGACGGCGATCTTATAGAAGATCGCGCGACTGAGCGCCAGCTGGTTCGGGTCCTGTTCATTCGGATCGCTGCCAACGGGTAGGCGGTCGGTGTAATTGTAGCAGTCAGGCTCTTCTTCAAGTAGGAGAGTCCAGGGTCCGCCAGAACTGCCTGAACGGTACACGTTGAATAGGTAGGTGCCCGTCTCCGTAGGGTCGAGGAGATCCCACTGAACAAAGTTGCCGTGTGGGAAGAGCGGAATGGTCCGCGTGATGGCGACGCTCAGAGACACATTAGACTCCTGGAGAACCGATAGCCGCTTCGTTGCCCGCGTTGAGCATGTCCAGGTTCTTCTGGGATTTCAGTGCGTCGAAGCCTCGCGATACTGTTCGGTCGTAGTGCGCCGTCTCGAAGTTGGTACCGAGCTCCCGATGACCGTTGGTGGGTTGAATCTCCCCAGGTTTTGGCTTTGGGTCAGGGAATAAGCCCAGCCGAAACGAACTCTCTTTGTTCTGACCCCGCAACAGGTGTCCGCTGAGACAGTCACGGTCAGCGATCCCCGCGAGTTTGGCTACAGGACTGATGAGCTTCATAGGTTGCTGCATTGCCTGCTGCAGTTGTGCCCCACCTACTGCGGTCGCCACCGCCTGTGCCGAGCTAGGTGGCAAGGGGGCGGCAATTGGCGAAGTAGGCGGGATCGCGGACTTTACCGGCTGCACTGGAGCTACGGGCTTGGGCACCGGTGAAGCGGCAGAACGACCAGCTGGGGTAGGTGCGGCAGGCTTTGGCGGCGGTGCAACCTTGAACGTCTCGGCAGCTGCCTTTGCGCCAAGGGCCGCCTGGTCTACCTGACGAAACTCCTCGGTGGCGTCGATGCCGCCTTGATCTTTGACCGCGAGAGAGTGCCCTCCCAGGTTGTTGACGGTGCCATCGAGGCATGCGTTGATGTACGGTGCGTCGACGTTCGACGAATTGCCCTGGGTCGAGTTATTGATGAAGGCCATGCTAGTGTTGTCAGCAGCGAATTTGTGCTGTGCATCCCAGCGGCCACGTGCGTAAGCGAATTTAGGATGCATGGAAAAACCTCGAGACGTTGCGGTAGCCCGAGCCAAGGTGCCCATAGCAGGACTCGAGGTTGCGGCTGATCTTGAAGTTTTTGGCCTTCTCCTCGAACTCATCGTGGCACGTACGCGCCATCTCACGGTACAGCGGGGCCTTATCGTCAAGGCCAATGGGCTGTACATCACCGTCGCCGTAGGCTACTTGATTTCGCGCCTGCCTGTGCATCTCGCTCCAGAGCAAGAATTCGCAAACACCCAGGAGGAGGAGCCATATGTTGATCCCCTCCTGAGTGTCATTGGACGGCGGCGTCATCACGTTAAAGCGGGCCACGGTGAACTTGAGCCCACGACGAATCTCCTCGTCCGAGAACTCCGGTAGGTCGAACATGATGTTGTAACTGCCCGTATTCGGGACCTGTCCTGCGATGTCGCGGAGGAATCCGCGGATATCATCCGTAGTGAGCAGCTGCGTGGTGACGGGAGTCGCCGTTACGGGCATGAGAGATTACCTCCAGTTACGGGCGGAGACGCGGCCAAGCATAGCTGCTGTGCCCCCTTGAGTCACTACCTGGAGCGCTTGCCCCGGGGCGAGGAGCAGCATCTGCGGGGAGACCACGACGCGCTGCGCATTGGCTTCCTCGATCAGGAGAGTCTCGTCGGGAGAATCCAGTGTGACGATGTTGATCGTGTAGTCGACTGGCGAGCCGAAATCGAGCAAGTATTGGAGGAGACAGATCGGGCGGTCCTGCTCGAAGTTGAAGAGACCTCCAGTGGCACCTGCTGCGAACTTGTTGGTCCCGTTGGCGAAGGTGAGCCCTGCGGCTACAGGGGCAGTGCCGTCAAAGTCATTGCCCGCAGTGATGCGCTGTTGAATGCTGAGGGGGCTGTCGCCAACAGGGATCTTGAGTGTCATAGGAGCCTCGTTTTACGCAGTAAATGTCGTTACTCAATAGCGCACAGGGACGAGCAACCGTCGCCAGCTGCGAGATTGCCGTCATCGCACGCTTCGCCAGACTCCATATTACCGTTGCCACATCCAGGCACTAATGCGCTATAGCCCAGAATCTCGGCATTGGTTCGCGCTATATTAGAGACACGGATAGAGTCAAGAGACGCGCGAAGGTAAGAACCTCCACCGCCAGATTTCTTGGCGCCGATGTTATTGAATATCAAAGTGCCGTCAGTAGCCGTGTTTGCGCTGGCAGCTGATACTCCTGATGCTACGCCATCGATAAAGTATTCAACTAGCCACGTTGCCCCAGAGCGACTTTTCCTAACGGCAAAGTGATGCCAAGCACCGCTAGGTATGACATTAGTAGAGGTGGCTATGCTTACATTGGCGCCTGTTCCATATTCCCAAAACGCACTCAACTTCCCACTAGACAGGTTAAGCAGGATTGTTGAGTTAGCGGCAAGCGTCTCTCCATCGCCGCCATTTTCCAAGATTGTGCCTGTGGCCAGATCTAGCTCAGGCTTAATGAACCCCTCGATAGTCCAGGCATCGGTGACGAATGTATGCCACAACCCTGTGCTATCAGCAGAAGTGAAATAGTAATTGCCGAGATCGGTGCTCATTGAGCGCCCGCCACCCAGTTTACCGACAACAGATCCGGGCTGTGACGAAAACGCGAGTACATCATAGGATCCAGCAGAATCGAGCGCAGTTCCTGTTGATTCGTCTAAAGCCCAAAAAGCAATTGTGTTTGCATCAATTACTGATGCAGCTGGTACCTCAACGACACAAATCGCGGAACAACCATCATCGCCTGTAAGGTTGCTGTCGTCACACTCTTCGCCATAGGTAATGATTCCGTCACCACAGGCAGGTACGTAGATCCCGTTATAGGCGTAAACTTCGTCATAGTAGCCAACGAAAGATTGACCATAAACTGCAGAACCGATCTGAAACTTATTACTAGCATAAACCACAGGTACGCCTGTTTGAGTACAGGTTGTTGTTGCAACCTGTACACCGTTTAGCCATGCGGAGAAAACGCGGCCAGTAGCGTCATAGTTAAACTGTACGTTGTGCCAAATCCCCGCAGTTAATAGGTGACTCGGTCCTGCGTCGAGGTAACAGTGCCCGTCTGTAAAGGATATCCGTGCTTTCCAATAATTCACGCCCAAATCGTCAAAGTACATGTGAAAAGAAGTTTCGCTATTATTAGGGTCGCCGACCAGGAACGCTTTTGCGTATTTGATCTGGGTACCTGTCGGGTTCAACCAGCCGCCAACGCTAAATGATCCGCTCGCAGTGGGGTAAAACGAAGTACCACTAGTAAGTGCATAACCTGTTGGGTTTTCTACTGCCCGACTGAATTTTCCGGGTTGATTCGCAATAACAGCAGCGCTACCACCGGTAGTATACGTGCCCCCTAACAACCCCGTATTTGTAAAGGGATACGTCGTCTCGTTCAAAGAGAGGTATACAAGCGTCATTGTTTCGGTAGTACAAGTTGCGCTACAACCATCACCGTTTGAAGTATTTCCGTCGTCACACTCTTCAGCCCCGGCCTGCACACTATCGCCGCAAGTGGTTGTACAAGCTGACGGTGTACCAGAACATTGGTACCCTGCTTCAACTGCGCAGGCTTCGGTACAGCCATCGGCTGCAATCACATTGCTATCGTCACAACCCTCAAGACCCGCAGGCACGCCATCACCGCACGTTGTCGCGCAAACAGAAGGCCACCCTGCACACTGGTAGCCGGCCTCTACCAGACAATCCAGGCAGCCATCGCCGCCAGCGATAGTGCGGTCGTCGCACTCTTCAGATGGAGCTGCGCGACCGTCACCACAGACCATCAGCTGAGGTGCTGTGCGTGCACAGGTACGCACACGCGTGCGTGTTGAGGCGTTAGCACTGCCTGTGATCACCAACAGTGCGAAGAAGATGACGGCGAAACGGCGCATCAGGGAACCTCAGTCAGGGGGCACAACTCGAGAGCAGCGGCAGCGTCAGGCGTAAATGCGTAGATTGCTGGAGCACTGTTGCCCGGGCCGGGGCCGAACACGACTTCTTCTGGGAGGCCCATGTCAAAGCTCAGCTTACCGATGCAGTTCGCCACTGGGGCACCGTTCGAGACACACACCATACCCGAACGTGCCTTCACGCGGTAGCGCTTATCCTGTACTGGCGCAACAGCTTCAGCTGACGGAAGAGTGAGCAGCAAGCACTCGGTGCCTACACGGAGAGGGGTATTGCGCAAGATAGTGTTGAGGGGCTTAAAATCACCCCAAGCGGGATGTACTTGAAAGAGAAGGCTGCCGAGGAACAGACCAACCAACAGTGCGCCGATATGAACCTTGCTCACGTGATGACCTCCACTTTGTCGGGGCCATAGAGACCCTCTTTGTGAAACTGGACCACGTAGGTAAACCCCGTGTCGACGTTGATAGGGTTTGCCCACTCGCCGCGGCTATTGGTCAGCGTGATCCCGACTGCAGAGTCGTACTGGCCTTGGTCGAAATCCGTTTTGCGGTAGACACGCACCAGCGCACCTTCCACCGGCATGCCGCTAGCGGTTTGATAGCGCAGAGCCGCGGGAACACTATAGTTGTGGTTTAGTGCAACAGTGCTCATGAAAAACCTCGTTTACGGCGTAAAGAAATCCCTGATTTCAAGGTCGCCGTTGGAGAGGTCGTCGGTGGCTTTCTCTACTGCATGTTCAGCTACAGACATGCGCTCGTAGTAACGCCTGATCTGTGTCTTGCGTGGAACACGCTCCACAATCTTTGCCGCGGGAACGCGACCGGGAAACAACGAGTGAACGAAAGCCTTCAACATGTCACTCTCCTTGACGCCTACGAGACGCTTTAACAGCAACTGCCTGAATAAGCTCTGAGAGCTTTTCGGCTAACGGTAGCACACGCTCAATGATCGCAAGCTGCGCCTTGTGCGCACGCAGCAGGCAGGTGAAAAGAGTCACGTTAACAGCCAGAGAAATGGCAAGAAAGGCCCACTCCGGCCGGTCAGCCAGGAAGTTCTTGAGTTCTGTGAGCCCCTCGACATTCACGTGACACCTCGGTACCCCGACACCAGTATAGGTTAAAAAACAGGGCGTCCCAAACGAGTAGGGACGCCCTGGTCTACCTCACAGGTAGAGGTTTCTTAGCTACACCAGGCTGACACTGACCAGCGCACTGACCCCGCTGTACGTAGTGAGTTCGAGGATCGCAGTCTCCGTATCAGAGCTGGTGACCGTGAACCCGTAGCTCCCATCTGCACCAGTAGCGAGAAATAGTGGACCAGTCGTGCCATTATTGAGCTGCGCAACGCCAGGGGCAACAGCCGCCAGCGTCACCGATTTTGTGGCGGCAGCGAAGGCCTTGATTCCCACCAGGCAGGCCGCGGTCTCCGGTTGATTCTGGCCATCGACCATCATGCCCGTAAAGGTGGCTACGACGGTACCCCCTGTGAGGTTCGTGGCGACGAAGGCGTCTCCAGCGATCAGGGTAGCAGCCTCGTCCGCAGCATCCAGACTATCTGCCTGGACCACGACGGCGCCTGCCAAGGCGTTGACGGCATCCCGAACTGCCCCCAGGGTCGTATTATCGGCCAGATACTCGATGGTCAGCAGGTCTCCCACGAGGGTCACGCCAAGCGCACCGGCAGAGGTCAGGGCAACCTGAAGATCATTGCCCTCGATGCCACCAGCAGCAGCCTCGAGCACCATCCTGAAGCTCGAGGTGGCCGCCTTGGACGCCTTGGTGCTGGTGCAAACTGGGAGGCTGAACGCGGCCCGAATGATGTTAGCCGTCAGGGTGTTCGTGCTCGACTGGACCTCAGCCAAAGCGCCTTCAACGGTGTTCGTGCTCGACTTGACCTCAGCCAAAGCGCCTTCAACGGTAGTCGCCGTGAGGATGTTGGCCGCATCCTCGACGCCAACAAGCGCGGCGCCGCTAGCGCCCGCGGCGACACTGGCGAGCATTACCTTGGAGACCTCAGCAGACTCGCCAGATTCCAGGGTAGCAACGCTGTCAGAGATGTCCAGGAGCATACGAGCGTGCATTTCGCCAGCCTGCGCGACGTGACCAAGCATGCTACGTTGAGCGGCGGTAGTGCGCGTGAACGTGACCATGTTGTGTCTCCTTTCCGGAGTGTGAAACGGGGCGCCCCCTTACACAGAAGGCGCCCCTGGGATTACGGCGTTGTTATCATGAGGCGTTACGCCATCGCGGTAAGGTCGAGCACCTGGAAGGACTGGCGATTGCCGATGCCGATGCCCGGCGCTGCGTAGGTCCAGAAGGTGATCAGGTCAGCCTCCTGCTTGATGTACAGGGTGGCATCCTGAAGCAGGAAGAAGTTGCCCAGGTAGTTTTCCGGGGCGTAGATGTAGACCTTCTTCGGATCGTGGACATGGGACTTGATGGTCGTGATGACCGGAATGCCCCAGAGCTTCTCCTCCTGCTCCACACCGTCCTCGTAGTGGCGAGAAGCCACATCATTGCCGACGACGGTAGCCGGGAGGTCGATAGCCTCGTAGTACAGCGACTTGGTCATGGTCATCTTGCCGATGGGGCGGCGTCGATTGACCATTGCCTGGAAACCCTTCTTAAACACAGTGCTCGAGAAGGAGTTGTCCGCGGTAATCTGAGTAGGATTGGCCGCAGCGATCATGTCGATGGTCTGCTGCCACTTCAGATCTTCCTGGTCGGCCATGTCCTTGACCGCGTTGTCCGAGAGCATCTTCCTGATGTCGTTCTGGTACGTCATCAGTTGGAACTTGCTCTTGGTGAAGTGCTGCGACTCGGTCTTACCGAAGTAGACCGAGTAGCGAGGGCCCTTGAACCAGGTCCGCGAGCCAGCACCCTGGAACTGGACGAAGGTGGCCACCGAGTTCGGCTCCTTCTCGATGATCTTCTTCGGCTCGTCCGTGTTCTCGTCGCGGTCAATCTCGTCGTCGGTCAACAGCACCGGAGCGAGGATCTCACGAGCATACGACTCCTGGCGGACGTGTTCGCGGATGAACGCGCTACCTTCCGCCTGGGCTTCCTTGACTCGCCCGTCCTCGATCTTCTTAATGAAGTTCGCATTGACGAACTGAGCGCTGACCTGTTGCGTCTCGGTCTTGTACGACATGTTCAAGCTCCTTCAGAACGCGTTATCCTGATCATAGGACATTGCGGTTAGGGGAACAACGTGCCTCGTTTTTCAGTTCAGTCTTTCAGTGCTTCGCTGTTCCCCGCACCGACTGAGCAGGTTCGCTTAGCTACTTCTTAGACGCCGCAGCCCTGGGGAACGATGACCTGCACCACGTTACTGACCGTGTTACCGCCGTTCGGACCGACGAAGCCGAGGATCTGCTCGCCTTCGATTGCGAGGCGAATCTTACCCGCGTCGAAGGTGACCGGCAGGCCCGCAGTGAAGCCGCCAATGGCGCCATCGAACTGATCGGTCTCCATCGTGAAGCCACCATGCAGCACGGTGAGCTTCTTGACGAACGCGCCGGAATAGTCCGTGTCGCCATCAATGACCACGAAGGCCAGCTGGCGATTCAGCGCAACGGTGGTTGCGTCGGCAGCAGTGGTCGCAAGTGCGGCCTTACCATTCGCGGGATTGATGGTGACGATGGCACCAGCAGGAATATCACCAGCGACCGGGGTACCATTGACACCCAGAGTCATACCGGTAGGAGATTCGAGGACCTGAGCCAACGCAGCGAGCGCGAGCGGATTGTCCACCGAGACGATGTCGAACTTCGAGTTCAGCAGAGACATGATTTACCTCTCTTGTCGCCTCACGGCGCGCTTAGGAATTAACGATGTAGTTGCCGAAGTTGTCCCAGGCGGCTTGTGCCCGCTCCTGCTTTGTCCTCGGCACCTGGCTTGCCGACTTGTCGCTGGAGTGACCCATGCTCTCCACGGCATTTTCGACCTTCTTATCGAGAAGGCATTGCACCGCGGCCAGGACGCCGTCATCAGACGACGCGAGCTTGTTGAGCAGGTCCTCAGGCAGATCCTCCCCCGTGGCCTCAGCAAACTTCGCTGCGACATTGTGGGCCGCGCCCTCACGCTCCTTTTTGAGAGCCGCAGTCTTCTCGGCCTCATGCGCGTCAAGAGTCGCAGCTGCGGCCTCGAGGACTTCAGCAACCTTGAGCAGGAACTCAGCAGACATGATTACGCACCTTCTCGCGAAGCATGGCCAGGGCTGTGGCCGCCTTGATGGTTTGAGCGCACTTGACCATTGATTCGTGCTCAACCTTGGCCGCCGTTTCGCGGAGCTCGGCGGCAATCTTTCGAAGATTTTCAGACGCCATAGTGCTCTCGAAACTTGTGGAGATCAGCGTAACTGATCTGGTTGTCCTTTGCAGCTTCACGAACATCTTCGGCAACCTTCAACATCTGCTGCCCAAGCTGCGTCTTGAGCTTATCGTTTCTGATATAGGATAGGTTCGCGGATTTCACCAACTCGTCATTCTCGATACGCTCGAGAAGTTCATCTGCGAGTTGGGCGATGGAATTCTTGCACGCCATCACAGACCTCCACGATGCAGGCTGTGCCCGAAGTTGAGGCCCTCGGTCCACGCCTGAACTTTGCCCGCATCTTCTTGGGCCTGGTGGTGCGAGCCAAGAGCATAACCACCTGTGCCCACCGTTGCCGCAGCAATAGCGGAAGCGACCAGTGGGTGCTCGCTAGCCGCGTTGATCAGTACCTGGCTGATGCGCCCTGGAAGGTGGGCCGCAGCAGTCTTGTACATCTCTGCGTAGGTAGCTCTGATCTCAGCGTCGTACATCGTGACCTCAGGCCGACTTGCGGGCGCCCTCAAGGACCTGTGCACAAACAGAGGCACCCTTCAGGAATTCAAGGGCGGCAGTCTTGTGGATGGCGACGACGGTGTCGTTGTAGCCAGCCACGTAGTTGTCCTCGGCCATCTTCTCGAGACCTGCTCGGTTGATGGGGTAGCCAGCGGTGCTGGCCTCCTTGATGATAGCCGGGTTCTCCGCGGCGAACTTGTCGAACTCAGGATCACCTGTGGCGATCTTCTCGATGGTAGGCAGCGCGGCGGCGGTCTTGCGCCACTCCTCGAGCCGCGCAACGACGGTGTCGGCGAAAGCGGCGCCCATAACCTGCGCCTGCTTCACCATGGCCTCGTTCTCGGTCTTGGCCATGTCCGCGGCGAGTTTCATGACGTCGTTGACCGGGTTAGCCACAGGTGCCTCAGCCGCAGTCTTCTGGGTGGAAGGGGCAGCAGCGAGAGCCTCGTTCATCGCATTGACGAGCGGGTTCGTCACCTCAGACTTGGCAGCAGGGGTGGAAGCGGCCGATGCCGTCTTCTCGGAAGGCTTCTGGGTCTCACGGAGTCCCTGAAGAATGCGGTCGATCTTCATTTGCGGTACCTCACAGGTTGATGGAAGTGTAGGTGAGTCCTGGGATTAAGACAAACAGCGTTTATGTCAGCAGAAGCGTGCCGAGCTTGGTGGCAGCAGCGTCGAAATCAACGTTCGGCAGTTCCACGGAGTCGGTGACAGGCTCGAGCACATCACCGAGGTACTCAGACAACTTTAGAGCATTAGCTCCAAGTCCGTAAAGGCTTAGTCCCCCAAGCGTAGCGAATGCTGGGTGGTCATGGGCATATTGCTCGAGCGTGTCTGCCAAGCGCTGCGTAGTCGATGCGTTCGGGTCACCCACGAACTCGCCATTTCGCAGCCGCGACTCGTAGTCATGACCTAGTCCTGCTATGAGACCAGCGGTTCCTAGTACGGGGAGGGCTGCGCGAGTCAGTTCGTTCGCAGTGCGAGTCATGCTGAGTTCAGTAGTCGCCGGAATGTTGACACCTTCCTCAGTGCCATACTGAGGCCCCCAGTCAGGGTTGAGCGTCTGTGATCCTAGCAGGGCCGCAGTGCCCGCAGCAACAGGGCGCAGTGCACCAGGGATGCCCGGAGCGAGGATCTTATAGCCACCAGCGAGCAATGCTGCGCCGCCCAGCGTCTTGGCCAGTTGTCTACGCGCGATCTCGTCGTGCGCCGCGATGGCTGCTCCGCGTGTGGTGGTGTAGCTTTGACCTGTAGATGGGTCGCGTACGTGGAAAGTATCGGTGAACGGTGCCTCTTCAGGTCGCAGCACCGGCGGGAGCAGCGCCCGCTGAAGGTAGTCGCCGAAGGTTGACCTCTTCTCGAGGTACTTCTCGGCCTTTCCTGCGATTTCCGGCTTGACGTTCTTGGCGTTGATGTCGAATAGGTGAGTCTGCATGACCTGATCGAGCAGCTGTGGGTGCTTGGCGAAGAGGTCAAATACCTGGCCCTGCATGGCGACGAGCGCGTCGAGCACCCCCTCATCCACCGAGGCGCCTGGGGCAAGCTTTGCCAACAGGAGCTTCACGAACTCGGGAGTAGTAAGGATGACGCCAGCTGCAGAGAGGGTGGACAACACCTCTGCTACCGGATGCTCGGCCAACGCGTTCAGCGTGGTGCTGTCCATCTGAGGCATACGCTGCAGCGCCGGCCGGATCGCCTGGTGATAACGCTGGATGTTGCGCTCCTCCGCCTCGCTGATCGGTGAGACTTTGTGGTCGAGCGGGATGCCACGCACGACCTTGTCAATGTCGGATACCTTTTGAATCGCCGCGCGCTTTTCCTCAACGGTGTCGAGGTAGGCACCGAGATCTGCAGAGGCGCGGACCTCGTAGGCTCCCTCGTGGGCGACTTTCTTTAGCATAAAACCAGTCTGATCTGCGGGCTTAACTACCCAGGAGATGTCGAACCATCGCGGGGATGGATTAAGTGCACCGTAACGGAGGCCTTTTTTGCCGACCTGACGGAGATTGTACTTGAGGTGATCGCAGTACTGCGCGCGTGTCGGCGCTCTATGCCCACACTCAGTACAGACATCATACTTGATCCGGCAGTTGTGCACTGCTAGGTTGTGCAGCACATAACTGTTGTCATCGGCGACCTCAAAGTTGAAGACGAAGTCCGCGTACGGCTTGGTCTGGACCGACGCGATCTTGCTGACGGCGTACGTCGTTCCGCCAACCTCCCAGAAAAACCGATCACTCCGAATCGGGGCGCGCGAGCGCGCAAGTATGTGTCGTGAGGTGGTCAAGCGCCAAGCGTAATCGTTGCCTACCCGCACCTGGTATTCGGTGGTGGGTTTGGTCACCAGACCTGATGGCTTGTGGTGAAGCGTGTGTACTGCGCCGAACATCTTGAGACGCAGTAGTGCGACTTGGAGTTGGTCGGCCAGCGCCTCGGAGGCTGTAGAGAAGTAGAGAGCGCCCTTGAACGCAAAGCCGTCTCCGTTGGCGTAGGCGCCGAGAAGCTCAGCTAGGATCTCCGGTTGTGCCCCGAGGACGCTGGCAGAGAGCAGTTTAGTACGGGCATGCTTGCCGCAGTGCTCTTCACAGAGGTCCACGAGATGCGGCGCATTGACGTAGATGTACTTACCGTTGCGCTCGGGGCGGTCATCCTCCCAGACGGACCGTGCGCCAAGACGTGCGGCCAGCGTCTTGATCTCGGCGTGAGTGGCTGTCTCATGGAGACCTGTGCAGAAACAGACGCAACGTGTCGGGGCGTTGTTGTTGTTCGTCCAGGAGAACCCCTCGGCCAGATAGTACCCGAGGAAGCGCGCCTCGTCTCGGCTGAAGTTGCGTGATGGCTCGAATTGGGGGATCGGAGTAGCTAACCAATCACCCGCGTGGATCTCGTCAGTGCGAATCCACTCGAATCGAGTGTTCGACGTATGCGCGCAATCCTCACAACCGCTGTAAGTAGCTTTCGACACGGGCGTGCACTGTGTTTGTCGTCGCCCCTGGTTGCAGGGGTTGCCACCACAGGACATCGACCCTGCGCGAATGGCCCAGAGGGGGTGCTCTCCTGTGAGTGTGAGCGGTTTGCGGTACCCCTTCACCCGAATAGTGAAGATCTCCCCGTCGTGGTGCCGCGTCATCGTCCCAGTGACCCGCTTGCGCAGGCCGCGGTGCGTAATGACCGTGTCGCCCTCACGAACTTCTGCGACATCACGGTACCGACCGTCAGCCATCAGAACGTGTGCGCCACGAGGCGAACAACCCATCGAGACAGCGGGGTAGTCACCATCGGCGATGCGCTCTACAAGATCAGGGGCCAGGTCGTTCCTAACGCCGATCAGGAGCTCAACCCGGTGCATCGTCGGATTCCAGAATGACTTGAGAACGTCGCCACACGCCTTGGCAGGGTCCTTGTTCTGGTGGTGCCGGTAAACCTTCCCCATCGTCTCGAAGGTCTTGTAGTGGTTTTGGACGACGTCTGCCTGGCTAATCCAGCCATCGTCTGCTGTGCAACAGCCACACGTAGGCTTGAACCCGACCTTGTACGGCGACTCGTTAAAGCCATCGCCGTTTCGGTTCAGGTCATAGAACTCGTACGATCCCAGCGCTAACACCAAGACGATGGTGTGCCCTGGCTTGGGCTCCACGCACTTGACGTAGTCGCCTGCCTCGCTGGCGGTCTTGGTGTTGCCTAACTCGCGTAGTGGGCGGCTATTGGCACCCCAGAGGAGTACCGGTCGCACGGTAGACTCCCCGCCAAGAGTGTCGTCTAGTTGGATTACCTTGCGCAAGACGCTGCCTCGTTCCTTAGTCCAGCAGGTGGCGCATCACGTCGACCATGTACTCCCGGCCGAGGAGCTGCGTCAAGCGAGCCTTTGCGAAGTCGTTGCCAGCGAGCTTTGTCAGCTGCTCGCTAAGCACCTCGTCAGCGTAAACAGCGCAGGCCAGCTTCTGCAGATTGGCGGCGACGTCATCGTTCGACGCGGCCAGCTTCTCTCCGGTAGCCGCGTGCGTATCGCGCAGGGAAAGCGCGAGTTTTACCATCGACGTCATGCTTGCTTCTTTACCCCGTAAATCGACTTGCGGAAACTGCTCCTGCGCCAACTTCAGCGCACAATTCACGATCCTGTCGCAGAGTTTGGCGCACTCATGTGTGCTGATTGCGGCGGCTTCGGCGTCGGCAATGGACGCGATTTTCTCGAGATCTGCGTCAGCCTTTAGCGCAGTCCAGAGCTCGACGTAAGCCGGGTTTATCACTGGAGCTCCTTCAGCGCGTTGAGTCCACCCCTGATCGCCTGCTGCTCAAGCATCGCTAGGGCAAGCTTCTCGCCAAGTACCTGGAAGACGGCGTGCTTGTCTTCGAAATCGACGCCATAGACAGCCCCAGCCACCTTGTGAAACGGGTGGGCCAGGAGAGCCTGCTTGATATCTTCGGGAATCTTGAAAGTCTTCTCGTCCATGGCTCAGTCCTTGTGGCCGTGATAGCCAGAAAGAGACCGCTCGGTCTCGATGAGATTCTTGATTGTGGCGTAGTTGACGCCCGAACCACCGAGGACAGCCTCGCGAAGAAAGGAGCGTGCCGCGTTGATATCGGTAGAGAGTTTCGGCGCGAAGCGCGTCATCGTACCGTAGGCCTCCATCACGATTTCGTGCCCGTGGGGATTGCGATTCACAGCATCAGAGATAACAGGGTCATTGCGCATCAACGTCTCGACCATCGCCAGCCGCTTTGGATTCGTGACCACAGCATCACGGATACCCCCAAGGAGTTTTCCTAGGCCGCTGAAGATGCCGTTGGCGACACCCATACCGACACCCTGGCTGATGCCGCCCGTGAAGCTGTCGATAGTCTTGGTACCGAGGTCTTGCGGGATGTTGTAGAACCTGCCCTTCACGCTACCGGACACACCAGGCCCGTTGAACGGGAGATCACCTTGACCCTGGAAAGCCTTCTTCTCGAGGAACTCATCCAGACTAGCGGTAATGACACGACTAGGATCTCGGTTCATGGCCATGAGCTCTTTCTCGAAGCCTTGCTGTGTCTCGTTAAACGCACCCCAAAGTATAGGCGCTACGGCGGCTGTTCCGACACCCAATCGCATGAGCCCAGGGTGCTTTCTGAAGTAGGTTCCGACATGACCCATAGCACGCAGTGCGCCATTGCCCGCGGGGGCCAAGATCTTGTTTGCGACGTTCCCTGCGGCGCTAAGGGCCTTTGGAATCATCTCGGCTGCGTTTTGGGCCCCTGAAAGAATGCTGCCGCCGCGACGAATGTTCCGCGCGACGCGCTGCGGAGCCTGGTGCGCCACGTCCTCGGGATTGTAAGGCCAGGCCACCTTCTTGAAGGCCTCCTTGACCCAGGCATCGAAAATTGGGTTGCTCATGCCTCGCTCCTTACACCAGCGACTTCAAGGTCTCGAGGCCGTTCCCGAACTTGACGTAAGCATGCCGAGCTTCGACAGCTTCCTTCAGAAGTGCCAGCTCCGCGGTGCCGTCGGTAACACGCCGATCCTGAAGCAAGGCAACCTTCTCGTTCGTTAGCGGGCTGTAGGTACCGCTCGAGCGCATATTCTCCCAGAGCTGCGTAAGCTCCGGCAGAACATCCTGCCCGAATTCCGCGTATGCGTCCTTCTCAAACTCCTCGAACTTGGGGCCGTATCCCGGGGCCCGGCGGAACACCTTTGCCAGTGCGGCGATCTTCTCTTCCCAGCGCCGTCCAGCAGAGAACCGTTCGATCTCGAAGTTCTCCGCGAGCTTGCGCCCTGCGATGAGGGCCAGATCGTGGCGCAGGGGGCGCTCCACGACAGGCTCGAACTCGCCAGCGGTCTTCTCGACGTCGAACACTCCGCCAAGGCGCTTCTCGCGCATGAGATCTGGGATCTCACTAGCTAGCTTGTCATTCTCGATGTTGGCCGATTGTGGCACGGTGTTGGCCTCCACGGCGAACTTGCGGATGATTTGCTCAGGGTCGCCAACGTCGAACTCGACCATCTTGTCGCCATCATTCTTCCGTTGGAAGACTTCCTGGAACGTGGCGACGTTGGATAGCCGCACCAACGTGCGGATCTCTTCCGGGTTAAGCGAATGATCCTGTGCCACCTTCATGGCGAGGTCATTGATACTCTTCTTCGATGTGACGTGTTGCGCCGCAATCTCCTTCGCGCGCGTCACGAACATAGACTCATCCCAGGACATCGGACTCTCCTCAGTGCAAGATCTCGGTCACAGGAACCGGAGCTTCGGCGATTTTCAGCGACTCATCTTTGGCTTCGAGAGCGATGCGGAGCTCGTCCACGGCGTTCTGTGCTGTATGCGGGTCAATCTTCTCGAGGCTTTCAGCGTTTCGAATGGCAGTGGACCACCACTTCAAAGCCTCCTTGGCGACGTTGCTAGTCAAGGCGTTGCCTTTGTGGGCCATGCCGCGGAAATACGCATCGAGCATCGTTCTGCGGATGACGTGCCGCGTATCCAACTGACCGTTGCCGTTGCCATAAGCCCAGAGCAGGTAGTCCAAGCCTACCGTAACAGCAGCGCGCACGAGCTCTTTTCCATACGCCGAGCTCTCGTAGTGTGTGGCGTAGGTGATAAGCTCCAGCTTGTTTCGGAACACTGACACATCCATGAAGAGTTGCATGTAAGTTTCTAGGACGTGTGCAGGGATGTCCAGGGTGCTCGCGATGATATCGAGTGGGGTCCGTGCGAGCAGGAAGGCGTCGATGACGGGTCGGTGTTCCTCGTTCTCGTGCAGATCGGATGCGTAGGCAACAGCCTCAACGAGGCAAGGCTGCCCCGAGAGCCGCGCGAACAGCGCAACCTCGAGAGCGTCGGTCGGAGCGGGACTGCCGCTCGCGACCAACGCTTGCATGGCGAGAAACCGGTGATCGGGCGGTTCCAGCACTAGTTACTCCTGTCCAACAAGTTCGTTCGGACCGCGAATGACCAGCGACTGCTGGTTGATCTTCAGGATCAGGTCACCCAAACCCTTGAACACGCTTCGAAGGTTGTCTTCGATGGAGATGAAGGTTTCGTTGCCGATGTCACCCTTGATGTTCGCCTCGTCCATCCAGAGCGACAGTAGCACGCGACCGACATTGTCCAAGGACTTCTCGAGGTTGGGCAGGTACGCGGCCACAAGGTCCTTGAGCGATGGGGACTGGGCCATGGACGCGAGCGACGCTGCATCGAATACGCCCGCGTCATTGAGCTGCCCAGCCTGTTCCACGAAGCTCGGATTGACCTGGCCCATCAGGTTTTCGACAGTACCGTCGTCCGACGACATCATCGCCTGCGGCTGCTGCTCCATGCCCTGCTGCGTCATCGCCGCGTTGGGATCCATGCCCATCGGGCCCATGTTCTGTTGCGGGGCCGCAGCGCCCATGACAGGGCTTTGCCCCTGAACCGGCGGCGCACCCTGCATTGGGGTCAGCTGTTGTTGCATGCCCGGCTGCATGCCCGGCTGCTGCCCACCCATCATCGACGGGTCCACAGGCTGCCCTGCACCCATCATTGACGGGTCCATCGGGCCACCCATGGCAGCGGCGGCGGCAGCAGGGTTGCCCGCAGCACCGCCGCCTGTGGCAATCTGCTGGGTACGAGACTGGATGTTGTTGAGCAGCTGCATCTGCTGCTGAAGCGCCGTCATCTGGCCCTGGATGTTCTGCATCTGCTCGGCCACGGCCATATCAACGGGCTGCGGCTGGGCAGCTGCCTGAGCCATTGCCATCTGGTCCATCGCGGCCTGGGCCGGATCTTGGCCTGCGGGGTCGCCACCGTTGGGATCCTTCTTCTTCGAAGGCGGCTTGCTATCCCCTTCGGCAACCTTCAGGCGTGCAGCGACCTTCTCGAGCTTCTCCGGCGAGAGAACGAAGAACTCGCACTTGCCCTCAGCCTCCGCGGTCTTCATTGCCGCCTCAGCGTCCTCGACCGACAGGCCCTTCTCGAAGGCGAGTTTCTTCAGACCGTCAACGAAGCTGTAGGGCTTTCGCTCGATCACGAAGGACGAGTCGTAGTAGGGCTTGTGGACTACCACACGCTCGGCGGCCTCCTTCTCGAGGGCATCCATCGTCCAGTTGAGAATATCCTTCGGATTCGAGAAGAAGTCGCTCGCAGCAACCTCTCCCTTGGCCGAAAGGAAGACGAAGTCGGCGGGGAGGTAGACGACGTTGCTGCTCTCAGGAACAACGAGCTTGCTGAGCGATGACTTTGGGTCGAGAATCAGCGTCTTCTTGCCGCCGCTTCCGAAGACCTCGAACAGCTTTCTCCCCTCAGACTCGGTGACCGAGTCGATGTGGAGTGGCGTGGTCGCGACAAACGACGCGCCACGGCGCTGGACGAAGATGCCGAACTGATCCTTGCGCGGCCCCTTAGCGACAGTATCCGTCACGGTCGCCTTGTAGACCTTCGAGCCTTCGAGTTGGCTCAGGGCCACCTGCTGTCCGAGGAGGTGACTGGCATCAAGCAGTCTGCCATCTTCGGTAATGCCGACGTAGCGATCCGCGTGCTGCGGAGGTGATGTATTGTCGCCTCGCGCGAGAACATCTTGTTGCTTCTTCACGCGCACGTTTCGCGGAGGGATCCGCTTTCCGCGGCCGCAGCCGAAGACATCGATAGGGTTACCGATGATCAGTGCAAGGGTCGGCTTGCCATCAACACCCCACAGTTTGTACGCGCCCGAGTCCTTCGGCTCCTGGAGGTCCTTGTACGTCTGGACCTTGATCGGACGGTTGACCGTCTTGCGGTCGTCCTTGGCGTAGTAGCCCTTAAGCGCGACACCTTGGAATGCAAGGGGTGCCTTCGGTCCGAAGATGTCCTTGAACTCGCCTGGAGTGGTCGACTTGTCAGCGACGTAAAGCGCCCCGCCCTTCAGCGGAACCTTGCCTCCGTAGTCGGCCAGTTTCAGCGCGTCAAAGAGGGCATCCTTACCGTAGTGGTGTACCGCGAGCTTGAGCAGGCCGTCGTTTTCCTCGTAGAGTCGTGCAGCCGCGATCTTCACGACATTCGGAGCATGCGAGAGGAAGTGGAGGTACAGTTGCTTAGGCTCTTGCTGATCTCGTGCCTCGTCAAAGACGCAGCCAGCCAGCTTCACCGCGAGGGTGCTGCGCTCCTCTTCCGACGCGTAGCTGTAACGGCCTGTTGTAGGCGGGACAACGGTATTGCGGATGTCGACGTCAGTGGCCATCGTCTCTGGAAGCTTCGCGCCCTGACCCATATCGGAGAGCGAGAGCTTGTCGAGCTCCTCGAGCCACTCCTTGGTAAGTGGAAGGAAGACGTTAAGGTCTTTGTAGTAGAGAATGTCGAGCGGCTTTACCTGATTCTCGGCCATGACGACTGGGATGTAGATCGTCTGGCCTCGTCGCATGACGACGAAGGCGCCGATGCCCGAGCCCGCTTCGGGATCGCTGTCTAGAATCTTGAAGGTGATAACGTCTTGGCTGACACTAGGCAGCTTGGTGATCAGAACCGAGTAGGCGACTTGCGAGAGTCCTTGGTCGAATAGCTGCTTGGCTTGATCACCAGTCGGGGACTGGGTTGCCATCGCTTGGGTCCGGGGAGACATAGTAGGCATCGAAATCACTCCTGTGGCCTAAGTGTAGGCGGTTTCCCTCAAGCCGCTTAGGCTTGTTGTATCAGGTAAGGCGCCGACTTGTGTAGATCAAAAAAAATGAGGGCCACCCACTATACGGGTGACCCTCAGTCGCCGGACCCGGGGGTCTCGGGTTACTTACTGCGCCGCAGTAGCGATCTTCTTGATCTCGTCGAGAAGGGCGCTCTTCTTCTCACCCTCGTCCTTCTCGCTCTTCTCTTTCTTCTTGTCGTCGTCGTCCTTCTTCTCCGAGTCGCCCTTCAGCGCAGCCAGGGCGTCAGCGGGGCTGACCTGCTTCTCGGAGGCGGACTTCACCGACTCGATGTAGGTGGCACGCTCGGAGGCATCCATACCCATCATGTGCCGAACGGCGGCGACCTTCTGCTCATCGTTCAGCGCAGTGGACAGGTGCGGGACGACCTCTGCAGCGGTCTTCTTGAAGAGGGCCGTGAACGGGTCCTCCGCAGCGGCCTTCGAAGCGTCGATCACCGAGTTGGTGCCTGAAACGGTGCGGCCAGGAAGAACATCCGGTTTCTTCTCAAGGCCGATTCGGGCAGCCTGCGGCTCGCTGAAGTTGGCGCCTCCTGGGGAGACCTGCGCGTAGCCCTCAGGACGCTGCTTCTGATCCAGCGCACCGATCTCAGTGACCTTGGCAGCCTGCGCGAAGGTGTTGCCCTTGTCGCCGCCCTGGATGAGGCTGCCGGCAATCTTGCGGATCTCCTCACGGAGGGCTGCCTTCTTGCCCGGATCCTGGGTCAACGAGTTGCTGCCCGCGGGGCTCTCACCAGGCTTCTTGTCGTGGTTCTCGAGCGACCCGATGTGTCCTTGCAAGGTGCTCAGCGCAGTATCACCCTGCGGGACCTGGTAGGTACCCTGCGGACGCTGCTTTTGGTCCAGAGCGCCGATCTCAGTGACCTTGGCAGCCTGTTCAGGGGTGTTGCCCTTGTCGCCGCCCTGGACGAGCGAGCCAGCCGACTTCTCCATCAGATCCACAGCGACCTTCGAAGCCACCTCAGCGTAGGTATCATCGCTGTTGATGGCTGCGGCGGTCTTGTAGAGAGTTTCGGCTCCCATCTTGGCTGCCTCAACAGCGGGCGGCCCACCAGCGCCAGCCTGGGCCATCAGCTGGTGGGCGATCTCGATCAGCTTGTTGGCGACGGCGGCGACCTCCTCAGGGGAGTGACCCTCGGGGCCCGAAACCTCGGGTCCAGCGCCTGGGATGTTCGGACCGCTCTCTTCCGGCATCACGTCAGCGACCGCGTCGGCGGCCTCGTCGGCAGCCTGCTTGGAAGGGAACGCCACGACGCCCTGGCGAATGAGCTCGTGATTGATGCCACGGACATGAGCGCGCTTAAACAGACCCATTTCAGTCTCCTCGATTCGACTGGCCGCAGCATAGGCCAGAGCTGTCAGTTTTGCAAAACGGAGTGGCGGGAATAGCCATCACTCCACGAATATAGACCAAACTTGGCAGAACATCACCACTGTACTGGCCTTCCAGTTATCTGCGCCATCTGTTCGGAGATCGGTGTACCTTCATCTACTCGGTGTGGCATCGGCGGTGCTTCTGCTACTGGCGGTAACAACGGCCTCAGAGGTGCCTTTGCGTTAAACCCTGAACCTAGAGCGTGCCCGAACTGCCCGCCCAAGACACCACCACCCATCTGGCCAACCATACCCAAAGGCGTTCCGGCGAACCCGCCAAGTGTGCTACCGATCATGCTTCCTACCGCAGATCCCCGAGCTTCTGCGGGAGCCTGCGCCGACTGGTACAGTCCATACAAAGGCATCCCATACAGCATGGCAGCCTGAGCGAGGCCACCTTTCGTATTCAGCGGGGCTGTCTTGAATACGTTGCGCAGCATACCATCTTCTGCGAAGAGCCCATTGTTCTTCAACTGGGTGTAGAACTTTTTGGGATCGCCAAGCATGAACTGCTTAGCTCGGCCCGGCCAGGTCTTAAAGTCGGGCTTTAGATAGTTGCGAACGGCGCTCCAGTCGACGGTGGACGCGACTTTGGCACACCCGTAGTAGGCGAGTGCATCAGAGCAACCGTGCTGGTGTGCGGTTTTGCGCATCAGTACTTTCCGTCGGAACCCGAACCAAACTCTGCGCCATAAGCATAGGCGGGCACAGGATTAGCCCCGTGAAAATCGGTTACGTCACCAAAATGGACGCCCTTGAGCAGGCTATCCTTCAGGTACCGGTGAGCCAAGCGGGCCATCCAATCAGGGTTCAGGAGAGGGTTTCGGGTCATGGGCTTCATAATGAACTCTACCCGTGGCGCATCCTCGGCGATATCCACCGTTTTATAGCCGTGACTCCGCAAAGTGTTCAGCACCGATGCTGTAAGCGGTGTGCCTACAGTAAAGTGCATCGTCTCTTTACCTAGTAAATGACCTTCGGCTTTATCTAGCGGAAGCGTTTTGGTATGTACCGCTATTGCGTTCTTGTAGGTGGGGTATGGGACAATATCTCCACGCAGCAGCTCGGGATGCTTATCCGAATGGTCTAGCACGCGTACGTGATTAAGCTCGGCGCGCGCAAGGAGTTCGAAGTGACGCTTGTCGAGGTCACCAGCCTGACCCTTGTAAACGGCGTGAAGCGCATCCGCGAGATACTGCCGCCCGGCCCCAAGACCTTTGTGCCGCACCACCTCATCGGGCTTAGGGATACCTTCCGAAAGGACATCGCCCGCCTCCACCTTTTGTCCCACGTGGACAAGGATCTGGAGAAGTGGGGAGATGTAATGCTCCACGCCGCCGATGTAGACGTAGTGTCCGCCGTGCGGGGCAGGAATGATCTTTTCGACAGAACCTGGCACCTCGGACAACGTGGCCTTGTGGAAGAAGCTCTGCGGAACCTCGATAAGTTGCCGCACACCCTGCAGGCCCTCGGGCATCTTCGAGGTACCCTTAAGCAAACGCACGCCGTGCTTGGCGTTCAAGGAGAACTGGGTTAAAGGTTCCGACAGCGCCTGCGCAGCGCGTACGCCGACGTTTACGCCGATGTTGTGCGGCTGCCCCTTCTCGTCTAGGCCTTGGCACTTGCGGCAAACACCCTCGTGAGCCTCACAGGTAAGCGGAGAACGCACGAAGATCTCCGCGTGGTTGTTACGGAGCTTGGAGATCAACCCGAGCGTAACTAGCTCATTTCGCTTGTGCCCTTCGATGTCACGCGCGATGTAACGCCCGACGACGTGGCCATCCGAAGTCGACATCGGAATGCCGTTCTTCGTTCCGCAATCATCCTGGGTTATGACCAGCGAATACATACTATTGATCATGATCTTCGACAGATCGCCAGGTTCCGCGACAGACGTCGAACTCTTGACCGTGTTGATGCGCGCTTCGTTGCCAGTCACCCAGTACTCGGCTGGAGAGAGCCCCTCGGAATACGAGTGACTGATCAGCCAAGGGGTCAGGACGCCCTTAGCGTCCACGGCAGCGACGGGGGACGCAACCGTCTTCATGAGCTGTGGGATGTTACCGCGGGCACCAGAGAGCGCCATGCCGGTCATGGTGCCGGGATGCTCTTTGGTGTGTGCCAACATCTTGTCCTGCACATCGAGGATGATTTTTTCCCGGTCGCTCTGCGACTCAGCCTTCTTGAATGCCTCAAGGGCGGGACGCATGATCGCGTCGCGTTTCTCGTAATACGGTGCACAGTCGTCAAGCCCAACCGAAACGCCCTCTAGGGTTGATAGCTTGTCGCCAATCTGTTTCAATCGGGAGACAACCTCGACGTACTTGTCGGGCTGTTGCTTGCCGATTGCGATCAGCTTTTTGGTAAGTGCGGACTTCGTCAACGGATCCGTGGACTTGTAGCCCTCCGGCAGGACCCCGTTGATCAAAAGTTGCCCGAGAGTCTGCGCCATCTCAAACTCCGCTGAACATGCCTACACCGCTAGGAGCAGCGCCCCGGCCAAGAGAATTTGCAGCCTCGATGCTCGTAGGGTTCCCCCAACGAGTGGGGCGGTCAAGATTGCGCGGTTGGCGCCGGTCCCCTACAGATGTGTAGGACTCGGACTCGGCTTGGAGGAGCTTGCTGAGGCGTTCCGCACCAAGGTGCTTTGGGCCATCAGGCATGCGCTGATGCGTACTAACCTCGGCCGCAAGGCGCACCCCGAAGGAACTCAAGGCGTCCATGACGCCTTCATTGTACACAGACGCCTTGAGTTGCATGGGTTACTTCTCCTCAGGAACAGAGGCAGGGGACTCTGTGGCTGGCGCAGGGTCTTCCTTGAGCTCTTCTGCAGTGACCGGCGGAACGACAGGCGATACGACAACATTCTTGTCATCACGCTGAAGCTGCGGGGTCACAACTTCGCTTGGAATGCGTGTCAAGCCGAGCTTGGCAAGGATGAGCGCTTCGAGTTTCTCTCGGGCCATCACGTCCAGGCCGCGCCGTGCGGCCTCACCCTCAGCCCACTTCAGCGCCTCCTCGAGCTTCATGGCAGCTGGCGGTTTCTCGCCTGTAGCGACAAGCTTCTTGCGCGCCCACTCCTCGGCGTAGCCAATGGCGTGCATCAGTACCTCGTGGAGCTTGTTCTCTTTGGCCCCATCGAGTTGAACTTGGGTCTTGTTGGTGAGGAACCGGATGACGATTGTAACCAGCACCGGCGCGAGAATAGTGACCACGATCTCGAGCAGATGGTCCAGCAGGATTGTGAGGTATGGGTTCATGGATTCTCCTTCCCCGACGAAGTATTCGACTGCGGGGAACAGCCTAGCCTAAAAGAGCTACTTGGACAACTTGGCTGGAGGCGTCTTGCGCTCGCTCCAGCCTACTTCGGGCAACTTGAGCAGTGGTAATTGGGGTTTGGTACACGGCGTCTCGACGCGGTACTTTTCCTGTGCGGCGGCGACACCCCTTTCGTAGGCAGTGTTCATCACCCGATCTCCACAAGGTCGTTGAGTTTAAGCTCTCCGCGCTTGTATGCCGCAAGGGCTTCGGCTTGGGTCTTGTACTTGTGCGCTTTGCCGTCACTCTTCTTGCTCGTGGCGAGGTGGATGCCAAGCACGGCTTCGTGTCCTGGCGCCACCATAAGCTCGTCTCGCGACTTATCGCCGAAGATAAGGTTAGAGAGAGTCATGCGCTTAACCTCTTCCACCGCCTGCGGGAGCACGGGTGTGTGCACCTGAAAGGTATCGCCGTCGTAGTCCGCGTTCATGCCTTTTTCGATAAAGGGGTTGACGCAGATAGTCTTGCCTGGCACAGGCACAGCATACGCGCCGACGATGTTGTAGCGGTGCAAGGTCGGCGCTCGATTCACCATCACGGGCCGCTCCCTCGCTTCCGCCATCAGAGCGTCCCTGGCCGCTGGGTGTCGATTCTCGTACATCTCCTTGGCCTGCACGGCGCCAAAGCCCCGGCGAACTAGGCGCGCAATGATGAATTTTCCAAACATGTTCCAGAGCATCTCTTCCGGAATGCCGATCTGGTCCATACCCAGCGAACCATCAGGCGCAATGGTTCCGCGACCCGACATGTCCTGTTGGCGCTTCATAACCTTCTTTTGAAAAAACGAGCTTTTGGGCGTAGTTTTTCCAGTCAAGTGCTCGAGGATGCCCTTGACGTTGCGCTTCTGGAGTTTGGGATTGTCCGTCTCGTGGGTACCAATCACTGCCCCAACTGCGGTGAAAAGATTCTTCCGCAGTTGGGCATGCTCGTCGGGCGGCAGAATCGGGTTCGCGTTCTGCCGCTCTAGCGTCTTGTTGTGCAAGAATGCGCCCTGGTAGAGATAATTCGAGTCACCGACAACGAGCTCCTGCCCGCCATGTCCTGGCATCACTGGGCGCATGACAGGCGGAAGCACTGGCAACTTCGAGAGCACGTAGGCGTCGCCTGGACGCAGGTTCAGGCGCTTCAGGGCCTCGAGGTACTTTACCTGCTTCACGAGGTCATCTAGCTTGCTACTCTTGGCTGTCTTGATCTCGTCACGCAGCTCCTTGAGCTGATGCTCTACGTCGATGCCGTTGAGCTTCTTCTTCAGGGCTGCACCACCCTGTTCGAAGTGAACCTGCTCCAACTCCTTGTTGGTCATGCCCAGCAAGCGCCGAGCCGGCTCAGTGAACACAGGGTTAAGGATAGGCTCAGCCAACTCGATGTGCGTCCAGCGCGTGCCTGTGGCACCACCGGTAAGAACAGGATCAAAGAGCCCGCCACGCTCGGGCGCCAAGTCTTTGGCGCGTACTAGCTTCTCGTTCTCGAGCGCCCCAGAAGACATCTTCTTGATGTCTGCAGCCGTTAACGGCATCAGAGTCGCCTTGCTACCCATCTTGTCGACCTTGATACCCGCAGCGTACATCATCGCTACAAACTTATCATAGGCAAAGGGCGCCTTGACGTACGGCAACGGAAGGCCGAGCTGAACGGCGCGCCAGAATTCGTCGTTTCGCTGACTCTTGATCGTGGCGGCTTCCCGGAGCACCGTGCGCGCGTTATGCGCCACCAGCGCGTTGAACTCCATTGCACCGAGGCCTTTTGCCCCCTCGGTGCCACCCTTGGTCGGCTGCTGGTTTACGTCGTAACTTCCCGTGCCACGGGCGGCGAAGTTGGAGTCAGTTGTCTTGAAGAGCCGCAGCGTATACTGCTGGCCGACCAAGACGCCTGGGATGGTTTTTCCAGAGACGGGGTCGTAGACCGTCTCCTTGTCCTTGAGGCCATGCTCCTTGAGCAGATCTTTTGCCCCCTGCACGTTGTTACGTCCCGAGAAACTGGGAATGACGATGGGCTTGCCCGTCTTCTCAGCAACCTTTCCGAGGGCTGTCTCGATGACTTGCGCGGGATTGATGCGGGAGATAACACCTGCGGAGGTGTAGAGGATGTCGATGGGACACTTCTTTTCATCCTGGATCATTTGGTGATCCGGGATGATCCTGGAGATAACACCCTTGTTTCCGTAGCGGCCTGCTAACTTGTCCCCGACACGCATAGGCTCACGAGTACGAACAGTCACGACAACGCGCTTGTTCGACTGATAAACATCGATCACCTCGCCCTCGAAGTCGTGTTCCCAAATGCGTACGATTTCCCGGTAGGGAAGCGCCAGCGACTTCTTCAGGTTACCCAGGAGAACATCAGTCGCAGAAGGCTTGGACTTCTGCACTCCGATAATCAGTGGATCGTGAGGCAACACCTTCTGCCCCTTCTTGACGACGCCGCCATCGCCGAGCTTGGTGTACTGCTCCGCGGTATATTTAGAACCGTAGTATTGCCGATGGAGATCGCGGGACATGAACGTGTCCATATCGACGTCTAAGATCTCCTTGTACATGTGCTCTGAGGTGAGCTTCTTCGCAGCGCTATCCGAGACCACCACAGCATCATTAGAATTCAGTCCGTAGTAGGCCATGTACGCCACGTGCATGTTTCGTCCAAGCGCGAGCGTCCCATTGCGGGTGAAGTTCGAGTCGCCGAGAGTCTGATCCTCGTTAACGTGGTCGCCAGGTTTGACGGTGATGTTGTGGTTGAGGCTCGTCTTGGACGCGAAGGGGAAATTCGTCTCGTATGGAACCTTAACCAGGCTCTTATCAGACGCTTCCTTCTTACGCTCCTCGAGGTACTCCTCCTTGAAATCGTCCCAGGAGAACTCGTCCATGTTGCCGAAGCCCCATTCAGGGCCGTGCTTTTCGTAAGCTGCTTTTGCGTCCTCTTTGGACGCAAAACCAACCATGCACTTGTCTTCGTCGTAGTTTTTCTCCTTGTCCATCTGATGAACGACGAAGACTTTCTCGAAGACACCATCTTCCTTCAGGTAGACGTCCACACACTCATCGTCATCACCTACGGTCTTCGGAATGAAGCCGTAGCAGCACGACATGGTTTTGGACCATGTCTTGCCTGTCTCCGGGTTCTTGCCCGTGCGTTCATCGCCAGGGTCGAGCTCGATCTTGAAAGTGATGCCGTTGAGGGTCTTCTGGCGCTTGACCTGACCTGCCAGCTTGATCTCTTCGGCGTGTTTCTTTCCGGACGGGTCGATGTAGATGTACTGCGAATCGACCTTGACAATCTTGCCGGAGACCGGCGCAGTAGGGACGATGAGCTTGCCGAACTCCTGCTCGAAGGAGGAACCTGTACCGGTACCGACCTGTACGTAGGGCGCTTCGCGGTCTACAAGCGGGAGTGCCTGCGTCTGCATCTTACTGCCCATCGTGGCGCGGTTTCCCTGGATGCTCTCGATCATCGGAATAAGGTTCGAGGTCGGGGACAGCAACTGCGAGGGGCTAGTGATCTGATACTGCACGCGCGAGGCAGGGATGTGCACCACCTGCCCCTTGTGCATGGCATCGACGCCGCCCGAGAGTTTCTGATTAGGGAAGGCGACGGTGGCCTCGAAGATCTGCTTTGCAGAGAGGTACTCGTGCTTCCCCGTCTTCACATTCTTGGCAGGCGTGTAGAGATTTCCTTTTTCGTCCCTGTGGGCAAAAAGAGCCGCGCGGATGTCCACGCCAGCCTTGAACGAGTTGCCCGTCCAGATGGGCATAGACCCGTTTCGGCGAACGTAGAGCATATTGCCTGGGACCTGGGCACAGTAAACCATACCTGCGTAAGGAACAGCGTAGTAGTGACCCTTAGAGCCGAACGCTTTCTTTTCTGCTGCTTGGATCACACGAATCTCGTAGACAGGTAGATAACGCTCAGCGCGCCTGTCCACATACGTCGTGGTGCGAGTGGGTTTCCCGAGTCCTATGGAGAGACGCTCGAAGTCAGCAGCCAGTTGCTTACTGGTCGTGCAGAGTACTTCTGCGTACTGCGGTCCGAAGCGGCCGTCGCCTAGCAGAAGAGCACGCCAAAGGGCTCGACGCGCCTCCACAGGAGCCTCGAAGAGGTACGCGGGGATGTGCTTCTGTGCGCAGTCACCGAACTGAGTTACGTACTCCGTAAGTTGGCGACTGTTGATGATGTACGTACGCTGGTCAGCTGTGCGTGTGTAAACAAGCCCCATCCGAGCGAACAGCGCCTCAAGTGCGTCACAGCAGTCGGGGTTCGCCGATTCACTCTGCGAGATCTGAACCTGATATTGCGGTAGATCTAGGTTCAACGTGAAACTGCCCTCGCTGAGATACCACCCCAGGAACTCGGCCCAGTCCCGTATATCGAAGCGCTTGGCCGGCTCGTGCCTGCCGCTACTACGTTCTGCCTTCGGCAGACGGAACTCGGTCAGTCGCGAATCTCCGACGTACGGCTCATGCCGCCCAGTAAACCACCGCCCGCGCCCGTGCATCGTTTCGGCGAGGTCCATCCTATACGTGGCGCCAGGAGCTTCAGGCCGGGACCAAACTCGGTGGTTCGGGGTGACAAGATACTCAATAGGCGCCTTGGTACCCGTCTTTACACCGTAAAGAAGCCCTTCGTAGCGTGATGCGAACAAATGCTCTGGCCGGTGAAACTCCAACCGTCCAACGACATTACATGCCAGTTCATCAGTGGTTGTGATATGTGCAAACAGCTTCCAACCAGTTGCCGTAAACACCTCAGTATCCTCAGACAGACACTCGGGTGTCCTCACCGGATCCAAAATTCCGAAGTGTGTGGGGTGTAACTGCCGTGCTTCCATGGGAATAGCGCGTTCCGAGGAGATGCCACCTTCACCAAGACTGGTTACCTTGACTGCGTGGTCGATCATCTCCATCGGGTTGATCTGCGTCGGGATGGACGACAACTGGGAACCTGTGAGGAAGGAACGTACTCCGCCAGTGAACGGCGCTGCAGGCATAATCTCGCGCAGCGTTGTCTTGTTCATGGCGCGCCCCTTCACCTTCATAGCGATGGTGCGGGCATCGAGTTGAATACGCTCCTTAATGAAGTCCTCAACTGAATGGAAAGTCTTGAACATCAGGGAGTCACGGTCATCAACATCCTTGCCCGTCTTGTAGATGTCGAGCAGCTTCTTCGACGCATCGAGGAGGGCCTTCTGCGTCACCTTCCCGTGTGCGGCGCCGAGGGTATGCGTGTTGACCTCGGGGTCCATCACAGTCACGTCGTATGCCTTGTGCACGGCATCGAGCTTCGTCTCACTGTTGGTGGCGGTCTGCTTGGACGGGTGAACCAGTTTCCCGTAGAGCTTGTCGAGCGCCTTAGCTTCGTGGCCCTTGAACGCCGTTGCGTTGGTGTTGGCGACCTCAGCGCCCCAGTGGTTGGCGATGTCCTGGTGCGGCACCCCCATCGCGCGAAGCACCGGGTACAGCGGGATCATGGTGGTCCCGTACTCCATGTAGGGATGACCCTTCTGAGGGTCAATCGAAAGTCTGAAGTTCGACCCCTTGGAGAGGTTGAACGCTGCCTCAAGCTCGTCGTTGGCTCGCCGGCGAGTGTACACGCCCGGCTTCATTCGGATCTGGTTGGCGACCTGATACTCGTTGCCATCCACGACGAACGTGTGACGCTCTGTGAAGTATGGCAGGTGCATCAGGGTGTAGTTCTTGACCTGCTCCACAACCTTACCGTCGGGCCCCTTCAGCAGCAAGGTAGCCTTCACGGGCTCGTTCAGCGAACTACCCTCCAAAAGAGCCTGCTTCTGCTCGTTTGGGCCAAAGTCGCGTTCCAAGACGTGGACGTCCTGGAGCTCGATGGTGTGGTCGCGCAGGGTGAGCGGAAACGCGTTCTCGAGTCCAGCGACTGCCTTCTTACGAATCAGGTCGCGTCGAGTCGCAGCATCGATGAGTACGGGGGTCAGTGCCATGCTCAGAAGTATAGCCTGGCCGTTTGGTATTAGTATATGTACCCGGCAGATTTGGACCGGGAGGGTTGTCCAACTTGATTGGAGTTCCAATGACCAAGAAGGTCCAAGGTGCAAGTGTGGTGCCCCTCGCCACGCTGCACCCCATGCCAGACCTGAAGTTGGCCATCGTGGGGGTCGTAGATGGCCGCGAGGCGGAGATGGCAACCCGCCTCGGCGTGAGCGGCGACAAGATGTCGCGGATGGCCGCTCTCGTCAGGGAGGCAGAGCTGAAGCATGGGAAGTGTCTCTTCTGTGGGGAGCCGCTTCCCGCGTCCTTCAAGCAAGCAGCAAAGTTGGGGTGGGCGCATCTCGCCCCAGTGCTGTGCCCATGTCTGGGTTCAGTGCGCACGGGTTACCGTGAGTACATCCCAAACTGGCAGCAGCAGGTCGCTATGATCGCGGCCAGGGTGGAGGCGCGGGAGCTGGACGCTACGGCTCCGGTGTACTCCAACACCTGCCGCGACCATGGCACCAACCCCCAGTGCCAGGGGGTGTTCACTGTCTACGCGGGCGATGTGGCCCGCAATGTCCGCAAGTGGGGCCAGCACGAGCGCTGGACCCGGTGCGCCGCCTGTCGTGCGGTGCACTCGAACAACGCCCAGTCCAAGAACATCCAGCGGCCGAAGAAGCAGCAGCGCCACGACGCACCGCTGAAGGCGTCTGTTGGTGAACTGGTCGAGGCGCAGGCTCAGACTAGGAAGGTTGGCGAGGCCTAATGGCCATTCGCTACCTCGCCCTGTTGGCTAAAGCATTGTTCGGCATCTAGATCTAGCGAGCCTAGCGTCCAGTAGCAACACGGGTCAGGGGATTGTAGCTACTCCTCCGACCCGTGTTTTTTTTGCCTAGACTGGCGGCTCTTCTCGTCCGTCGGCGCCCGCGGAGCGACTCGCCTTCATCGCCTGACGGCGCTTCTTGTGGTTCTCCTTGTAAGTGTACCACTGGAGCGTCACCACCACGGTGCCGTCTTTAAGAACGATCTGCTCTGGGGGATCGCACATTGCCTTGCCCTCAAGCACGAGCTGCCGGGCGGCCAGGTAGTCTTTCACCTGTGTGTGCGGGCAGTCGATGTCGCCGTCATCTTGTGGGAGGATCATGGCTCCGGTAGCAATAGCCTGCTTGCACCGCTCACACGCGGACCAGGGGCGGTAGACCACGAAGCCCTTGTAGTGCGGGACGTAGTCGTACTCGTAAACTCCGGGGATCTTGTTCGTATCCTCGGTGGTATCTACTAGTCGGTAGCTCCCTTTAGGGCCAAGAGGGAAACCGTCGGGCAGGTCCTTGCCTTCGCCGCCGCCCGGATCTGGCGGCGTGAGAGCTTTGTTCATCGTGGTTGCGAAGTCGAGTGGTTCGTCCTTGAGCGCCATCTATCAGACTCCTTGTGCCGGAGGTGCGCCGGCCGCGGTTTGCTGCTTCACCGCTTCCTGGAGCTGCAAACGCTGAGCGTTCTGGAGCTCCTCCATGCGCTGAATAACTACGGAATACATCACGTAGTCCTCGACTTGCAAGCTGTGGAGCATCGACTTGCGCGTGGCCTCATCGTAAGCCATGAAATCCTGCGCCACTTGATCAGCCTGTCCGATCACGGCCTGCTGATCGTAGTTCAGGCCAGCCTGACCCTGGAGCTGTGCCTGAACCTGTTGTGTCAGGGTGTTTTGCAGCTTGGTGGTCTCGCGCTGAATGTCTATCGCCAGCTTCGCCTCGTCGATAGCGTACTGGAGGCGCTTCTTGCGCTCCTTCTCAGGGTCAAGGCCTAGACGCTCCATAACCGTGGTCGGAGCTACTTGGACTTGGCCAAGTTGACCTGTAGCTGCCTGAACGAGGAGGGCCTTGTTCTCCGTATCGTCGACCAGCGTCAAGGGTGTCAGCTTGACGTCAATACGCTCCCATCCAAGAAACTTGGAAACCTGGTCTTCGTACCACTGCAGCAGGTCATTCATGTCATCAGCGTGGCTTTGCAGCTGATTCTCAATGAGCCTCAGCGTACCTTCCATACCTGTCTTGGTAAGGCCCCCGTAGAGGAACTCCTCGGGGATGCCGTGCGCGGCCATAATCCCCTTTTCAGCCTCCTGCACCTCCGCCAGAGTAAGCATCGCTCGGCCGTCGCCACCCAGATTCACGACACCCACAGGAATCGGCGCCATCATGACGTGGAGCGGGTCGCGCCGGAACCGGCGGAGATTCCACTTCATTTCCTCCTGCCAGCGATCTAGCGAGATCTGCTGTGCAAAATCCTGTGCACCATGCTGCGCCGGGTGCAGGATGCGCATTGGCACGATGTGGTCGAGTGCGATGGCCTCATTCGCCTTTCGCAGGACCATTGTGTAGAGGTACAACTTCATCGTGGTCGCCAGCGGCGGATAACCCCACTGCGGGTCGATACCTGCGGGGCCTGGGACCTTGATGTGGAAAATAGCATCCTTCTCGAAGCGGAAGACCTTGTTATCGCGAATGCACTCAAGGAATTCGTACGGCATCGAGTTGACTAGATGCTTCGCGCCTCGCTTGACGTCGTCTTTCACCTGCTGCGGAAGGGTGTAGTAGTAAATCGATTGGCCCGTGATCGGGTTGTGATCCACATCCATCTGCTTTGGGTCCCAGCGAATGATGTGTATCTTGTTCGCGGCCAGGACTTTGCGGTCAACGACTTTGCCATCGACATCCGTGTGGCACCGACGACAGCGATAACGGAAGCTAAGACGCTTTAGGTCGAACTTGTAGTCGACCATCTGGATGTTGGTGAGGTTCTCGCACTTCGGGCATTTCAGGTAACGGATGAACGGCTTGTAAATCGTGGTGAAGTGATTTCCATAAACGTGCTTATCAAGTGAAGCCATCAGTAAGGCCGACTTGATTTTGATCGTTTTGTTGTAGAGCCGCCGCTTATTCCGCTTGAGTGCTTCATTGGAGGTCTGGTACTCGATATCCGTCACAACGAGCTCCCCGAACTTCCGGAGGGCCGCATACGTGTGCGCACTGTTGTAGAACAGGTACTCACACCACTTGAAGAGATCCTTGAGTTTTCGGGGGACAAAGCCCGTCAAGAAGTCGAACGCGGGGTTTGGGTGCGACGCCGCCCGGTCGAATGCAGACAAGGAGTCCACAGTTGAGATGTCACTAAAAGTTTGATCGCTAGGAAGAGCCATCGTAGAAATCCTCGGGAGATCGCGGGGGTAGCGTAACACTTCGCCACCTCGGCCAGTATAGCACCCTCGCAGCTACTTCTAACGCAGTATGCTTTACGGAGTAAAGGTCGCGCAGAGACTTGTGTTTCTCTGCGTAGCTAGGTAGTCTTCCGCCGTCCGGTCAGAATACGACCGGCGCCCATCCAAGTCAGGTAGCTAATGGCCCAGCTAGACCTTGAGTTGATCAACGGAAGTCCTGTTTTTCTGTCGCCCAACGACCACCCTGTTTTCGCACGAGTCTATGGCGCAGTAGACCGCCCAGATCTCAAGCGCTGGCAATTTCCAGCGTATCCGCCCTTTGGTCAGATCGTCATTCAGGATCTCCGTCGCGTAGCCCCCGAGTTAGTTTACTCTCAAGAGGCTAAGGCACACGCGGAGTACCTAGCTGATCTACCCAGGCGCCTAGCAGCAAAAGAGCTCCCCGAAGGATTCACCTTTGCAACAAAACCTTTCGACCACCAGATAGAAGGACTGTCGTGGGCGTACCACTACCCACGTCTAGCGATTCTGTGGGACATGGGCACGGCCAAGACCAAGGTGATGATTGACCTCAAACGTGCGCTTTCCGGGAAGCGCATGTTGGTCTTCGGTCCGCCGGTCACGGTTCAGAACTGGATCGAGGAGATAAAGATCCACGGGCCAGAACTCCACGCAGTGGCTCTTACAGGTACTCCTGCACGTAAGCGAAAGCTTCTCAGGAAGTTCACCGATTACGACGTTGTGGTTGCTAGTTACGGAACTGCTAGATCACTAGGACTCCCAAGACTCCACCGAGCCACGCTCACTCGCCTTCAAAAAGCGCGACGCGGGGATACCTCCATTTCGGAGAATGGGCTTAAGACGCTGGTTAGAGCTGTTCGCCGACTCTCAGACCCCGACCGCCAAATTAACTACGTCGAGGCGTGGGAAGCGGGGATGACGCTCGTAGAGGTTGAGTGTCAGATCCTTGAGGAGGCACAAAAGACACCACAGTGGCTCATCGACCTCCCCTACGACATCATCGTCGCAGACGAGAGTCACAACATCAAGGACACTAGCTCCCAGCAGACCAAAGTCATGCTCGCGCTATCCACAAAGGCGCCTCGTCGCTACCTACTTACGGGAACGCCTAGCCTCGGCAACCCGGTGGACATGTATGCGCAAATGAAGTTCTTGTCGCCGGCGATCTTTCCGGAGGATTGGCTCAAGTTCTCCGACATGTTCGTCGTTAGAGCCCCGTACAACATGCGAATCATCACGGGTTACAAGAACCTGAACATTATGAACGAGCGGGTGCAGCGTGTTGCCATCCGCAAGACAAAAGCCGAGTGTCTCGATCTTCCTCCTCGGATGGTGATCGACAAAACCTTCGACCTATCCGCGGAGCAGGTGCGCCTCTACAACACGCTCACGTCGGCAATGTCCGTCGATATCGCGTCCTTCTTCGAGGGCGGGAGTACCGGGGCATTGGAGATACAAAATGCCGCAGTGCTGCTGAACAAGCTGGCGCAAGTCGTCTCAGGCTTCATGATGGAAACGCCTACGGCGCCAATCTGCGACGGATGCCCGCACCTAGGGCAATGTGTCGAACAGCGAGTGCACCCCTACACGAACAAGTGCGTCGTGGCGCCGAAGCCGCCGGAGACGCAAGTACACTACTTAAAGGAGAACCCAAAGCTTGATGCACTCGAGGAGTTGATGAACGGCATCCTCGTGGAGCCCAAGAACAAGGTGATCATTTGGGCTGTCTACAAGGCCGAGCTTGACACCATCGAAGAGCGACTCAAGGCACGCAAGATCGGCTATGTCCGCGTCGATGGCTCGAACAGTGGTAACGTCCAAGGGCGGGTCAAGCAATTCAACACGTCACCTGACTGCCGCGTCTATCTCGGGCAAATCGCCACAGGCATCGGTATCACCTTGAACGCCGCTACCTATATGGTGTATTACACACTCGACTGGTCTCTCGGTACATACCTCCAGTCGCTTGACCGTAACTACCGTGCAGGGCAGTTCGAGAAGTGCACCGTCTACCGACTGCTGGGCGCACGGACAGTTGATCAGTACAAGGCAGCGGCGCTAGAGCAGAAGAAGGACATAAGTGCCGTCCTGACTAACAAGCTGGCGTGCGTCAACTGTGATAAACGTTTCAAGTGCCTTGCCGAAAAAGTCGAGCTCTTCGACCCGGGGTGTGTCTACCAGCGCAGCGCTCGACGGACTATAGCCAAAGCGGAGATCATCACATGAGAATCGTCCTAGAGAGGAATGACTTGATCAAGATCATCGGACAGTATCTCGAGGCGACCTTGGATCCAAGCCGCGTCGTCGTACGAACGGACCCTTTTGAGGTAGAAGTAACGGATGTACCCCTCACGGAGTCCAGTCCAGAAACCCGCCTGACGGCCCCGTCAAGTGTCTTCGTCGTGACATCTCCGGATCCTGTGAAGGAACCTGACATTAGTATTGTGCAGGCGCGGTCGGAAATAAACGCGTCCATTGAAATGCCGCCTTTTGACGAGGTCGAAGGGGGCACGTCCACAGAGAACGCGAACCCAGCAGGCATCCTCGCGATATCACAAACGCTGCAAACAAACCTGGACCGCGAGAATCCTCAACTGGTATCGCAGCGGAAGCGCCTCCTCAATGCTCACGGGCAACCGCTAGGCAGTGAGGACATGCCACCTTTCAACGAGAGTGAGGTCTAATGGAAGCTATCACCCAAGAACTGGTCAAAGAGTCTCGCACGCAGAAGTTGTTGCGGCAGCTCGCCATTCCGGCTGACTTCGGCGATCCGAAGTTGCCCAAAGGCTTCTTTTCCCACAGCCAATACGTCTCATGGAAGATCTGCGGCAGGGCATACGAATTTAAGTACGTCCTCCAGGAGAAGACGCCCAACTACGCGCCGACGACACGTGGCACGGCGGTTCACGCGGGCATCGAGTACGTCCTCAAGGCAAAAATGCTCCATGCTCAATTTTCCCTTGAGGAGGCCAAGACCGTAGTTGAGCGGGCGTTCGACCGGGAGGCCGCGCGGGTTCAGGACTGGGGCAAGGACGATAAAGATCAACCCATCGACCCCCTCAGGGTGAAGGACGGGGCGATGAAGTTGTTCGACGCCTTCGCCATACACGCACTTCCGCACATCAACCCGATTGCCGTCGAATACGGGTTCGCCAAGAAATTCGGTGACGTCCCAATGGTGGGTTGGATCGACATCATCGACGAGCAGGCGGCGATGCCCATCGCGGGCATGTCGCAAGAAGAAGCAATGCTCGCGCCCAAGAAGAAGGTTGTCGCGGACGCAAAGACTGGTCGTGCGAAATGGAGTGAAAAGGAACTCCGCACTGACACCCAGCTCACTGTCTACTCTGCAGTCGTCGGTACGCCCCACGTGCGCATCGATTCGTTGCTCGAGCAGAAGAAGGGTTGTTTCTACGTCCCAGGCCCAAGTGAGCGCACGCCGCAAGACGTCGAGATCGTGACCGAGGACATCAACGAAGTCGCCGGCTTCGTCAAGAAGGGCATCTTTCCGATGACCTCAATTGACAATTGGTCCTGCAACCCTCAGCACTGCTCCTTTTGGCACCTGTGCCGTGGGCGCAAGAGGTAGTACATGGCCTTCCTGGCAATGCTCATTCTGGCCTATGGGCCCCTGAACTGGACCTTTCCGTGGTGGGTCTGGGTTTTAGGAATCCTGTCGACCAGTCGAACCGTAGTAACCGTGAAGAACAGCATCCAATCCACCTACCGCTGACGAGGAACACATGGCAATCACTGTTGAGCAGAAATGCGACCGCTGCCGCCGTATGACCAAGCACGCCGTGGAAAATATCCAGGATGCAGCTGACCTCGAGAATCTGCGCCAGAAGCGAGAAGAAAACGCGGCGAAGCTCGAAGCCTTCATCAAACAGATGGTACCCGAGGAACTGCCCGCGCTGCTTGTCCTGCGACGCGTGGACGGAGCCACGCCGGGCGTCCAACTGCTGACCGCGGCCACGCTTTGCAACTTTAAGGAGGAGGGAAAGCGCTCCTGCAGTGCGCGCGTCGCAGAACTGGCTGAGGCTATGGGCCAACTGGAGGAGCGCAAGAAGTCTGTTCGCAAGGCCAAGGCTTCCGAGCCTACGCCGATTCCCCTGATTGAACAGGTCGAGACCAAGTAATTCGGTGATACGAGAGGAGGACGCCTCGTGGAAAAGTACGGCGTTGAAGAGTCTGAGGACATCAAGACCGCTCAGGAGGGTAGCGATGTGTGCCCCGTGTGCGGTCGAAAGCTCGAACCCGTGAATACCACCGGCGTCCGCCTCTGCCGTAATTGTGGCACCAAGCCTTTCGAACAGCCGAGCAAGTAAATGGCCACTCGCACACAGACCCTGCCGGATGACCTCGCTCGAGTGCAGCGCCGGCAGTCGGCCGAAGCGCACCTGCTCTACAAGCTAAAGGCCATCCGCGCGCTGCACACCGTGGCATACGGAAACGTCAACCTGCCCGTCGACAAAGTGCAGACCGAATTCTTCTACGCGGTCGGCGACATTTTCGAGGGGCTTCGTGTTGAGGATCTAAAGCTCAACTTGATCAGCAAGGAGGAGACAGTGAGAGAAATGGAAGATGGTGGATAGCCCGTCAAAAGGCAAACCCAGCCGCAAGCCGATTTTCACAGCCCAGAATGTTCAGCGCGTATTGCCACTTGTGAGCGCGGGTGTCGAGTTGCTAGGCACCTATGCTCCCGCCCAGCCGTATGCACGCATTGTGCGTACAGTCGCCACAGCTGCTGCCTGTACGGGTGGAGGTAATGTCTCCCGCCAGGATATCAGTCTGCTCATCGAAAAATTGATCGACATTCGACGTCAGGTTGTCCTTGCGGAGAAGGCCAAAGACGTTGAGGCATTGTCGACGTTACGCATTCACCAGGACATCTACACAGACTTCCTCCTGGACAAGCTCCAGGGAAGCTAGAGGAATCCATGACCGACACGACTCCAGAAGTTGTCCCTGCGGCAACCACCTCGGACGCGAAGGTGGAAGCCCCCAAGACGGAGAAGCGCGCAGAGGGACGTACTTTCAAGGCGCCCACGCTTCTGCTGACCCAGATCCACGCGGACCCTGCTCGGAACGACCGCACCGATCTTGGCAACATCAGCGACCTCGCGGCGTCGATCAAGAAGGAGGGGATCATTCAGCCGCTCGTCATCAGCGACGAGCCTCGAGAGGACGGGAAGTACGAGCTGGTGGCAGGCTACCGCCGATACAACGCCGCCAAGATGGCGGGCCTGAAGGAGGTTCCCGTCGTCAGCCAGTCGGTCGACTCGCTGCGCCGCCGACGTGTCCAGCTGATCGAGAACCTGCACCGGGAGGATATGAATCCACTCGACAAGGCCAACTCGATCCACAAGATGATGGAAGAGGAGAAGATGGAGAGCCAGAAGGAAGCGGCCGAGGCGCTCGGTCTCTCCGCTGGCGCCATCTCCCAGTACATGTCCCTCCTGAATCTGCCCAGCAAGGTCCAGGCGGCAGTGAAGTCCGGCAAGGTCGACTTCACCGTGGCCCGTGAGCTCACGCGGCTCAAAGACGAAGAGAAGATCGTCGAACTGCTCCCTGAGGCGCAGAAGATGAGCGTCTCCGATGTGAAGAACAAGGTCGACTTCCTCCTCCAGAAGCAGAAGGAGAAGGAGGAGAAAGAGGCCGACAAGGCCAAGGCTCGGGAGAAGGCCAAGAAGACGCCTACCGTAGGTGTGCAGGCCGAGGCTAGCGAGGAAGAGGAAGAGAAAGACCTCGCCACGTCGGTCAAGGAGCTCGGGTTCGAGCCTCTGAAGAAGACCGATCTGCTGATGCAGATCGTGGCCTATGCCAACAAGTTCTCAAGGGCCAAGACCGAGGAGAGCAAGGCGGAAAACCGCCACATCCTCCATGGCCTTGCCATCGCCGCGGGAGTTGACTTCAAGAAGTTGCTCAACGAGATCAGCTAGTAAGCCGTACGACGCGGGGCCTTAGGGCTCCGCGTCTTTTACGCCGTAAAGACATCGTTCGCCGTGTCAATGCGGAGTTTCTCCAGATGATCACGCAGCCGCTCGAGAGCGTCCTTCTTGAGTTGGCGTACGCGTTCCGAGGAGAGTCCCAGCCGGTTAGAGAGCTGGCGGAGATTCTTCGGATCTTCGCGCACACCGAAATACGCGACAATAATGTAGCGGTCTCGCGCGCGAAACTGGAGCATCCGCATAGCCTGATGCAGCAGATCTGAACCGTAGGTGTTCACCAAATTCCGCTCGAGTTGATCATCGTGTCGCTTAGTATCTACGTTGGCTAGGTCTTCTACGACAATAAAGGCCGGATCCAGTTCTGTCGTATCTGACTGCTTTCGCTTCGCACGCAGTGCCTTTTGCCTATATACAGGCACACGTACGACGCCCATGTTGTCGAGCTCCTTTAGGATCTCTTCGCGGATCCACCAGGCTGCGTATGTCAAAAAACGTGTTCCGTGATGAGGGTCAAATCGGTCCAGTGCGATCAGGAGACCGACGTTTCCCGCAGAGGTCAGCATCTTCAGCAGTTCGCTGTCATAACTCGTGCCCTTGACCATCCGCGTGTAGTCTTTCGCCACCTTTAGGACGAAACGCAACGCACCTTCGGCCAGGCGATCTCTCGCGCGAAAGTTACGAGGGGCACCGCAATGCGCACAAGTTTTTTGGATGGCCCCCAGTTCAAATTCCCGGTCACAGCGGGTACAAGTACGGTACGCCTTGAAGAGGGCTCGCTCAGTCTCTTGAGAAAGCAGCGTACACGTACGTACGTTGGCGTAGTATGCGTCCAGGACGCGATCTGGGGCATCTTTTCTAGAGCAGGGGTGTTCATTTCGTTCAGGAGCTGTCATAGGTTGCAGTATATACTTGCCAAGCGTTCCCGCAAAAGGGTAGTCTACTGTCCGCTCTAGTGAGCTAAATAAAAAGGAGTAGCAACCACATGAGTAACAAGAAGCAGGACAAGCAGGTCGAGACCACGACAACTGTCGAGGAAAAGGCCCCTGAGGTCGTGGCAGAGAAGGCCACGGAGGGGGTTGCTGTGGCTCCTACACAGAGCACCGCGCTGGCTCAGATGACCCCGGTGGAGGCCCTCGCGGAGCGGCTCCCGGCGCGTTATCGCGATGACGTTATCCTGATGGTGCGGCCTACTCCGACACAGCTGGCCGGCATCGTGCGCGCGCTTCCCGAGAACGAGCAGCAGAAGATGCTCGATCTCATCCGCAAACTCAACCCCAAGAAGCAGGGCGCACATACTGAGCGCACGGGCTTCTCGCCCACCGTCGTCAAGATCAATCAGGGTACGGGCACGGACCCACTACGTCCGGCTGATCTGCCTGCGGGTCACTACTACACCTCGGACAGTCGGTCCCTCGGCAAGAAGTTCGAGGGTGCCGTCCTCGGCTTCTACGAGGGCCGGATCCTCTGGCCGCCCCAAGGCGAGAAGGGTAGCGACAGCAGCAACAGCAAGGTGCCCCTTTGTGTCTCGATGGACCGCATGAAGGGCTCCCGGTACGGCGAGTGCACTTCGTGCCCGAAGGCGGGCATGCAGTACAATCAGGGTGGCTGTGCCCGCGACGTCGTCGTGTTCCTCGTGGACAAGGCGATGACGGGGATCTACGAGTTGCACTACTCGAAGACCTCCGAGAGCAGTGGCAATGCCCTGGTGAAGATCATCTCCAAGAGCGAGTCCCTCTGGGATCGGTGGATCTCGTTCACCGCTGAGGAACGCAAGGAGGACAGCCGTCGCTGGTTCGTCCAGAAGGCGGCTCCGATGACCGAGGGCGAGATGGCTACGCCCAAGACGCTCCATCCGCTGTTCGAGGAGTTGTCGAAGATCGTCGACTTCGACGTGTTCTACTCAGGCCTCGCCAACATCTACGACCGCGCGAAGAACAGTCATGAGGCTGGCCTCGGTGGTGCTGGCGAACAGGCTAACACCGCCAACGAGTCCTCGCTCGGACTTACCGATGCTCCGGCGGACTACTCGGGTAGTGGCAGCGGGAACGTCTAAGCTCCTGCTGATGCAGTAAGGCTTGGGGCTCCGTCCGTCCTATGATGGGCGGAGCCCCTCCTTTCATCAGGGGTTTACCATGCTCGAGATTCCTGAACACGTACGCCTGAATGGGCCCTGGAGTATCTCCAAAGCCCAAATGGCGGAAAAGTGCTCACAGCAATTCGACTTCAGGCATCACCAGAAACTCAAAGAGATTTCGGTCTACCAGGCCAGCCGCGTCGGTACTGCGGTGCATAGGGCACTGGAGCTCGCGCTCCAGAACGCCGCGTTGAAACAGGCGTTCTCCATCGCTGCCGATGAGGGGGAGCTTACCGAAAACGAGCGTGTGGAGCTCTACACGTTTTGGGACTCCGTCGCGCGCTACATCAAGTTCATCGCAGAGCTTAAGCGCAAAGTTGGGTGCCGGGACGAACTATTCGAGCGGCGCTGGGGCGTCCGTGTCGATGGCTCGAAGTGCGGCTTTTTCGACAAGGATGTTTTTTTCCGCGGTGTGGTAGATCACGGGATCCTTACGAATGCCAACGACCTGATCATCTTCGACCACAAATCTGGTAAGGAGAAGGAGCTCTCCTACTACGACCCACAGTTCCGTGGTTACGGCTTGATGGCTGTCGCACAGATCCCGAATTTGCGCGGCGTGCAGACGGCCATCCATTTCGTGGTTCCGGGCACAGAGCGCTGGAACAAGCCCACTGCGTCTAAGACCATCCGCGAGGGCTTGACGCCCAAGAGGGATGGCGACAAAGTCGTCTGGGAACATACCGAAGATCCGTACCTAGACTGGTTGATCAAGTTTCTCACCAAGAGCTGCATCAAGCTGCTCGGCCCTCCAGCAGTGATCACCAACAAGCGTGAGAAGTGGAAGTGCGACTGGTGTGGTTTCAGGACGGTCTGCAAAGGACCTTTTGCTGCCGAGGCAGGGCGTGCCGAGTCCGAAGGCAACAACTAAAGGTCCGGCCAAGCTCTCCGAGAAACAGTTTCGGAAGATCTGGTCGGACATCAAGATACCGGTACTGGTAGAACGCCTTCGGGCGCTCCAGCCACAAAGTCACTGGTCTGCCTCGGGCAACCAGATCGTGGGCTGCTGCCCGTATCACGATGAGTCCACGCCCTCTTTCCGCATCTACGTTGATCGTGGTTACGCAAAGTGTTTCGGCTGTGACAAGTACGTCACGAACCCGCTTCAAATCTGGGCCAAGGTTCGTGGCTGCTCGTTGACTGAAGCTTTGGCCGAGTTTCGCCAGTTCTTCGGTCTAAAATTCCTTCCGGCGTCGGCCAACAGCCAGATCGCAAACTGGGATCGCAATCAGTTGCTCAAACGGCGGATTATGGGGATCTGCCACAACGAGCTCCTGGCTGCTTTGGCTGATCCCTCTGACGCAACGTACGCCACGGCACATAACGCAGCAAAGTACTTGGTGCAGACGCGTAAGATTCCAGTGGAGACGCTCCCGGCATTGCCGATGATTGGCGTGATGCCGCCGATAGCGCGTATCACTGAAATTCTGCGTGTTGAAGCTGAGCGTGAAAACGCACGCCGCAAGTCCGAAGCGGATCTGCGTGGTGAGAAGTACGAGGTATTCGAGTCTCTCGAGGAATCCGCTCGCGCCTACCTTCAACCGGCGGCTGGTTGGATAGGCGCAGTCGTCTTTCGCCTCGACGTAGCACCGGACACTATCGGGCGACTCAAGCTGCGACGTCCCTTTGCGAGCTCGAGCACCGTGACGCAGTTACCCGATGAGTTCGAGGACGCGAGTGGCTTCTACGGCCTTGGATGGCCCATGTACTCGACCATCCTAGGTGCTCAGCAGAAATACTCGTGGCCGTATGTGGTTGAAGGTGAATTCGACGCCTTGTCGATCATGGCGCGACAGGTACAGGCAGGTGGGCCAGGCTTCATGGTTATCGCCGCCGGCGGATCGTATGGCAGCGAACACATTGACGATCTAGCATCCCTCGGCTTTAGCGACGTCTACCTATTCAGTGATGCACCCGGGCCAAAGAAAGGCGAAGCGCTCATACGTCAATGGCTTCCAACTATCAAGCGCATGCGCGCGAAGATCTTCACAGGCTGGGGGCAATTCCCGGGCGCGGGAGATCCTGATGAAGCTGTGGTAGCCTGCGGGCTAGACAAGGTCCAGCAAGTCCTGCTCGACGTCAAAAACAAGGACTACTTCCAGAATCCTCCGGACTGGGTATTCGAGCAGGCGCAGCCTGAACTGGAAGCCATCGATACTGACGATGCAAGGCATCGCATTGAAACAGCTAGCAGTTGGGGGCAGTTACTCAAGAACAGCGTCGATCTCGACCTGTTTGTGAAGAGCTGCGCGGATGTCTACGGCGTCCCTGGCGCACTCCTAAAGCGAGAGATCACAGCCAAGGAAGAGGATGAACCCGCGTTCATCATGCGCGTCGCCGATGTGCTAAGCACTGTCTTCTACGTGCTCGGGCAGCGCTCGTTCGATAGCGACCGCAAGCTTTACCTGTGGTACCGCGAGCAACAAAAAATCGTGCAGATCTCGCTCGCTGACGACACCAGTATCGAACGCGAGCTTGGTACGAGTCTCGGGCCCACGTATCAGTTGTTTCAAGAGAGAATCGGCATTCCGCCGTTTCTTGAGAGTGGCGCAAGCCTCAAAAAGAAGTCTCAAGAGTACTCCTGGTACCTACGACAAGCACTCCTCCTCATGGCACAGAACGCTCCGGACTACAACGCGGCCCAGCACAAGGGTCAGGGCATCCACGTCATCCGCGGCAAGGATGGTGCACCTCCGACCGTTTACCTAGTAAACGGCAAGGACGTGTACTGGGGCGCGTTCGACGAGCATGACCAGCTCACCTGGAAGAAGCTCGAGGGTCCTGCGCACAACGGTATCATCTTCGACATCACTACAGGGCACTCGTTCGAAAAGCCGTGGCTGCCCTGGATCGCGTCTGTGGAAGATCTGGACAAGGCTTCAAACGTTAACCTACAGGATTGTTGGGACAAGTTGCACCGGGCACTGGATATCGGTTGGCGTTACAAGAACCACCAAGTATCCACCGAGTTCCTCACGGGGCACCTTCTAGCAACTACTGTGGCTAGTGCATTCCGGCGCCAGATCTTTTGTGCGTTCCACGCAGACACGTCATCAGGTAAGTCCCGCATGGTCATGGGCCTTATCGGTGGGAACGACTTCCCCCGCATGCACCTCATTGCGGCGACCACCTCGATTCCGCAGTGCACCCCTGCGGCTATCCGCCAGGGTATGAACAACAAGACCCGCGCACTCTGCCTCGACGAGTTCGAGGACGACGGCTCAGGAGATAGAAAGTCCAGAAATGTCTCCGAGATGCTGGAGATGTTCCGCAACCTGACAGGTGAGAACAACAGCTACCAGATGGGCTCGCGGTTCAACGAACCAGTCGTGTACAATCTCAACTTTTTCATCTTCACAGCCTCAATCAATAAGGCGCGCAAGGTCCAGGATGCTAACCGTATGGTTACGGTATTTCTCGAGCGCCAGACGGGGCGCCTCGACCCGCAACTCGTGTTGTTGAACGAGTTCGGCATTGACGGGATCGAGAGGCTAAAACAGGACCTGTCAATCGGCCTACTGCCGAAGATCTCCCAGCTTCAGCATCTGTTCGACGAGGTAGAAGAAGAGTACTCGAAGCCTGGATCGCGCCCAACGTACATCGACACGCGCACGTTCGAGACCCTCTTCCCGACCGTGACTATCATGAAGTTGCTGAAAAAGGACTACCACCAGTTCATTGACGACTTCTGCCTTGCGAACCAGGAGACGTTCGCCATCAGTGCATCGCATACAGACTCAATGGAATTGTTCAACTGGCTATCGCAGAGCCCTATGCTCATCCACCGCGATGACAATAACAACAAGGACAGAGCGAGTCTGCTCCAGCTGCTGGCTACCACGGATACCCGCGCAGAAATCAACCGATGCGGCTCAGGACTGTATTGGGACGAGGAGAGCAAGATCCTCGTGGTCAGCTGGACCACCGCGATCCAAACTGTCTTGTCAGGTCACACGCGTTATGGCAAAGAGACGAATGTGCCCAATATGCGCGAGCTTGCGAACCGCGCTCCACACGCGCTGAGGTCTGACGAACTCGAAAGTAGTACAGCCCTTGCACGCCTCAAGATGCAGGGACTTGGTGGCGTACCTGTGACATCCCTGACGGGATACCGGATGCAGCACATCCTTGCAGGTATGACCGGCTCCTCGACACTGCCAGAAGACGAACCCAGGAAGCTTGCAGGCGCCCACCCGGCGCTCGAAAAGAAGAAGGAAGTCAATGGTGGAGACCTCACAACCTAGTTGGTCTTGTTCCCTCTGCCCAAAGCCCAAACCCGCTGCCTGGTGTGTTGGGTGTCCCCGTGAAAACCCGATATCCCGTATTGATCACGAGGGCAAGTACAAAGTTACCGAGCCCAACCACTTCATTGATGCTCGCATAAAGGCACCAGCGAACGTGGTGATCCTGTCTGAAGCGCAAATCGTCCCCCGCATGGTGGACGTGAACGCGCTGCACCGCCCGTTCGAAGACGATGCAGGTAAGCTGATTACCCGCGCCGTTGCAGCCCTTAAAGCAGAGAAAAACACCAACTTCGCCACGCTAGACGTGGGCCGCACGTACACCGTCCTCTGCACGGGAGAAGACCCCAGCAAGCAGACGCTTGATCGCTGTAACGGCTTCTTGGCGTCCAGTCTCGAGAAGGCGTGCAGTGGTGATAAGACACCGATCATCCTGGCCATGGGGATGTCCGCAGTAAAGGCACTCGGGATCAAGGCCAAGAAGCTTAAAGACGTCCAGAGCCGAGTACTACCAGGAGTCGTGTATAACGGCCGGTCTTACAACGTGGTAGTTACCATCTCGTCCAAACAACTGGTCGCGATGGCCGGCTTCTACAACACATTCTTCACGGACCTGCGCCGAGCCTTCGAAATCGCAGATACAGGCGTTCTACCTACCAGTATCTCACTCGAGGAGTTGACCAAGGATTACCTTCTCCCGATGACTGTGGAGGACGCACGAAAAGCATGCGAGATCATTCTTGCTTATACGGAAAATGGTGTTCCCCCGGACGAGTGGTCGATTTCTACTGACACTGAGACGAACACCAAGTTCCCCCACCGAAATACGCTGAAGGTCCTGTGCGTATCTTTCGCCTGGGCAGATGGCAAAGCGTGTGCCATCCCGCTCTGGCATCCGGAAACACCTTACGATCCCCAGCTGGTTGTGCCGTACATCCGACAAGTAGTCGAGAGCGCGAAGCCCAAGATTCTCCACCACCTCAAGTTCGACAACAAGGTATTCATGAAACTGGGGTGGTCGCTTAACCACATCAAGTGGGACTCGATGTTGGGCGAGCACCTGAACGAGGAGGATAAGAAAGGCCTCTATGGCCTGAAGGAGATCACGCGCACGGAGTTTCCTGCGTTTGCGTCCTATGCCGACATCCTTCACGAGATGCTCACGAAAGAGGAGGGTGACTCACAGCTAGACAACATTCGCAAGAAGCGAAAGAAAGAAGCAGAGGCAGATGGGCAGGCGCTAGGAACAGCTACAGAACCAAAGAAAAAGAAACTGACCAAGGCGCAGCAGAAGAATCAGGACGGTGGTTTCGAGAAGATCCCGCTACCACTGCTAATGCTCTACGCGGCGGTCGACACAGACATGACAAGGCGCATCGCCGTGAGGCAGGTGCGCCGCGCCATCGCAGAAGACAAGAAGATCTACGAAAAGCGTCTATTGTTGTCTCGCGACAGAACTCGCCGGTTCCCGGTGCCAGCGTTATGTAAGACACCGAACCCCGTACGCCACCTGATGGAGACTGCCTCCATCCCGTTGGCTAAAGAACTGTCGAAGATGGAGTACCAAGGCATCCGTGTAGACCGCACGTACCTGTCCAAACTCAAAGAAGACCTTGGAACAGTCATCGCGAATGCACAGAACGAACTCTTCACGATGGCTGGGAAGACGCCGGAAACGCTGAACCTCAACGCCCCTGCAGCGGTGGCCAACACGCTCTTCTCCGAGGGGTTTATCCACCCTGAGACAGGTGTACGTACGTACTATCCGCCCGTCAGCTTCACGAACAAAGGGCAGATGCAGACGACCGAGAAGGTGCTGAAATTCCTCGTGGCCAAATACGAGTGCCCGTTCTCGGCCAAAAAACTGATCTACAGTAAAGCGTTCAAGGCAAAAAATACCTTCTGCCAAAACGTGTGGGATCTGTCCGAACTGGATGGCTTCCTACACACGAACTATAACCAGCATGGAACTGCGACGTATCGGCTCTCATCTAACGATGAGAACATGCAGAACATCCCTAAGGAACTGGCTGGGTATTTGATCAAGAAGGTGTTCATCCCGGATGATGACACCTTCGCGTTCGTGAACGCAGATGCGAAAGGTGCCGAGGTACGCATCTTTACTGCGTACAGCCGGGATGCTGCACTTATCGAGTCGCTCAACAGTGGGCAAGATACACACTGCTTCATCGCATCGAAGATCGTAGGTCTGGTGCGCATGGAGCCAGGTGCGAAACAGCATCTGGAGTCTATGGGCCTCAACGACGAGTACCCGCTCACGTACGAAGACTTCGCGGCCGCTAACGAAGGCCGTATCGAAGACAAGACGTACGCAAAGATGCTGAAGAAGTTCCGCACAGCGGTCAAACGTGTCGTCTTCGGCATCCTCTACGGCGCAGGCGCTGGTAAAATCGCAGAGACTATTGGTATCAGCCTCGAGCAAGCCAGGACTCTCATCAACCTGCTGTTCAGCATCTTCCCGTCCATCCCGCGGTACATGGACCAGACCAAATGGGAACTCGACCAGATGGGCTTCGTCGAAACCTATTTTGGTCGCCGGCGGCGTTTCAACGTAAAAGGCGCCACGGGGTATCTCAAGAGCCGCGCTCAACGGCAGGGGATCAACTTCAAGGTTCAGTGCACCAGCTCAGATATTGTACTCAGCCGTCTAGTTGAATGTATCTCGACGCTCGAACGCGATCTGCATGGTCGTATGCTACTCACGGTCCACGACAGCTTGGGGTTCCAGCTGCCTAAGAAATATCTGTCCCAGCTACCTGATTTCGTTAAGTACTACCTGGAGAAGCGCACGGCCGAAACCTGCCCTTGGCTTCCGGTCGTGTTCAGGTGGGACTATGAAGTGGGCGATAACTACGGCGAGCTCATGCCGTATGACGCCTACATGAAGGGCCTCAAAGAAAAGGAGAGCATCAGTGAAACTGAGCAAGCCTACTCCGAAGAAGAAATCCGTACAGAACTCGCGGCCATCGACGATCACACTACCTGAGAACGGCCTCGCCATGTTCGACCTTAATGGTATGCGGGTTGTGGGCCGTGTCGTCAAAGACGACGGCCGCAAACTGTTCCTCGAGTGGCCAGGTTGTTTGGCCTTCCGTCCTGAACAGCAAGTCTCTGGTACTACCGCCATTAAGGCTAGCATCCAGCCGATCATGCCTCAGCCGCGCATCTACATCCTGCGCGATGCCGCCATCCGTGGGGAGTTCTACCTAGCCGAGCCTTGGGCCAAGGAACTCTATGCGGAGTTTCGTGCCAACTGCGAGAAGGGGCTGTACGGTCTCAATCCCTTCATCGAGCCCGTCTCCCGGCTCGTGGAGCTGCCGAAGGACTCCGTGAGCCCTGAGCGTGACACGGGCGCCGTGTTGGAGGTCGCTACCCCTGCGACTGAACCCAGCGATGGCTAAGCGTCTCAAGAAAAACCTGGCTGATGAGCAGTTGGCATCGCTTGTTGGCCAAGTCGTGACGCTATACCTCCAGAGTGGCCGTGCCATCATTGGACAGCTGCTTTCGTTTGACGAGTCCAGTCTGAGCATCGAAGGGGAGGCTCACGGCGAGGACCCTATCATCTCGCGGACACATATCAGTTCGTTTCGGCGAGCAAACCGCGAAGAAGCACAACGACACGAGAGGAAGCGCCATGGCAGCCCGACGTAATCTACTGTTCACCGACTCCGAAACCTTGGGCTTGAACCCCAACAACTATGAGCTCATCGAGCTCGGAGCCATCTTGACCACGCCAGACGGGCTCAAGGTACTGGACCAGTTCGAAGCGAAGGTGCAGCCTCGGTTCCCTCAGCTGTTCGAGACCAAGGCCGCAGAGGTCAACGGCTACAACCCTGTTTCGTGGCAACCGACCATGGCCCCGAGGGACGCCGCCCTGAAGTTCTGCGGCATTGCAGAGGATGTCACTCTCGTGGGCCAGAACATCGGATTCGACGAGGGGCACATCCTGGCGTTCCTGAGCAAGCTGGACCTCAAGCCTACGTGGCACTACCACAAGGTCGACTGCGCTGCGCTGGCCTGGCCTCTGTTCGTGAAGGGGCGCATCAAGTTCGTCAGTCTGAACACCGTACGCGAGTACTTCGGCTTGCCGAAGGAGGTTACGCCTCACCGTGCCCTCCAAGGCGCAATGGCCGCTCGAGAGGTGTACCTAAAGCTCATGGAACTGTACGTGAACATCGCATAGGAAGGCTTCTAGACCTGTAGATCAGGAGCCTGCGCAACGCAGGCGGTGGTTTTCGCCCGAAGACTGGCACGCACAGCACGCGCTTCGGCGATGGTAAGCGCCTGGGCGAAGAGTGCTGATGCGCGCCAGAACTTCGGGCCGGACGGTGATGCCCCAAAGTAGAAGCTTCCAGCTCGATAAATCGAGGCCTGCGTAACGCAGGCGCAAGAGTCATCGACGATGACTTGAGCATCCTCCGAGTCAATTTCGCAAAAAGCGCGAAATCGCCCCCTCGGACAGCCAAGTCATCGTTGTAAACAATACAACAAAGTGGAAGTTCAATCGAAAATCCCGTAGTATGTAGGTATAAGGCGATGACGTAAGGCCTTTGCATCGGCACCCGCTGATGGTTGGCTTAAAGGTCTTTATAGAACGAGTCTTGCTCAGCTCAACTGAGGCCTGCGTAACGCGGGCATGTAGCTTTCGGGCGGGTAAGCCGCCCGACAGGGTCACAGCACCCACTCGATCAGGAGATGTGCGGAACAAAGAAGACTCGTTGTCCGTCTGATCATATGACGAGACGGCCAAACAAAGAAGACTCTACAAGCCCTGCTCAAACAACTGAGTCTTGCTCCTAACCGAGGCCTGCGTAACGCAGGCGTAAGGTACTCGGGCCTTAGGCCCGATCAGATCTCGCTCCAGGTGCTCGAGATGTACGAGCTCCGGCGGAGAGAGAACGAAGAAGACGCTACAAGCCTTGCTCAAAAAACCGAGGTCTGCGCAACGCAGACGCACTACAGGCAGTGATGAGCACCCAAGCGCTCAACAAAGAAGGCTTGTTTTGAACCTAGCGCGTAGTTACCGCGGTCTGCGCAACGCAGATACACCAGCTTCGATCTCAGTTCTTCTCAACATGGAGAAACCTAGTAGGTTCATGAGTTCAGTCCAAAGCACGGAACCTGCGTAACGCAGGTACAGGATCCGCGCCCATAGGGCGCAAGGTGTGCAGGGAGTTCCTCGAGGCCGCCAGCGCGGCGCACACCACGAAGTGAACTCACACGATTCAGTCCACAACATGGAGCTGACGCAACGTCAGCGGAGTCGACCCAGCCTTCGGCTGATCAGATCAGGGTATCCGAGAGCCGCAAGTTCCGGAGCTCATCAGCTTAAGAGCTACCAAAGTGAATCGTGTCGAAACAAAAGGACTCGGTGCAAAAGTAGCAGCTCGCGTAACGCGGGCAAGGCAGCGTAATCGGTCCGCGTCTCTGTGGTGAGACGCGTCACCATTTTCTTTCCATCTAAAGAAACTGGCGACCAAAGCGAGTCCAGAAACGGCGCAAGCCGCCGATACGCCGCGAGGTGTATCGGCGGCGAACGCGCCATTTCTTTTGCTACGCGTAGAAACGCAGATCTGTCGTGTGCAGCTTGAATGCGAACCAGCCGAACAGCTGCGCGTGCAAGCTGTCATCAGGCAGGGTTGGCGAATGGCGCCAGACCTTCTTGCCCATGGTAGTGACTTCCTCGTAGATGTTGAGGATGTCTTTGATCGGATCTACCATCTCTTCATAAGGAGGGTACTCGACACCCTGCTTCTTGAGCACCATCAAGAAGTTGTCGATCAGCGTCGTGCGGTCGGCATTGTAGCGGTCTAGGCCGTTCCACTTGCATGGAACCTGCTGTGAACCATACTGCACCATCGTGCAACGGTGAGGACCTAGCCCATCACGAAGCATAGAGTTGGGCAATGCTCCTTCGCCTGCGTCGCCTACGACCACAGCGACATTGTACATCTGGAGAATCTCTAGGATGTCCCGCACATCATTAACTGGGTTGTTACCCGGGTAGATCCTGTAGTAAAGCGTGCGCAACTTCTGCGTCTTGGGCATCCAGCCCCAGACCCAAAGAACGGTCCGCGACACTCCAGAAGTACCCCCGCCGGACCAGTCGACGCCTGCCACTGTCACTGAGACGTCTTTCAGGTTTCCCCGTTGATCAGGCTTACGCTGGATACTCGGCCCAACGCACAGCGCCTTGAGCTCCTCAAGCGAAATAAGTCGACGACCGATGGCGTCAGAAACACCCAACACCTCGTTGCGGAACTTTGAGGGACCGAAGTTCTCCATATCCGTGAGGATGTCGTTCCAGCGCTCCTGAGCCGCCCGCTGTGACTCGGGGTCATTGTGACATCCGGGGATATTGAGGGGCATGATGGGCGATGGGATATGGAAGCCCTTGATGTAGCGGAACTCTACGCCCGACGTTGGATCCCAGTTAGGAGGCGGCTCGGGCTTGCGCATATCTACCCATATGCCGCCACGTGGGTTGAGCGTTTTTCCGCAGTGAAGGCAGATCGGCCCACGCTTCCCAATGGCCTTCTCGCTGATCACGTAGTTATACTTGGAACACCCATCACACTTCATTACCCATTCGCTCTGAGTCGACTTCTCCCAGTACACCTGGATGGGGTTCTCCATCGTTTTGGGTGTACCTGTGTACGTCTCGTAGCGGTACTGTGAGTTCTTCATGGACGCAGTGACGACTGGGACTACTGCATCCGACAACATATCCTGGAATTCGTCGAAACTGTTGCCACAAATGATAGGCTTGCTCTCAAGGCCTCCTTTCACAACCAGCCGATGGTGCGGTACCGTAAAACAATAGACATCTTCCGCAACAACCGCGTGCGCCGTTACGCGATTTTTGGTGGTAAAATCTGCGCGCCAAAAGATCATCTCAGTATATTTGCAGGGGCGAATCTCGTACAGAGGTTTTCCAGTCATCTCACGTACGTACACAGTGCACGCACGTCCAAGGCGAAACCAGGCCTCTTGAACATCCTCTGCGAGCTGTTTACTTCGCGTGCGCAGTGTTCCAGTATCCCAAGGTTCCCCTGCGTGGTAACACGCGTCACCGAGATAGATACCTTTTAGAACCTCAGTCAACAATGATGCGTGTTCAAAAAACTCCCGCGGGATAAACTTGTCGAAGGATTTTCCCAGGGGCTCGAAATAGCGCCCTAACGCAACCGAGTTAAGGTGCACATCGGCTGCCGTACGTGTTCGATACGGTCCGTTCGTAAAATGCGGAATACCTGCGGCGTCAGCCAACTCTTCAATCTGCTTCAGATAGCGCCCAGGGGTTTGTGTGATGACGGGATTGGGGTGCGTGCGGTTACCTTGCCACGTACGCCACGCAAGAGACCCTTCGGAAATGTACCAGCCGACCAACTGAGCGAAGGGTTGGTACTTTACCGTAATGTGCGTCCCCGGTACGCCGTCGAACGTTCTCGTTTCAGGTGGTACCGAGTAGCGCGGTGTCGTCTGGGATGTCAGCTTAAAACCCATGCGCTCCGTACTAATCAACTCCTCGGCGGACATAAACGAGTAATCATCCGGCACCTGAAGTTGAGGTTTCACCTTGAGGTTGGCCCACATACGGTGATTGCCTGTTACACGCAGGAAAAAACCTCGGTGCTTAAACTCAATCATTGTACCGGTGTATTCTTCGTGGATGAGTGCGCTCGGACGATGCCACTCGATCTCCCCTGCACTGTCCACATCGGCAAGAATATCGTCAGCACGCACAGCCTCTACTGCGGCCCATCCGCGTGCTGTAAGTACCTGTGTGCCTTTGGCGTAACAGCAGCGGTCAGCTGAGAAGCCACGCGCGCGGTCGGCGTCCTCCTGCGCATAAGTAAAAGCATTCTCACTTCCGTTGGTATAAGCACGGTGGAGGACTCGGTCAGCATGTTCAGGGGACTGAAAATGTTTCCTGACGAGCGGTGAGTAGGCTAGTGTTTTTCCAACACGCGTATTGGAGAAGATTAGCGTCTGCTCCTTGGTCGGGGATACGTAGTATTCCCGAAAGAACGGAATTGCGACGCTCTCCGCGATAATGAAATTAGCCAGCGAGGTGCTTTTTCCGATCTGACGTCCACACATCATGAGCGTTGATTTGAAGCGTCCATCGTAAATCGCCCGCTGCATCGGGTAGTCAGCGAACGAAAACGGGCGTCCGTCAAGCCACAGTAGTGACTCGGCAATTTGAGAAAGTCTCTTGGCCGGAAGTTGCAGCATTTCCACCACCATTTGTTGAGTACTTAGGGAGCATACCACACATGGCTCAAGCACCAGAGAAGATCGCTCAGCAGGCATACTATGACAAGTACGGGATTCCTCGCGTCACCTTGGCAGAATTCGTTTGGAATCTCGAGCTGTCTATCCAACAGAACCAAACGCGAGGCGTCCTCTGCGCCATCTCTGAGGCAGGTGTAGGCAAGTCACAGGTGGTCAAGCAACTCGCCCGGAAGTACGACCGGCGCGTCGTCGACATCAGGACGAGTCAGTTCTCGCTCATCGGCGCTGGTGTTCCCCAGCGCGCCGATGATCAAGGCTACTTCCAGATCGCCGTACCCGCGGACTACCCCAAGAAGGATGAGAAGTGCATCCTCCTCTTCGACGAAATAAATCAAGGGCAATCCCATGCGATTGCCATGTTCTTTAAGCTGCTCGAGGACCGCGGCATCTACAACTACGAGCTGCCCGATGACTGTATCATCGTGGCACTCATGAACCCCTCGACGGCGCAGTACAATGTGACGAAGATTGAGACGAATCCGGCGATCAACCGGCGTCTCATGAAGGTGTACGTGTACGCCACGTTCACGGATTGGGTAGCGCACGCCAAGACTAAGGAGTTCCACTACACCGACTTCCCCGCCGAGGGCGGGCGCCCCTGTCATCCCTGGGTGCTCAAGTTCCTCCAGACGGAGAACAAGCTGTTGTACCGTGACGTCGACCGAGATGGGAACCAGCAGTTCGCCTGCCCGGCGACCTGGCAAACGGTTTCCCTCAGTCTCTACAACCTGGAGGCGGCCGGTGAGCCCATCGTCTCAGAGCGTGCGGAGAACCGCATCGCGATGAGCGTGAACCCGGTCATCGCGAGGTCGTTGCTCGAGTACATCCGCAACAATGAAGTGCGGATCTCGCCCGATGAGATCCTCTTCAAGTACAAGGCCCGAAGCAAGCTCCGCGAGCGCATTCTCGCGCTGAAGGACGAGCCGGGTGGTGAGTACCCCAAGCTCATCGAGAACGTGGCCAGCTACTTGTTTACCGAGAAGCCTAAACCGGGCGACATCGGAACACAGCTGGTGCTCTTCTGGTCAGACATGCCGCTCGAGCTCGCTCAGGCATTCTTCCAGATGATTGCCACAGTTGCGGAGGCCGGAGATCCGCAGAAGATCTCGGCCAATCGTCAGTACATGAAGGCTCTGACGAACGAGATGCAGACCGACAAGTTGTGGATCGAGACGAACCAAAAGATGATGCGGACCCAGAATGACTTCGAGCGCGCCCTTAAGGGTGATAAGGCGTCTCTGGATCCGATGAATCAGAAGTAGGACGCGAGAGTCTCCGTGCGCTTTACCTGGTAAAGCTGCGCACGAGACAAGTGAGCCAGCTGCACGCCGACGGCGTTGTCTTCCACGTCGGCGTGCGGCTGCCACAGCTTCTTCACCTGTGCTGCGAGCTCCTTGCCTTCTGGGGTAAGGAGCTTGTCCAAGTGCGGTTGAGCATCCACCAGATTTTCACACAGGCATACGACGCCCTGATCGTGGGCGCATACAGCGATGTATGCCAGAACACCGTCATCGAACTCAGGCTTAATAGGCCCCTCCTCGCTCAACGCGAGAATAAGCTCAGCCTCAAACACGCCCCAAGCCATCTGCTCGAACGCCGGCTTGGGCAGTTGCTCAGGAAACACTGCCAGATCGTTGAGGGCCAAGCATGTTTGGCCAAACACACGCCAGTCCCACCAGAAGGCGGGGTACGTAGCCAACGTGACGCCCGCCATCAGCTTGTCGCGATTCATCTCCGGTGGATCGAGCTCGAGCCAGAGTGTCTCTGGTTCCCAGGCAAGCCATCCAGGGCCCAACAGCTTGCGCGCGGCCACCATTAGCGCCAAGGTAGGCGTTAGGGGGTCTGCGATGGCCTTCTTCGGGTCCTTGAATGATTCCGGTGACTGCCAGGCCCGGTATGCTCGAGCGATGAGATCCGTCACATCAGACTCCAAGCTGAGCCGAGAGGACACGCTTTAGATCGAGCGGTAGGGTATCTACCACGGTAGACAACTTAGACAGGTCCACCTGTCCGCCCGGGGCAATCTCATTGGAGAGCTCCGACCCTCCAAGATCTTCCCAGAAGGAAGCAGGCAGACTAGCCAGCTTCGAGATAGGCACCATGCGGCCACCCAGGTCGACCATGCTCGACGCCAGCTTGTCGGTGTTGAACACGCTACGGATGGCGTCAGGCAGTTTGCGGTCGTAGTGCCGGTCGAGCCCCGCCTTCTCGTCGAGCGTCGCGATAGTGTTCGCCACCTTGAGCAGCGTCTCGCGGTCCTTGGAAAACTCGGGCATCGTCTTGAGCTCGTCAGCCAGCTGCTGGTATGCGACCTTCACAGCAGTGCGCGCCTCCGGGGTCGCTGCGGCGCGCGCCTCGAGCCAGTCCCGGGTAACCTGCGTGCTAGAGATCACGAAGCCGGCCAGCTTCTGCACCTCGGGGTGCAGCGTGACGTTGAGCTCTTGCGCCTTCTTCACCAAGTTGGCGCAGGCAGTAGCGCGGTGCTCCAGATCGAGCTTGTACATCTCGCCGACCAGCTGACTCTGCGCGCGCCGAACCTCAGACGCAGACTTCACCCGAAGGCGACGCAAATCAGGCAGCAGGAAATCGTCATCCTTGTCGCCCGCAAGTTTCTCCTCGGTCGAGGCGAAGGTTTCTGCTGGGACTCCCCAAACCTCGAGGGCCTCCTTGATCCTCTTCTCAACCTCAGGTGGAACGTACTCTGACGCGTTCTTCAGGTAGGCGTAGGAAAGGGCAGCGTGCTCAGCCGTGTGGATGGGGTACTTCCGCTCATCCGACCAGGCGAACGCAGTCACAGGAAGCGACGCAGCCTCGCCCGTCTCGATAGAGGCTTCCTTCACGAACGACTCCAACTGCGGCATCCGATTCGTCAGATTGTAGAGGACGCCGAAAGCGGGGTCCGAGAACTGATCCATAACACTCATGTGTTTCTCCTGAGACGCATTGGCGGTCTTGGCAAGAAGTATAGGTTAACCCATGGAGGATCTTATGGCCAAAGTAGCCGATACAACCGCGATCTCACGATCTCTAGTATATCTCGTTTCACCTAGGGGTGGCGATAATTATTGGTGCCGCGTTTTGAACGGCTGCGACAAGCAGTACCGACCAGGCTTCGGCACGGCTGCCGTCAGCGTCGCGCCCAACGGCCGCTACGTGCTCATGGTCGATGATGCGTACTTCGCCACACGGCCTGAGCCCATGCAGAAGCTCATTCTCATCCATGAAGCTGGTCACCTCGTCCTCCGGCACATAGAGCGCCTCTTCCGCATCCAGTGCAATCTCGCCAACCCCACGCTGCGCAAGGCTGTGATGGTGGTGTACAACATCGCCGCTGACCTGGCCTGCAACGACAAGATCGTCCGCAACGAGCCTGAATTCAAACAGATGCTCGACGCAGGCGAGTTCGACGGGTTGCTCCCCGAACGTATGAAGTACCCCTGTGGCCTGAGTATGGAGGGCTACCTGACCCTACTCGTGAAAGATCTGCCTCAGGCGCTTGAGAACATGAAGAAAATGCTCGAGGCGGCGGAGAAGGGTGAAGGCAAAGACGAGGGGGGTGGCACGAGCATTAGCGTGCCTCTCGACGGCGGCGGCAGCGTAGGCGGCTCGATGGGCGGCCAAAAGAAGGACAAGGGGAAGGGTGGGTCAGAGAGCGACGATCAGACCACCGACGACCCACAGGTACCTCCCGGATTGAGCGCAGCAGCCCAGAATAATCCTGGCCTCATCGACGAGCTCGAAAAGCTGTTCGATGAGATCTCGAACGCGGCCCACAAGCTCTGGAACAAGAAAGCCGACCAGATGACGGCAGAAGAAGCCGGCAGCCTGGCGGACAAGATGAAGCAGCACGCCAAGCGTCTGGTGAAAAGCGCTCACGAGCAAACTCTCCGCTCCCGTGGCAACATCCCTGCAGGTATTGATCAGCTAGTCCAGGGACTGCTCCAACCTGAACAGATCCCCTGGCACTGGTTGCTCGACGACGCACTCCAGGGGGCTATCAACTCGAAGATCCTCGAGGAGATGGCCATGCCTAACATGTCCTTGCTCCCGAGTGACTCGTACGATCCGTGGCCGGGCTTCACACTCGACCGCAAGTTCCGGATCTACTGGTTCACGGACACGTCTGGGTCCGTCTCGAATCTAGAGTATGCCCGCGCATGCGCCTGCATCAACTCGCTGCTGAGTGTGAACAAGAGCATCGAGCTGATTCATCTACAGGGCGATGCAGCATGCCAGAGTGAAGAAATCACTAACAACCTCGAGCCCCCAGACCCGTCGGCTCTTCACCGCATGGGCTATGGCGGCACTGTTTACACGTCCCAGTTCAAGCGCATCCTCGGAGTCGACACGCCGGAGGATTGGCAAGATCCCTCCGCGCGTCCTTCCGAGCATCCCGGTAAGCCCGACCTCGTCGTGGTCTTCACGGATGGCGGCGTAGTACTTGAGAAACCGAGCTACTACGCAAATGAGGGAGAAACCACGTTCCCGACGTACAAGCCCGACGTGCCGATCATCTGGCTTGTGGCGCCGGGGTGCCAGCCGGCTCCAGGCATGAACAACCTGGCCCCAGACCGCGTGATCGAAATGTTCAAAATTCGCTCTGAGTTCGATGACAAGGAAGGTTAGGTCTAATGACTACTAAAATCAAGAAAACGCCAGAACAACTCGCACGAGACTTCCTCAACTACGCCTTTCGGGACATCGAATTCGTTTACGAGAATTTGACGGACACCGAGAAGGCGCTCTGTACGCGCAAAGAATTCGATGAGCTCGTCAAGTGGATCCGTAGTTGATTTCAAGGGGCCCATTCTCACACGAGGATGGGCCCCGTCTTTGTCTGCTCGAATAAAGAAAGGAAAATGGGTCCCTGAGTCATGCTGTATTCCTAGCGCACTTTGGCGCATTTAAGGGGAATGACTATGCTAGCCAGCAGGCTTCTTAAAGAAACTCCCCACTTTGCAGCAGCAGAACTTGGTAGTGCGATGGTCGTGTGCTGGAAACAATCAGCGACTATTGCGGCGCTACGTGAACTTGAAGCGCCAACTAAGATGATGGCTACCAGGCACCCTGACGGGTTTGCCTGGGTAGTAATCACCGGAGATGTCGGCAATCCAGAGGAGACCGACTTCACCAAAGAATCGTCAGCGCAGCTTCAGCGATTCAAGGGCTGCGTTAAGGCCGTAGGCTGCGTGCAACCCGGGAAAACGATAGCGGGTACATTGATCACCGTCGCATTTCGCGTAGCACATGCGTTTAGCCTGGGGGTCACCCCAGTGGGAATCTACAAGACCACGGGTGAAACGTGCCTGTGGCTTCACGGGTTAATGGTTAAACAAGGGATCGCAGGTCAAATGACCTTTGACGATCTCTACAGAGGAACGCAGGAGCTCGTCACGAAGTACGTTCCCGCTGGGAGTAAGTAAGGGTCCTGACAACAACTGGAGGCATGTAATGGAAACTAAGCCTGAAGTTCTCGTTGAGGATTGTGCAGCAGAGCCTCGCCCCAGCGGCATCCCCGGGTTCTACCTTCCTGTTGTACAAGTCGAGCAAAACGATGACACGGAGTATCTCCCCAGCGGCATTCCCGGATTCTACATTCCCGTACAAGTCAAGAAGTGATGTGCGTTGCCCACCTCGCGAGAGGTGGGCTTCGCAGAGCACTTCTGCTCTGAGAGGGAGACGTAACGGTGACTGCGATCTACAACCTGAGAGTCCGACGCAACGTCGTGGGGAGTGGATTCCCCTTTGACCGCGTGTATCTCTGTCGACACGGCGAGCACGAATGTTTCAAACAGCTGTTTCGGTACGCACTCATCCTGCCGGTCGACGATACGCTCAAGACAATGTTGATCCGAAACGCAGTTCCAGAGGAGTACACCAATCTACCGTTCGCACGCGATGACAACCAGGGTACACGAGAGCTCACCTCCGCCGAATGGGCCGAACTCCTGAACAATGGCAACTGGGTAATGGCTGTGCCCATCCTCACACGGTTCATACGCAAGGCCATTCCACGATACCTCACGGCAGCAGAGTGGTACCGCGACCGCTACAAACGCACTGGCCGGCGCAAACGTAAGAAGCTACCAAGCAAACCGTCGCCGTTCCCCGGAATGACTTACCTACAAACGCCAGAGAAGGATATCCGGCCAATCTGCGTCATGTGCTCTCGCTTCATTTTGCATCAGAACGGCGAATGCAGTCCGGGGCAAAAGGTCTGCTTCGAGGATGGGAATCTCACTGTGGGGGTGACTGACTACTTCCAGGAAGGACTCGACGCACAGCAACCTTCGTCGAACATCAATGAGCCTGAAGTCGAGGAGATGATCGAGCATGGCGACGTACCGTAAAACTAGTCTGGAACGCATCGAGTTCAAACCACCCAAGTTGCAGGGCGGCGTGCCGCTCGTAATCGACGACTGGACCTTGGCCTTCCGATTGGGATTCACTGGCCGGGTGCTTTGGTACTTGATGGGACACCGTGATGCACAGTACACGGAATTCAAGATCAAGAAGGCTAGCGGCGGCCTGCGCACAGTGCACAACCCGTCAAAGCTCATGCGCTTATTCACCAAACAGATCCGTACGCGAATCCTTTTGCCTCTAACGAAGCAGCTAGGGGATCACGTTGGTGCGTACCAGATTGGCAAGAGCACCAAGGACACTGCGATACAGCACCTGTTCTCGTGCCCTGTTTGCGATAAGTTGGATCAGTCACACACCTGCACTACGCAACTAGAGACCACCGAAAAAGGCTACAAACTGGTACGGTCCGGTACAGATGAGTGTGCTGCGTGCCAGCCTATTCCTAAGCACGAATGTCCTCGACGAGGTGTCAAGATCCACATGGACCTGAAGGACTTCTTCTCGTCCACTCGGCGTTCATACATCCGCAAGTACTTCTGCGAGGTGGTTGGCTACAACCACTACGTGAGCGGAATCCTGGCGCACCTGCTCACCGTGACACTCGAGAACCCTGTAACCAAGAAGAAGTACCACGGGGTGCCCCAGGGGTCACTAGCCAGTGGTGACATCTGCAATCTGGTCGCCGACTGGCTCATCGACCAGGAGGCCCTAGCGATGCTACCTGACTGGAAGTACTCCAGGTACGCCGACGACCTCTACTTTTCGCATAGGGAGAATCTTCCGCGTGCAGAGGTAGACGCCGTGATCGAAAAGATCACGCGCATAGTGGAAGCGGGTGGTTACCGCGTAAACCGAAAGAAGCTCCACGTTCAACGACCCAC